GTCCTCGGCAGCGTCAGATGTCTATAAGCGTCAGGTATAGAGCTCCACCACCTTGTCAGCTGTATAGGAACTGCCGGCACGTTCAAGACGGGCAATGATTTCTTTGAAACGGGAGAAGTCATCCGCTATTGCCGTTTTCATGGAAAGCAGGTAATGTCGTCTACTCCCTTCAATACCGTGATGCAAGACAATTCCCGAGCTGCCGGCATCCCATTCTGAGGGATACACTTTGTAATCGGTGTGAATTTGTCTTGCCAAACGGTTGTGAATAATCTGATAATAGAGTACACCTTCCTTTGTTTCAATTGAAGATGCGCGAAATTTTAGTTTTACTGTTGCCATATTATTTAATTTTATATTGATATGTCATTAAAGAATATGGCAAACTATCGATGAATGGTGTCGCTAATATCTGTTAGAATTATAAAGCTTTCATGATGTAATACGATATGGGCCTTATTTTTAGCATTTGTTTCACTTTCATATCAAATTATCCCCAATAACGGATTCCGCACGGAGGTATAATCATCTCCAGACCATACAAATCGGAAATATATTGGATATTCCGTACAATATGTTGAGCAAAGTAATCGAAAATCTCTCTTAAATGACTAAAAATCAATAGATTTATTTTATATAACTTCTCTTGCGGAGAGAAGTAGAAATTTGATTTGTGAAATTATAAGAAAAAATGAGCATAATGAAACGGATCATTTTATTTCTGACTATTACTGTTTTCGGTGTGGTTCAGTATGTTCGAGCACAGGACGTGGTGTTGAAAACCAACCTGCTCGCCGATGGCTTTTTCAATCCGAATCTGGGAATTGAGATAGGTCTGTCTCCGAAATGGACGTTAGACTTTTCGGGGCAGTTCAATGGGTGGACACTCTCGCACGCGCGTCGCTGGAAACACTGGGCCTTACAGCCTGAGGCCCGCTACTGGTTCTGCGACCGTTTCGCGGGACATTTCATCGGAATCCATGCCCACGGCGGTCAGTACAATATCGGCGGTATCGACGGAAAGGTCAACCTCCTCGGTACGGATGCCCGCAAGTTGAAAAATACCCGTTACCAAGGCTGGTTCGTGGGTGCGGGCGTGGCCTACGGCTACACATGGATATTGGGCAGACACTGGAATTTCGAGGCGGAAATCGGTGTCGGCTACTCCTATACCCGCTATGACCGTTTCCGCTGCACGGGTTGCGGCAAGAAAATAGAAACGGACAAGCCGCACCACTACGTGGGTCCCACAAAAGCAGCTGTCAATTTGGTTTATCTGTTCTAAATCACGAAGCAATGAAACGATCTATACTCATCACGGCAATCTTGTTGGGCTGCGTCTCCGTGACAAATGCCCAGTCTATCGTGGACGGTGTTTCCGTCGACGGGTTCAAGACGGAACGCAACGGCCAATACATAGCCGTAGGAATGAACCTGAACTTATCGGACCTTGACGTGGACGGCAACCGGGCCGTGTTACTCACGCCACGTCTGGTCAACGGAAAAGATTCGTTGGATCTCCCGTCTGTCGGTATCTATGGACGCCGCCGTTACTATTTCTATGTCCGCAACGGCGAGAGTATGCTCACGGGCAAGGACGAAAAGAGCTACCGGGCCTCTCAAAAACCGGATAACATTGCATACAATGAGGTCTTTCCTTACGAGGCATGGATGAACGGCGCCACGTTATCGTTGCACCGCAGCGATTACGGCTGCTGCAACACGTTGCTGGCCGAACAGGACGGACCGCTCGGACGACATGCGGAGGCGTTTTTCCCCGAACTGGTCTACGTACGCCCCGCAGCAGAACGGGTGAAGAGCCGCTCGCTCGAAGGCTCGGCCTATATCGATTTCCCCGTGAACCAGACAACGATTTATCCCGACTACCGTCACAACACGGTGGAGCTGGGCAAGATCCGGGCGACCATCGACTCGGTGCGTAGTGACCGCGACGTAACCATCACGCAGGTGTGGCTCAAGGGGTACGCCTCGCCCGAAAGTCCCTATGCCCATAACAAGGAGCTGGCCGTCGGGCGGACCGAGGCGCTCAAGAGATATATCCGGCAGCTTTATCATTTCGATGACGACGTGATTGCCACCGATTACGAGCCGGAGGACTGGGCCGGACTGCGCCGCTATGTCGTGCAATCCGATATTGATCATAAAAAAGAGATTCTCGCCATTATTGACAGCGACCGGGAACCGGACAACAAGGAGTGGAAAATCAAGTCCGCCTACCCGAAGGAATACCGGTTCCTGCTTCAAAACTGTTATCCCGCCTTAAGGCATACGGATTACCGCATCGCCTACACCATACGAGGGTACAGCGACTCGGACGAGATAGAACGCATTCTAAACACGCGACCACAGAATCTGAGCCTGAACGAGTTTTATTTAGTGGCGCAAAAATACGAGCCGGGGACGGAGGAGTTCACGGAGATATTCGAGACGGCGGTGCGCATGTACCCGGATGACGAGACGGCCAATCTCAATGCCGCCAATGCGGCTATGCGCCGGGGAGACAATGCCGGGGCGAAGAACTATCTCGCCAAAGCCGGCGACTCGCCCGAAGCGGTCTATGCCCGTGGTGCCTTGGCTATCCGTATGGAAGATTACCAAACGGCACGCCGTTATCTTGATAAAGCGAAATCACTCGGGGTCCAACAAGCAATCGTAACACTCGAAGAACTCGACCGGGGACGACGTTAAGCAATAATTAAAATGAATCCAAAATATTTGTCTATGAATACTAAACGGTTATTATTTTCTTCATTGATAGTGCTCATTCTTACCGGTTGTTCAACAAATGAAGACAATCTTATCAACAGAGGTGAGGATGAGCAGGGAAACAGTCAGTTAAGGTATCTGGCTGTAAATATCGTAACTCCGAAGGAGCCGGGCGTTCGCTCTGCAATGGAGGGGGATTTTGAACCAGGTTCGGAGGCGGAAGACAATGCCGAAAAAGCCACTTTCGTCCTTTTGGACAAGAACGATAATGTTGTATCAGTTATCCCTGATCAAGACCTTGCACCGTGGAAAGGCTTGGGCAGCTATGAGCCTAATGTGGAAAATATTTCGACTGCCGTCTTGGTAGTTAAGGATGAAAAAACGCAACCGGATGTAACGGGAATTCTTGCAATTTTGAATGCCCCTTCGGGATTGAATATTGCCAAAGAGGGAGACGATATGAAAACGACTTTGGCGGGAATCAAAGAAATCGCGGGTAATTACGGAACCAATGGCGATAAAGGCACTTTTATCATGACCAACTCCGTGTATGTCAAAGACAACGGGATCAAGATCGCCGCGGATGTAACGGCGACGCAATTTGCAAAGTCAGAGGATGCGACGAAAAATAATCCCGTGAATATCTATGTGGAACGTGTCGTGGCCAAGATCACGACAGAAGCCGTTGAGAATATTATTACCCAAATTACCCAAGGCGGTGACAAGTTTAATCGGGGAGCATCAGTACAGATTAACGGACAGGAAAATCCGACAAATCTGACCATCGATATCAAGGGTATCCAGATCGCCAACAGTGCCGACCAATCTTATTTGTTCAAAAATGTCGAAGGTTTCGAAACCGCTGCACCCTGGGCGGGATGGACTAAACCGGAATACTTCCGTAGTTACTGGGCTAATATGCCGACTTCCGGCGTTACATATACGAATCATTCATGGAATCAGATATCCGGTGAAGGCGATGGTAATACGCCTCTTCCTTTAACGTCTGCACACAGTTTTTACGTGCAGGAAAATGTGATTCCGACTACTTCTACCGCCGATTCCAAGCAGCATACCTCCGTAATCGTTACCGCCCAATTGAAAAAGGAGAATAATCCATTCGAGTTCGTACAAATCGGTGGTATATATTATGAGCCTGACAATGGGCTTACAGAGATTGCAAATCGTCTTGTCAATCGCCGCTATTACATAAAAACAAGCACTACTGAAAATGGTGCTACAAAAGAGACTTATGAATCCATTCCTAAAAACTATCTCGAATGGGCTACCAAGGCACCGGCAAGCGCAACCGATGTTAAGGGATGGGAAGGCTTTGCCCGGTTGAAATCGGAGTACGAAAGTAAAACCTTTTATCAATACGTGGACAACGTGGCAGAGGGTGAAAGTCATTATCAGTCCCGTACTGCGGCGCAAATAAACACGGCTCTTCAAGAGAAGGCGCTTCGCGCTTTGAAATGGACGAACGGTATGTGCTATTATTTTGTCGATATCGAGCACTTCGGTACGGAAACGACAGGCGAAGGGGATGCGGCAACGACAGTACAACGCAAAGGTATCATCCGAAATCATGTCTATAAATTGACATTGAAGAGCCTGCAAGGTTTGGGCGTTCCGGTATTCGATCCGGAAAAGGAAATCATTCCGGAAAATCCTCCCAAGAACGAGGAGTTGTTCTACCTTGCGGCACGTGTCAATATTCTCAAATGGAAAATTGTGAGCCAACAGATAGATTTCAACAACTAATATAACATGCTATAAAAATCTGTCCGGAATTTCTTCGCGATCTCCGGACAGATTTTCCGGCAGATGCAAAGCACTCCCGTACCGGTGCGAAGAGAGGTACGGCTCCGGAGACCGCGACAAGCGCAGGACTCCCACCGAATGGAAAAATTCGACGGCAACGGCGACGTTGGCCGCATTAAATATACAAGACGACCGTACCGGAAAACGGACGGGGCGGTCATTGAACGAGCAATATAAAGAATATCGACATATGAATGTTATACCGGCATATTTGAAAAAGAGGGGGCGCATGCTGCTGACAGTCGTCGCCCTGTGTTGCATGATGCCCTCGTGCGACAATGCCATCTACGATGACGAGGGCGACTGCTCGGTAACCTACCGCGTGGCATTCCGCTACGACCGTAACATGAAGTGGGCGGACGCTTTCGCCCGAGAGGTTAAATCGATACACCTGTACGCTTTCGACAAGGGTGGCACGCTCGTGTGGCAACGGTCGGAACATGGCGAGGCCCTCAAGTCCGACGGCTACGCCATGACACTGGACCTGCCGGCGGGTGATTATCGCCTGGTGGCCTGGTGCGGACTGGAAAACGACGGCGAACGGGACGATTCCTTTGCCGTTCCCGAAGCCCGTATCGGCCGGACACGTATCGAAGAACTGCAATGCAGTCTGAACCGTCAGTACAACGCCACGGGAGCGTACAGCCGGGAAAAACTCTACCCGCTCTTCCACGGAATGCTCGATGTGGGTCTTCCCGGCGATGAGGATGGCGGAAGTTACTCCTACACGATGGACCTGATGAAGAATACCAACCATGTACGCGTCATCCTGCAACATCTCTCCGGAGAGCCTGTCGACGTGAAAAACTTCACGTTCCGTATCGAGGAAGAAAACGGACTGATGAACTATGACAATAAACTCCTGCCTGATGAAATGATTACCTATTGGTCATACGACACGAAATCGGGCACGGCCGGCATGGGTATCGACGACTATCCCGAGATGCACAAAGCGAAAAGCGCCATACAGACCTCTTCGCGGACCATTACCTCGGTCAGCGTCGCCATTGCGGACCTTTCTATCGCCCGTCTCGTGGAAGGACGCAAGACTTACCTTACCGTTGAGACGGAGGACGGTAAGATGACCTCCGCACGCATTCCGCTCACGGACTATGCCTTGCTGCTCAAGGACGGTTACGACGAGGACATGACGGATCAGGATTACCTCGACCGTCAGGATGAATACACGCTGACCTTCTTCCTTGACGAGGACAGGAAGTGGATCGGGACTTCGATTATCATCAACTCATGGAAAGTGGTACTCGACAATATAAATTTCGGTAAACAATGAAATTGGATGGAGCGATTGATTAATGGCAAAATATTGGTTCAATATATGGATTTTGGGTATACTTGTTGCGGTGGCATGCTTTGCCGGTTGCAACGAGGATACGATTCGTGAGGATTTTCCCGAAAAGGAAGAAATCACGGGTAACGTGTATATCCGTTTCCGGATGAATCTGAGCGGGAACGGAATCCCCGGTGGCACACGTGCCGGAGATGGCACGATTCCAAAAGATGAGACTCCCGGTGCGGATAAGGAAAATGCGGTCAACACGATAGACCTGCTTGTCTATGATGCCGAAAGCGACAAACTGACCGATATCGTCCCTGTCGGAGCGGAACAGATAGAGCAATTCAAAAAAAATCCGGATTATAACTTTTACGTTTCTGTTTACGCGGGGAAGGGACAGAAAGTGAAGATATACGCTGCCGTGAACATGACCGAAAGGATGCGGCAGCAGTTCAACTTCAGCCGGAGTGGTAACGCTGTTTCTCTCTCTTCCGCCCATAACGATTATCGGGACGTGATCGAGGAATTCGTGCCGGGTAGTGCCGGAAAACAGGAGATGCTTGAAAACTGCAACGGGGGCTGTATCCCGATGACCGGGCAGTTCGTAATCGACGATATCGGCGGCGAGATCGAGATAACGGAAGGGCACGCCACGAAAGAGGATGCATTGCAAGTGAAGGCCGATGTCAGCCGCATCGTGGCTAAAATACATGTGCTGGCAACAATGACAGAGGAATTCACTCTTTCTACCGGAGAAAAGGTAAAATATGCACATGCCGAAGACAAAACCTCGAATTCGGAACAACCGTCAGGAGAAGCGACTGAAGATTATACCAACTGGATCGGGTGGATTCGTTTGAAAGACGTGCGGTACATGCCCAACGCGGTGAACAAATCCACCTATCTTTTCCCGCAAGCGAACAACAAGGAAGGCCTTTGTCCGTGGAAGGACTTGAACATGGACCTGGAAAGCTATGTGGTCGGGGGACAAGACATCGACATGGGATTCGACACTCCCGCATGGGCCAAAGACTACGTTTTTTATAACGGCGTGTCACTGCACAAGGAGAATATATCGGCTGCCGGCCATCTGGCACAAGCCGAGGCATACGACGAGACAAGATACGATAAGACTGTAAATGAGCCCTATTCCGGCGATCGTTACACAAAGGGAATGTACTGTCCGGAAAATTACTTCGACACCCCGACTACCCATGGTGACGCGTTTGGCAACTACGAGGAAGCCTTACCGATGGTCACGCATGTTTCCATCGCTGCAAGGCTGACACCGCGCCGGATCGTTATCGTGAAAGATTATGCGAATAAAATGGATGCATTCGTTAAGGGATACAAGGACAAAAAGGAAGAGTTTCTCGGACAATACGGGCTGACAACCGGGGATTTCACCGACGAGGACGTGAACCGATGGGAGGAGATTAAAAAGTCTTACGATGCCGAGGGTAGAAAATATTTCAGCGGAACGGACAACCTGTATCGTGAGGATTTCCGCATCATCAAGACCGACAGCGAGGCTGATGCCGCCGACATCATCAACTGGTCACTGAAAATCAACAAACTGTGGAGTCGGAATGCGGCTGATTTTGAAAACGGGAAATACCCCGACGGCACTTTCTATGTCTATAACGTGAAATACGACAACCTGCAAGTTGCCCCGAGTGCCATCGACTGGAAACAGGGATATCTCTACCTGACAGCCGGGGCCGTTGCTACGGCAACAACCGGCAACATCGACATAAAGACCTATTCCGTGCCGCACCTCGGCGGGTGGGGTTATTATTTTACTTATCTCGACCAACTCGGGCAGACACAAAACGGCAAAACGCCATACACCGCCTCGCAGGTAACGAGGAATACCTATTATCTCATTACCGTCGGGAACTTCGGCATGCCGGGAGGCTCGATCAGCCGACCCGAATATATAAGGGTCAATACCGAAGCCGTGGGCTGGGATTATGCCGGAAGAGGCGAAATTAACCTGCATTAAGTGATAGGAATATGAAACGAATCGATTATATCATAAAAGTCATGTCGGCAACGTTCTTCATTGGAGTGTTGCCCTCGTCATGTATCTACGACGATGGAAGTGATTCTGGGCCGGCCACAATCCGTGTAAACACGTTGGCTGTGGACGGTACACGCTCTTCGGAGGGCGGCGACAACACTTTCATGGTGCTTTTCTGGCAGCAGCCGACACATCTCGCATCGGTTTCCGGTGAAGCCTCCCCGTGGCAGGCTCCCTACCTTGCCGGACACGCCCCGCAGCCGGTATCGTTTTACAAAAGTTCAGTGTTCGATACCCGTTTCCCTTACCCGGTCCCGGAAGATACGTATATCCATGCCACGGGCTATGCTCCGGGCAATGTGTTGAAGCCCGATGCAGAATACGGTTACCGGAGATTAACCGCTGCGGTGGGTGACACGGAAAAAGGCCGTTACGATTTCCTCGGCTGCGATTTTTGGGAAGGGGTCTTCAAAGGCAGCCTGAAAGACCCTTTTGCGCAGGACAAGAACAAGCTCTATTTCCGTCATCTCGCCGCAAAACTCGTCTTCTATGCCGACCGTGACAGGGAGACGATGGAGAACAAACAGTACGTGCGCAACGTGCAGGTGAAGAGGCTGCAAATGAGTATCGACGGAGGAAGCACGTGGACGCCGATGTACACGCCCCACACATTCGAATGGAAAAATCTGGCCGAAACAGATTTTACCGAATCATATAAAAAGACGATAGCGGCGGTAAGGCTCATCGAAGGTAACGAAAGTGCCGCACGCACCGGTCCGAAAGCCGGGTACAAAGTCGTAGCGGCCGAAGAGTTTGCCGGAGAGGACAGCGATTATGTGCTGCAAAGAAACGCCACGGACCGTGTACCTATCGACGGTATGGACATCGACTCGTGCTACGTGTGCAACCTGATAGATGAGGACGGTAGTGTAAAAAAAGGTAACCCCATACAGCTCAAGATGGATATAAGTGCCGAAATGTCGTTCGACCCGAACTTCCCCATGAATGACGGCAGCGGCTCGATTACGGACGACCTTACCTTCACCCGAGAGTGGAAAGGTGTAACGCTCGATGCTATCTATGGGGTGACGATCGGTTCAAACGGCGAAGTACAGACGATGGATACGGCCATCGACGAGTTCAAGCCGGGCAACGAGTACCGTATCTATATTCATTTCCACCGCACGGGTGTGAACCTTGTGGCCAGGGAACTGCCGTGGAACTACGGCGGTATCCATTACATCACGATTCCGGGTGGCGATAAACCGACCGATGATAAAACGAAAGAATAAAAAAGGACTCTATATGAACAGGAAATACGACATACTCTCCACTGCACTTCTGTCTTTGCTGGCGGGCGGCTGTTTACTGTCGTGTCAGCAGGATGATTTCGGGGAAGCTCTCCCCGACAGGGAAACGCTGATCACGCAAGGGCGCTATCTCACCGCCCGCAGCGTGGATGCCGTCGCCGCATCGGAAGATCCGGACAAGGCATCGTGGTTCGAAGCCGGTACGCCTTACCGTTTGCTCGCCTTCACGAAGCCGTACGACGCAAGTGAGCCGGAGGATAAGGGAAACACGGTCAATCACCCCCGTTTCAACAAGGTGGCCTGGGAAGGCACTACATCCGATGGTTTGCGATTCATCAACATTGCCGGTGAACCGGACAAGTGGTTCGGCTTCTCAGCCGTCGAGGGTGAGACGGGAGATAAGGACGGTCTCGTATCAATTGATTTTTATGGTTTTACCTATGGTAAAAAAGAGGAAACCCACCAGTCCGATTACATCGCACTCGATGATTTGTCAGGCGAAACGATGCCCGAGAAAGAGCTTGTCTTACTCAAACACACGGAAACCGTCAGCGACGACGGAACAATGCTGAACGACCTGCTTCGTGGTGAACTGCTCAACCAGAACATCTTCACGGCCGGTAAAGATGCTTCCACCACGCAAAGCATCCTGCCTTTCACGCACTGCTTTTCGAAACTGCGCTTTCTGGTCGTACAGCAGGCGGAAGACAATCCCGACGAAAACGGTAATCCCGTCCCCTGTTTTCCCAATATCCAAATTGAAAAGATCGAGGTAACGGGAACTTACAAGACAGGCGCCGTCTATTTGCAGGACGGCAAGGTGGAACTCACGAACTCAATATCCCGTCCGCTGCAATTCAGGGATACCTATGAAGGAGCCGTGACCTTGCAACAGGTCGATATGGGCGAAATGATCATTTTCCCGTCCGACGGCGCCGCATTAAAGGACAAAGCTGACGGTTATTCTGTCGGGCTGAACATTACAGTGAAGAGTACAAACAAGACGGACCTCGAACAGTTTCTTGCCAACACCGGAAGTCCCGCAGAGATTGAAACGCTCTCTATAGACGGGAAGACCTATTACAAGGGAATCATCGTAAAGAAGAGTATCACCGACAACTACACGAACGATGTTCTTCACTTCAAGCAAAATACCGCCTACACGCTGGTCCTCTCGTTCCAGAAAAATGCCGTGCGCATCATCACCGTTATTCCGCAGGTCGAGGAATGGTTGCCGGGCGAAGGTACTGACGCTGATCCATGGCAGAATCAGGCATTGGGACAGCCCCAAATGTTCGACAACATCGTGTGGAGCGACCGCAATCTCGGCGCCGACCATTACGACCCGTTAGGAGTAAACTTCGAAAAGACGATCGGATATTTCTACCAATCCGGGCGTAACATCCCGTATTACACATTCAATTACAAAGAATCGGCAATTCCTGATTTCGGTACCAAGAATACGCAGAATATCGCCGATAAGGTTACCAAATGGCAAAACACCGAATATAGATTCTATCCGATAGTGGACTCTAAGATTCTCAAAATGACAGGCTACGAAGAGTGGACCATGTACACCAATTCGGGCAATCCGCAAATGATAATACCCGAAAAAATGCCTGAGGAGAACTACTTTTTCGACTTTCTGAGGGGTACCGACAAAGGCAATTCGGGATTGACAAAGGAGCAGGACATGCATTGGGAAGAGGGACAGCAGAACCAGCCCATCACCGGTGCATGGGTCATTCCGTCGAGCAAAGATTTCATGACCATCTTCCCCTCCACCCCTCATGCCGGTAACATCACCCTAAGGGACGGCGGTAATAATTCAACGCCGATGGACTGGGGCAAAGGAGATTATGACCTACGTATAGAAGGCACCAACACGCTCCGCGTGACGGTTCCTTATTATATCGCGGACATGCCCAAACCGATCGATCGCACAGACAACTATCAAAAGGCGTGGGAAACGCTGTACAATAACGAGTACGATAACGAAGGCACCACTCATACGGATAAATACAAAAATGGAGGGCCGGCTTCTGACAACAACCTGAAGTACGAACCGGATGGAGACCCGGAGGACGGTTATGCTTCAGTCTATGTCATCAGCGGCAAAGCGGAGGAGAGCGAATCGCTGTCGGGCAACATAAAGGAGCAATTCAAAATCCAAACATGGGGGACGATTTACGCCATCAAGCGCGTTTACACGCCTCAGGCATATCGTATGCGGTGGCGTGCGTTAATCGCCAAGGAGGGAAAACAAAATCCCTGCCTCTATATCGAGATATGCCGTTATCGCTGCAATGCGGACGACCACCTGAACGAAACGAATTATAGCTCCTACGATTGGGAGCATCCCGCCGCCCGCATATATTTCCCTGTCTGCGGTCTGGGCGACTGGACCGGTGAATACATCAATTTCGGCACAGAATGTCAGTATGCGACTTCCGACCCGATCGTCGATGGCAAGACGAGCGCCTTGCAGATCAAGATTACGGGCGACAACGCCGCGAATGCCTATATCGCGATTGTCAAGAATGTAGTCAACAGAAACTTCGCAAAACAAATCCGGCCAATTGGGTGGGGTATAACTAACAATAAATGAGAATTCTATATATGAAAAACAAAACTACAAACATATCTGCACGGATTGTATTGCTTTGTCTGCCGCTACTTTGGTCGTGCGACAAGCAGGATATTCCCGACAAGGGAGGACAGTCCGTACCGGAGGGGATGGTGGAAGTGCGCCCGGCGTTGCCGGGGATGTTCAGCTCCATTCCGCGGGATGTATCTGAGGTCCGTTCGGCTACGACAAGGGCCTATGACAACAATACCATTACCAACGGGAAACTGGACAAAACAATCCGTCTGCCCGAAGGTTCGACCGTATGGCTTATTGCCAAGAACAGCAACGATAAGACTCTGGTGAAGAACTCGTATGTGGTATATAATTCCGGTGAAACCGATGCGCGTTCGTATCTCGTGCCATGCAAAGTAGATGATACCGGCTCCATGACAAGCATGGAAGGGACACCGCTTTACCTGAAAGAGGGAACGACCTATCTGTTCTATGCTGTCTCACCCGCAAGGAAACTCGATGAAGAATTATTCACGCAGGGAAATGTGGGGTTTCAGGTCAAGAACGGGATGTATTTTTATGCCAACGACTGCCGGTATGACAAGACCACGCCGAAAGCGATTACAATTGAAAACAAAAACACGGAGGCCGTGCAGGAGATCCCGCTCAGCCCGATGATCAACCAGACGGCGGAACTCAAATTCCGGATCAGCAAGGGCAATGGCGTGCACGATCTCGACATCCAGCCCTCGGGTATCCAGATTTCAGGATTGCAAAACGACAGCCCCGCCGCCAATGCCGACGGCACCCCGACTCCATACGGTGATTCCGACGGTTTGTATTGGCACATGTCGCAAAACAAAAACGACGAACCCATCACATTGCAGCACGGCGATAAGGCCGGCATTTACAACCGTTACGACTATATGACAGACACGGAAGGAAATGTCAATATCGAGGTGCCGGTACTGCCGATGTGGAGCCTGTCCAAGCCGGTTATCGTGGTGTTCCGCCTCAAGGTAAACGGTGTGCCTACCTCTTACGAGATGATGCTCAACGAGAAAGACTTCAAGGCAGGATACTCCTACGGTTACCGGGGCGAGGTCTCCATTCGGAACGGCGTCGAGGTCATTACCTGGCAGTACGTCTCATGGGAATACGAGGTGGATTTCCCTTTCAACTCAACTGACAATAATACGAAAAAATGAACCATACACGTTACAAAATAGGACTTGCCTGCACGGCGGCTATCCTTCTCGCTGCCTGCACGTCCGATGAAGAAACAGGGATAAAGAGCGAAGGAAGTGTTGTCTATCCCGAATTGCAGTTCGGTGTCGGCAACATGGTGATGAGCACGGAGACACGTGCGGCGGGACCGATGAGTCCCGATGTGGAAAAATACGTCAAGACGATTGCCGTCTTCGAATTCGACAACGAAGGACTGCATGAAAAACGGGCCACGACCTACCATTTCATTGATTTCATCCGGGGAACCGTCGATGGCACCAAGGGTGTCGGAGATGTAGTGCCGACCGAATTCGGTATCGTGGAAACTACCCTCAGGGGTCTTGCATTCGAGCAGCGTGACAGCGGTACGATCTGCCTGGTCGCCAATGTTACAGAAGCACAGGTCGACACTCTCTATGACAAATATCGGGAACCCGGGCAGTCTTACGGACGCATCACCTTCGACAAGTTCAAGACATGGTCTTTACCGTTCGAGTACGAGCGGATGGAGACGGGAGTTTACGATGAGTCGGTGTCCGGACACATCAAGACCATGTACATGTTCGGTTATTATCAAGGTCCCGTCGATCCGGCTGCCCCCGGAACCATAGCCATTGACCTCGGCCGACTGGCGTCCCGTCTGGATATAACCATTGTCAACGAAACCGGAGAGACGATAGACAAGCGTTTCGGGTATCATTTCGACAACGTGTGCCACAGTGCCTACTTCTTTCCCATCAAGCAGGGACTGCCGCCGACGATAGGTGCGGGCCTTTCCCGTACGGTGATTTGCTCCGGAGCAGGTGATCCGGTAGATGGGGATACAATCAAGGCGGTGCCCGAAACGTTTCCCGCAGGCAGCACCCACACACGTTATTTCTACGTTGCGGCACACTCCGCCAAAAATGAAGACGAAGCCACCAAGCTGCACCTCTTCTATAACAGCCGTATCGTGGACGATAACCAAATAGAGGATGAAAATGTCAAAAGTGTCAAAATACCGCTTTGCAACGTCCATCCGTCCGAGGCCGCGAGTGTTCCCAACGGTTACTCCCTGAGCCGGAACACGCGTTATCACTTCACGATCCGCATCAGGAAAAAGGATGCGGCCTCTTTAGGCAAGGCTACGACCCGTTCCGGGACATCCGGGAACCGTTCCGGTGAGGTTACGGTCTATCTGCCATAGAGATGTAATCATTCCGACGTTCGTGCAAATATTGTTAATAATGCCATTTTAATTTTCATTATTGCAATAAGTTTCTATAAATTTGTAATTGTTTTATAATTTAAGTTTTTATTTTGTAAAAATAGACGTAAACTGCTGTATGTGTTTTTCTAATTTACGTAAATTCTCAGATTCTCGTTGGAGACTATACCTGTTGTGTACCATGTTCCTTATCTGCATTCCGTTCAGCGGGAATGCCATACCGGGTCAGGAACCCAAATTCCTGCTCATTATAAATTCGTATAACGAAAATGCCCCCTGGAGTCAGCACCTTATCACTCCGGTCCTGCTCCAGACCTCACGGATGCAGGATGTGGAAGCGAGAGTGGCGAATATGGACGGCACCCTCATACGTAACGACTCGTTATATGGAGTCACCGAAGACAATATCTTCCATCGTTACCGCCACCGGACTCCCGACTACCTGTTGCTGATCGGGAATATGGCCTTTAACCTGCGTGACCGCATCCGAGAAGAATGGGGGGACATTCCGATGGTTCTCGTGGGCGACATGGACAGTTATGCCCCTTTGTCTTATTATTTCACCGGCCGTTCGGTGAACATGACGGACGAGGAGACGATTCCCCTGGCTACCTTGCGTGACAAGTACAATTTTACATTCGTGGAGGCTCCCGCGAAATACAAGGAGACTGTCGACCTGATGGTCCGGATGCTGCCGCAAATGAAGAAGCTGGTATTTGCCTCCGACGAGCTGTACCTGAACCAGCGTCTGGACAGGCTGATACAATCGTACATCGCCTCCCGCTACCCGGGACTCCTTTACGAACGCCTGGTGGGCAACGAGGGAAACGACAATCTGCTGCAGAAGTACCTGCTGACCAACGATCCTTCCAAAGGTATACTTTTCTCCACCTGGTTCTACGACCGTAAGAGTCTGCTGGGCGAATCCACCCTCGTGTCCGGTGATTTCCGCCTGGTAGCTTCCTCGTCCTATCCCATATTCGCCTTGCGGGCCGATTACGTCACCGAGGGCGGTTTCATCGGCGGCTATTTCTATAATGCCGACAAGGTGGAACAAAGCATAGCCGATGCGCTCCGTCGGATCATCCAGCACGAAGAAAGCGCACGGAATGTCCCCTTCGTCTATTCCGACAGCAGCCACCCCATGTTTAACTACACGCAAATGGAAATAGACGGCCTGTCGACAGACCGTTGCCCGGAAGGGAGCGTTTTCCTGAACATGCCGCCCACATTCTGGCAGCAGTACAAGTGGCAAATCATTTGCGGGCTCATCCTGTTGACTGCCGTCGCCATCATTTACCTCCTGGTGTACATAGCCCAGAGAAAGAGGATAGCGCTGCTGAACACGCGCGACGTACTGGTACGCAACATGCCGGTGTTCTACGTGCAGGGAAAAGTGACTTTCGGTGCAGCCAATGAAGTGGAAGACGTGGATATGCTGACGGGAAACACACTGTTCCAGTCCGTGTATGACAAGAACAAAGAGGAGATGGGCAAGGATTCCGTGTTCCATAAAAAATACATCATTCCTTTCACGAAACTCCTGTTCCGGGAGAGGAAGAGCATCTCATTCCTCTATTACTTCAAGCAGAGTAAAAAATTCTATGAGGTCATTCTCTGCCATTCCCGGGAGAAAGACAAGATCGACATCTTCGGTATGGACGTCACCGCACGTCACGAGGCTGAAAAGGCACTCAGCGAAACCAACAAGAAGTTGGAGATGACACTCAGCGTGGCGCATATCATCCCGTGGCGCTGGAACCTGACAGACAATACCATCGCTTGCGAGTCGGGACGCATCCTGAACCACATGGGACTCGGCAAGGAATTGGACTCGAACGAAAATACCCATATCATCCGGGCCGAAGACTATCTGCATAGGATACACCCGGATGACAGGCAGCGCATCCAGGATGCTTACCAGTCCCTGGTCAAGGGGGCATTACGCACCGTCAGGACGGAATTCCGCGTCCTGACACCGTTGGAGGAAAACGAGGTACGCACCGATTGGATAGAGGTGAACGTCATGGTGGACCAGGTCGGTAAGGACAAGACCCCCGTTTCCCTGTTAGGCTCCTTGTTGCTGATTACCGCCCGCAAACAGCAGGAGCAGGCCCTGATCACCGCCCGCGAGCGGGCCCGGGAATCAGACCGGCTGAAGTCTGCTTTCCTGGCCAACATGAGCCACGAGATACGCACGCCTCTCAACGCCATTGTCGGTTTTTCCAGCCTCCTCTGCTCCACGGAAAGCGAGAACGAGAAGAAAGAGTTTGTCTCTATCATAGAAAACAACAACCAGTTGCTGCTGCAATTGATAAGCGATATTCTGGATCTCAGCAAGATAGAAGCGAACACCCTGGAATTCAACTATCAGGTGGTCGACGTGAACGAGGTGTTCAGGAACGTGGAAAATGTCATCCGTCCCCGTCTGCAGCCGGAAGTCATTCTCAACATGAGCCTCGGGGCCGCCGACTGCCATGTGTATACCGAACGGAACCGCCTGTCGCAGGTGATTATCAACCTGCTGACCAATGCCTGCAAATTCACCTCCCGGGGGAGCATCTCCTACGGGTATGAGATTCATGATACGGAACTGTACATCTACGTAAGGGATACGGGAATCGGTATATCCAAGGAGGATTAGGAGAAGATATTCGAACGGTTCGCCAAGCTGAACAGTTTCGTCCAGGGAACGGGACTGGGACTTTCCATCTGCCAGAACATCGTCGAGAAGATGGGAGGACGCATCGGAATCGAGTCGGAAGGCAGGAACAAAGGCTCCAATTTCTGGTTTACCGTGCCCTATCAACCCGGTGAGGAGAAGAAGCCGGCCGTGGAGGTACCCGTACTGCAGACTGTGGTACGGCAGGACATCATCATCCTGATAGCCGAGGATAATGAGAGCAATTATCTGTTGTTCAAGAATATACTGGGAGGAAAATACAGGTTGCTGCATGCCTGGGATGGCGTGGAAGCCGTGGAGCTGTACAAGGAACACCGACCCAACATTGTCATCATGGATATCAATATGCCCAATATGAACGGGTATGAGGCTACGCGGGAAATCCGCAAGATCTCGGAAAAAGTTCCCATCATTGCAGTCACCGCCTATGCCTATGCATCCGACGAAGCACGTATCATGGAGAGCGGGTTCAACGGTTATGTATCGAAACCCATAGATGCCCACAAATTGAAGAATGAAATTATGACCACGATAAGCAAGAATTTCATCCTGATGTAAGGGAATTTCCTGAAGAACCGCATGGACGGGTTCAGTATCATCGGGAAAAAGTAAGGATTATCTTATGGACGGCAAACTCCCCAGAATAATAAAAATCCCGGGGAGTTTTTGGGGCTAACATTCACTTAACGACCGGTATTCCCCATATCTGTCGGTTTCCGAAGTCAATATTTGTCCGGAGTATCTTTCATCCGGATTCATTTTATTCTTATATATTCCGAATAGTGGATTTCCACATAAGGGTTGTCGCTCGAAATGGTCTGGTGCACGGCCTTGACCCGTTTCCAGAACCACCATCCCTTGTATTCCACCCACACGGCCTGATGTAACGTTACAGGTACCCGGATTGTCCCTTTCAGCCGTTCGTTCCCGATAATGCCGGTCAGTCGGATATGAGGTGTCAGCATCTCGACTTTTTGCCGGAGTACCGGCACAGCATCCCGAATAATAAGCGTGTCCCGGACAACCGCATCGATGGGCCCCACGACCTCCACCTCATGCCGTGCCGCCGCCTCGAGATTCTTGATTCTCATGCCGAGCCGCTTGATTGTTGCGGCGTCCTCCGCCCGATACTGCTTGTACTCGTCGAGCGTCAGCCGCAAAGCCTTGGTGTCGAGAGCCATTGTCGTCGAATCCACCTGCATGCGCTTCACCTGCGAAAGCAGGGCCGTACTGTTGGACTGATGGCGGTCCCGTTCCTCCTTCAACCGTACCGTGTTCCGGTGCTGGAACCACACGATACCGCCGAGGACCGCGACAGCCGCCAGCAGACATTTCAGAAGGATCCTATTCATAGACCATCGCGCTTTCGGGAATGAACCACAGAAACTCGTCCATGTAGGCTTCTTCCAGCAGTACCAACGCACCCCGGTTCTTTTTCCGCCCGAAAGAGAGGTCTTCCATCACCAGCCCGCGACGGCCGGCCAGTTCATCGAGCCTCAGTTCGGAGAGCTCCTCCGAAGCCACGATCGTTATGTACGTGTTCTTTACCATACCTTACCTCCCGTTGTAGTGGTTACTGTGCTCCAGCAGAGACCGGATGTCTTCCCGTATCTCGTGCAGGTCGTTCTGGATGGAGTTGAACTGCGTTATGGTCGCCTCGAACACCGCCTTGTCGAGCTTGATGGCATCGATACGTTCGTACTGGTCCCGGATCTTTTCTTCCAACCTGTCGCAACGGACCTCCAACTCGACGATCTGTCTCGTGTTGTTGAGATGCTGGATGTACATCGTCAACACGAACGAGAGCACGACCGTAATGATTTTGAAATGCTTTATTACAAACTGTTTGAACTGTTCCATATATTTATTCCATTAGTAGTGTGAATGCTTCCCTGACGGCCCTGAGCAATGCTTCCGCCGCCGTGCTGTTCCAAAATCCGTAGATGACCAGGGCGACCAGGATTACCAGGTAGACCCACCGGGCAATCTCCTGCCTGTCAATCCCGCGTTTCTTCATCTTTGGGCGAATTATCGGGTACGATGACGTTGAAGATGACGTTCCCGTCGCCTCCCTCGATGCGCAGGCGGTTCTCCTCCTTGTGTTTGATGGGGAATATCTCCATGAGCGCTTTGGCGGCATTGACCGACACGGCACGTAGCGGCGCCGGCGATAGCGGTACTCCGAACCGGTCGGTATAATCCGACGTGGCGGTTTCATCCATGACGGCTTTCAGTGTCTCGGTCACCTGCAGCTTGACAGCCGCCGTTTCCATCTCGAACCGTTCGGAAGAGAGTAGCGCCTTAATATGCGCCAGCACGTGCGGCTTGTGGATCAGGTAGTTCGCCGAGGAATGCGGATTTTTCGCCGCCTTCCCGCCGAATACCTCGACATAGCACTTCTTAGGCCGTCCGGCAAACTCCAGGCCCCCGTTCACGTAGAGCTCGCAGAACTGCAGCTCCTCCTCGGTGAGCGCCTTTCCTTCCCTGTTTCCGGGTATATCGTTCATTTTTTCAGACATCTTCTCTTTTTGTTAAAGAGTAGGCGTTTTGTCCGTGGGAGGTTTTACGAAATCCTTTTTCTCGTTGATGAGCTGCTCCATCAGCGTATCATAGAAAACCTGTGCCAGCGCGTCGGCACACGCCTCGGCATCGGCCAGCGAATTGATGAGCCGCATGTTGAACTTGATTTCGAGGTCATAACCCGAAATGAGTGCCATCAACTCGTTTCCGTCATAACCCAACGCCCCGTATGTCATGCGGTCGGCCGTGCGGAACGTTATCGTGTCAGGAACCTGTTCCTGTGTTTTCTGTTTTTCCATTATATTTTGAAGTATTTACGTGTCTTTTCCTTTTTCTGTATCATGGCCGACGCACCACCTCCGCTATTGCGCAACCGGGAAGTATAGACACCCAAAATGTCGAGCGTCGCCGTGACATCGGCCGCCGCATCATGGGCATCGTCCAGTTCCACGCCCAGACGCGGGGCGATCAGTTCCAGTTTGTAGGAAGTAATCTCCGTATCCGCGGCGAAGGCCAGCCGGCCGAGGTGCAGCGTGTCGATATAGTGCGGCTGGAAATTGCCGTAGTAGTCCTTTGTCCCGGCAAAGGTCTTCTCAAATTCGGAGAGCAGCCCGGCATAGTTCATCATCTGTTGCAGGAATCCGATGTCGAAAGCGGTATTCTGCCCGATAAGAACAGGCTTGCACCGGTTGCCCTTCGAGAGCGTGTTCCGTCCGGCAAACGCGATCACCTCTGCTGCGATTTTCCGGATGTCCGCCCCCTGCGATCGGAGTACGTCCATCGTGATGCCCGAATAGTCCAGTGCCGTCTGCTCGTACTTCATCGGTACGGACTCCTCCCGTGCCTGTTCGTGGCGCGTGCGCAGCACTTTTCTCTTGGGCAATCCCGCTTCCTGCCTGTAGTAAGGCGCTACATACGCCTCGTAGCGTTCCATGACCTGCCATGTGTCGAAGCGTACCGCCTGCAAGGAGATCTGCGTGCAGGCACACTCGCGGCAGTCCAGTCCCCCGGTCTCGAAATCCAGGCCGATACCGGTGTATATCTTCTGTTCCGTTTTCAGTACCATAATCGTTGTCATTGAATGAATAAAAGTGAATTTTTGGTCGTCTGTAAGGTGTTGCAGCCGCTATAGTCACTGTACCGGACCATGGCCGTGATGATGACGACCTTGTCCTTGAGCGACTGTATCTCCGCGCGGTGCGCCGCGTAGTAGTCGTTCCAGCAGACGCATTCCACAAGGCGGTTGTTCTGCGAGAGCGTCAGCTTGGCGAAGCGTTTGCTGCTTCCCGTCTCCCGGTCCTTGTAGAGGTGTTCCGTCACCTCCGCGACCGTGGCGCAGATGGCGGCACGCCGTCCGTCGTTCCCGTCACGTGCCACCTCTTCCAGCGAGAGGTAGGACGCCTTGCCCTTGACGGCAGCCCGGGCTGCGGAGTTGTCGAAGATACGGCGGTAGTCGATGGAGCCGATACCCGACACGGCAATCTGCTGCTGTGACCAGAAATAATGCCTGTCTCGTATTTCAGCCGGAAAATCCTTCTCGGGGAGGGCGAACCCCAGCTCGCGGGCGGCACGCTCCAGCACGACATGGCGTTCCGTCACCGCCCGCACTTTCTCGACACGGTCGAAACAGCCGGCCAGGATCATGTTCTTGACGTGGCGCGCGTTGACCGGCACTTTCACCGCCTCGTCAGGATTGTCCGGGTCGTCCCAGTACTTGTACTTTTTGAGTTTGTAGCGGAAGACGCGGTGTATGAAGTTTTCCACGCTCTCAAACGGGCCGCGTGCCCGTTCCGAGACGATGTACTCCACGGTCTTTACCCCGACTTGCCTGATGCGTGTCAGTGACCAGAAGATTTCGTCGGTGGCGTAGTCGGTGAAGAACTCCATGCCCGAGCGGTTAATGTCCGGCGGGACAATCTTGGCTGAGGAGCAGCGTTCCATCTCCGACATGAGGGCCGGTATCTCCCTGTCGTCCGCCCATTGCAGGGCCACAGTGTAAAACGCTGATGGAAAGTTGGCCTTGAGCCACGCCCCGCAGTAAGCCGTCAGGGCGTATGCGGCGGCGTGGGAACGGTTGAACGAGTACTTGCCCGCCACCTCGATCTTGTGCCAGATGGTTTCCGCCTCATAGTCCGGGCAGCCGTTCCGTATGGCTCCGGCGATAAAGTCGGCCTTGAGCGTGGCCATCAGGTCGGCTTTCTTCTTGCCGATGGCCTTGCGCAGCAGGTCGGTCTTGCCGAGGTCGAAACCTCCGAGTGTGTGGGCCACGGACATGAACTGTTCCTGGTAGACCATAATCCCGAACGTGTTCTTCGTTGCCTTGTAACAGCCGTAATCGTAAACCGGCGCCACCTCACCCCGGCGGTAGCGGATATAATCCTCTGTGGCTCCTATATCGAGCGTCGCGGGACGGTACAGGGCGTTGACGGCGATCAGGTCCTCGATGCAGTCGGGCCGCACGTCCTGAATAAAGCGCGTGATGCCCGGTGAGGAGAACTGGAAGACATTCTGCGTATTGCCCTCGGCAAGCAGACGATAAGTCTTTTCATCCTCCAACTCCCGGCTCGTAATCCGTTCGACGGATAGCTCCTGCTTGTAATGTTCATTTACAAGAGCGATGACTGCACTGAGCTTGGTAAGCTCCTTCGTTGCCAGCACGTCCTCTTTCAGCAATCCTATTTCATCCACCGAGTATCCGTCGAACTCCGAGACGAGCATGCCGTCCGTCTTGCGTACGGGCAGGAAGTCGAAACACTCCGCCGTCCGCCCGTCCCGTGTCTCGGGGGTGACGATGATAGCCGAGGCATGAACCGACGCCGCCCTGGGCTGGCCGAGTAGCAGGCGCACGTCCTCGATGACCTCCGGATAGGTCCGGATGAAATCTTTGAGTTTCCTGTTCGCTGCCGCCATGCGGAACAGCCCCGTCCAGTCCAACCCGTCGTCCAGCATGGCGGTGATGTAGTTCACGGTGTGATGCGGCACACGGTGCACACGTGCGACATCCTTCAAGGCGGCCTTGAGTTGCATCGTGGTGAAGGTCCCGGCCGAGAAAACCCGCCGGCGACCGCCCGTATTATACCGTTCTTCGAGATACTCCTTGATCTCCTGCCGGCGGTCGGAAGCATAGTCCACGTCGATATCCGGCAAAGCCGCGTGGCCTCCCGGCACCAGTCCCTTGTCGACAAAGGCGTCCGTAACCGTCAAAGGTTTTCCTGCCCGTTTTATTTTTATATCCGTTACTTTCATCGAAAATATTTTTTGTATCGTATGGAGATCAGCCATTGATGATCCTGTTGTATGCCGTTTGAAAAATCGTTTCGTCCATCTCGATGCCGACAAACCGCCGTCCGGTGTTCCGGCACGCCATGGCGGTACTGCCGCTGCCCATCGCGAAATCGAGCACCGTGTCGCCTTCGTCCGTGTAGGTGCGAATCAGGTATTCCAGCAGGGCGACGGGCTTCTGCGTGGCGTGCAGGCAGGAGAGCTGCTTGTCAGTCTTGTACTTCAGCACGCTGCGGGGATAGCGTTCCGTGGAGATATAGTCGCGATAGCTGTCATGTCTTCGGTAAATCTCCCCCGCATTGCATTTTTTCTGATGGGCGGCCATGACGACCTTCCGGGCATGTCCGTCACTCTTGATCGGATTATATTTGGGCAAACGGTCGTAGAAGACCAGGATGTCCTCGTGCGCCTTCATCGGCATACGCCGGGCGTTCAGGAATCCCGTCGGCTGCGTCTTCTCCCACACCCACGCGTAACGCAGTCGTTTCAGGTTCGACGATCCCAGCACGCTGGTAAAGGGCTGCTGGCAGAAGAGCAGTATCGGTGTTTGCGGCCGGCAGACGCCCTTCAGCACCTTCCACATCCTCGGGATGTCGATAATGGCGTCCCAGCGGCAGTGCGTAGTGCCGTACGGCGGGTCGGTGAAGACCATATCCGCCGTTACGCCCTGCCGGGCAAGCAGCGGCAGCACTTCAAGGGCATCGCCCCTGTACAGGTCGCAGCCGTCACAGGGACGGCGGTGTTCACAGTTCGGATTCATGGATTGCGCATTCTTTCAGGTTCCACAACAAATCTCGGCGGTCGAAAAGGATCTCATCGCCACGGATCAATTCATCGGCATATACCGTCAGCTCCTCTCCGTCATGAATGACCCGCAGCCGGGCGTCTCGGCAAAGGCGGTAAGTCACGCCGTTCATCGTTATCTCCACATAGCGTTCGCCGACAGGGAGTGGCACGTCCGGAGCCAGCACCGTTATCTCCTCTTTCCAGTTCAGGCCGCAACGTTCCGGCACGAGGAAGCGGGAAAATATCAAATCGTATTTCAGGGGATCGATGGAGGTGATGCCTAACAGGTAGGCGACCAACGAACCGCCGGCCGAACCGCGCCCGATACCTGTCGCTATGCCACGCCGGTGCGCTTCCCGTACCATGTCCCACTGGACGAGAAAGTAGTCCACGTTATCCGTCGATTCGATGATGTAGACCTCCTCGTCCAGCCGCTTGCGATAGCGTTCGTGTTCCGGTGTCGGAACTTTTGCGGCGAGCCCTTCGTCCAACAGTCGCAGGAACATCGTCCGCCGGTCACCGTATTTCACCCGTTCCTCTTCACGCATCCCGTACTCCGGCATGAACATGCGCCCCGTCTCGAAGGCGGCATCAGCCTGCCCGGCAATCTCCACCGTATGGCGGCACATGCGCCGGAACAGGGTATCGAAATCCCACCGGTCGGAGAAGAGCGGCCGAAGTGTGTCGTAATGTTCGTCCACACTCTTGAAATATTGGTCGTCGCTTTGCCCGTGTGCCGCACCGGAGGCAATCTTGTTCAGCACGATTTTCGAGACCGCATCGTCCCGGTCCGGGTAGTAGCAGTCCGTAATCAATACGGGTTCCACCGCATAGGTATCGGTGGCGGCATCATAACATTTTTCGAAATAGTGTTTCAGGGCGAGCAACCGCTCTCGGTCGATACGGTCGGCCTTGTACTCGCTGCCGTCCACCTGGTAGTATACCGCCTCGAAGCCCTGACGGATGCGTTCGACGTGTCGTGGATGCGAGGTCATCCAGCAGGCGGAACCGGTGGCGAACACCAGCACGCACCCTGCCGCGCAGGCAAGCAGCCGGTCATAACCCAATACGTTTTGTTCGGAATCGACCATCACGGCCCGTTGAATACGGAGCAGGTTGTGCAATCCGTCATCATTCAGGGCGTAGATTTTGACCTCGACCGGTTCATCGTCGTGCAGCATCGTCAGCGTATATCCGAAAACATGTTTCAGACCGGCCTTGGCGCATTCCTTCTGGAGATTGAGCGTGGCGGCCATCGTATTGCGGTCGCAGATGCCGACTGCCGTATGACCGAGCCACTTTGCCTTGCGGCACCACGTTTCCAATGACCCGGAGGCATTCAACAATTCGTAAGGTGTATGGATGCCCAGGTTCACGAACGGGATGTCGTGCTTGGGCGGTTTCGGACGACCGATGTATTTGAGGATGTTGAAGCGGAAGGTCTCCCGCAGGTCGTAGTAATACCAGTTCCGTCCGAAAGGAAAGGCCACATGAAAGATTCCCTCTTCCATGAGTACCTCGGGGCGCTCCATCAGGTTGAAGACGGGGTTATCGCCCTCGCCACGGAAGATGGAGTCCACGCCGGACAGGTCGGCCGTGAAGAGGCGTCCGAAACCGGGAATGTCCACGACCTCCGTGTCCACGATCCCGTAATCTATGTTGTGGCTGTCGAGCCACGCCGGAAGTTCCTGTATCATCTTTCCTGTATTTTTTTGAGTTTATATTCGATAGGTGTCAATAACCGGTAGGCGAATGTCCCGTAAGTCTCCCGCCCGCTCATTTCGTCCCAGTCCTTGCCGGCATCGGCTATGTCGGCGATGAAGACTTCAAAATACGGTTTCAGCCGTTCCGCCGTCCGTTTGATGGCATCCACAGCATCGCCGTCATAGCCGACGACTATGGTTTTCACGCCCTTCGATTGCAGCTTGTAGGTCTGCACGTCGGAGATTTTCTTCCCGAAAGTCGCGACGGCGGCGATGTATGGATTGTCGTAAAGTTCGAGCTTGCGTGTCAGGGCGATGACATCGAAGATGCCCTCCGCAAGAATGACCGTATCGGTCTCGTTCTCACGGACGGCATCGTAGTTATAGAGCAAACAGGAAAAGTCGTTGTCCGTGGAATTACGGTAACGCAGGATCTTGTATCCGCCGGAGTATTTCGCCTTGCGGTTATAGGAATCGATATCCGCTTTCGGCCACGTGTGGCGGGCAACATATCCTACCGTATTTCCCCCGTCGGTGACGGGGAAGATGACGTAGTCGGCGTAGCGGGAATTGAGTTTGCCGGTGATACCCACGGGAAAGTATTCGTAGTCATCGAAAGTGAAGCCCCGCGCTTGCAGGTACGGGTGCCGGAAGGTGCGTTTGTAGAAATCCGGCAGTTTGGCACTCGCCAGCCGGTCATCGATCTCTTCCGGTTCAGGGGCCGGGAGAAGCAGGTTCTCCAGCGGTGCGGCGACATCCGTGGTCGGTGTGACCATCAGGTCCATGCGGCCGATGGCCTCAAGCAGCTGCCCAAGGGTACGCGTGGAGGCGCCGCACGAGAAACAATGCCCCATGAAGGGCTTGCGGCGGGTCGTTTCGGGACCGATGTAGATGCCGAACTTCCCGCCCGTCTTGCCGCAGAACGGGCAGCGGGGAACGATCAGGTTCCTGCCCCCGCCGTCGCGTTTCGCCCCCGTCTCGCGGACGATCTCCGAAACCAAATATTGCTGTTCCTGTACCGATAGCTCCATATTAAGGTATAGCACCGGTTTCTACAGCAGGGTTTGAAGAAATGCGAATTTTCTTTAATGCGGTTGCATTACGGTATATTGTCCTCCCGTTCTCGTACCAGTAAAAGCAACTGTTTATGTTTTAAATCTAACCGAGTAAAATGCTCATAAATTGAACATTTATGTATATTTGTAGTATCTAATCAGTGCCCATATCGGCAGGACATGATATGGGCACTATAAAAAAGAAACAAAAGGACTCCCTTAAACGGAGTCCTTTCTGTTTATCGTCTTATTTCTATAATTAAGGTCGTAAATTCGCCTCTCAATGTTTCTTCTTGCTTGACTCAAAAGCGGACGAGTAAAGCCTCCAGCGCTGCATCTTACCCGGAAGATATTTGTTTCGGCACGAGTGGCAGATATGAAAATCCCCGCCATCGGCAGCATACACCCATCCCGAGTCATATACCACCCGGCACACATCGCATGCAAATCGCTCCGTCATCTTACGGCCCTTGCAATTGCGAAGAATCTGCTTTGCACGTTTAACGAGGTTCCTGTTTACTCCATATTCCTGCACACTTCAAATTTTTATATGTATTAATATATTCATTATCAATAAGCTACAAAACCTCATCAGGACCACCTGTGCCATAATCGAGTGAATTGCTGTATAATTTGACCGGCTCCAATGTCGGAGACACGACCTTATTGATATATTTCGGATTCTCTTTCATGGTAAAATCATCGGCAGATATCACCTGAGAAAGATAAACCGCCTCGTGCTCGGCATAGTCCGGGAGGAGGATATATAAAATTTCGTTGCTCATGATAACAGCTTGAGTAATTCTTCATGGACTTGTCCGTTTGTTCCGGCCACATGATTTCCTTGAGCCGGGTCAAGTGTATTTCCATTCCAGTCAGTAACTTTTCCTCCGGCTTCTTGTACCAAAAGCATCCCTGCTGCATAATCCCACGGATTCAAATATACCTCGAAATATCCACCTTGTCTGCCACACGCGGTATATGCCAATTCCAAAGCGGCGGAACCAAATCGTCGAATATCCTGTGAATTTTCATAAACTTTGAGAAACTTGGCGAAGTTTTCTTTCGCCAGTTCTCTTTTAGCAGTACCGATACCGATTATGGTTTCCGAGAGCTTTTGGGCAGAGGAAACGTGTATCGGTTTACCGTTCAAGAAACTGCCTTCGCCTTTGAGGGCGGAAAAAAGCTCCTCATGAAACGGGTCATAGACAATACCCAAAACAATCTCTTTTTGGCGGCAAAGTGCCAATGAAACCACACTGTGCTGATAGTCATGCATGAGGTTGGTGGTGCCGTCAATGGGGTCAAGAATCCAGTAGCTGTCCGTATCTATCCGCTGCAAGCCGGTTTCCTCTCCGAGAAACTGTATGTCCGGCGCAAGTGTATATAGCGCCTTTTTCATAAAGTTCTGTACAGCCACATCAACCTGCGTAACATAGTCAGCAACTCCCTTTTCTTTCACATGGGTTGCCATTTCCCTGTTTGTGATTATCCCCTTAGTCTCTTTAACCAAGCTGATTATACGTTGTATATCCATGTTTATTTATAGGGTTTAATTTAATAGTTTTAGCAGACCGTCAACAGAAACATCCATCCTTTTGGAAACTTCTTCCAGACTCATTCCATCAGAGATAAATCTTTCTATAACCATCTTCATCTCTTCACCGACTTCTATGAGATGTCCGTCCAAATCATAGAAACGAATTACCCGCTGTCCCCAATCATGTTCAATGACACCGCCTAAAAACTCGATTGTGGGATGATCATTTAGTCTTTGCATAAAAACGTCAAAATCATGTTCTTCAAAAGCGATTTCAATATTGTTGGGCTTTTTATGAATTTGTTCTTTGGACACGCCGACGAGCCAATCGAAATCCTGTTGTAAAGCGAGACCGCAAGAAAACAAGATATTTCGTCCATAGTCCTGACAAACTTCCAACCCGAATATGTTTTCGTAGAAACTTCGGGCTTTGTTTATATCTGACACGGATAAAACCGTACAACAATATCTCATAATATGCCTGTTTATTTTTTCCAACGTTTCAGACGGGGAAAGAACTGACGCATCTGTTCTTTTGCCTGCTCGGGTGTTAAGTTAAGTCCGGTGTGCTTGTTCATTTCGTCAGTAAACTGAGCGCAAAAGTCAATCATCTGCTCCATTGTACAATCAGCCGGACCGACGAATGCCCCATCTTTGTAACAATACATACAGTAGTCTTCATTTAGAGAACCATCGGCATTTGTACCATAAATTTCAGCAGCCATCGGAATACCGCAACTTTGACAGAATTTTTGTTCCATAATTTTTCTTGTTCCGTTTTTCATCGCAAAATTAACACAAGCCGACTGAAAATCAATAAAAAGCGCAAGAAATTTACATCCTCTGCGCTAAATTCATCGACCGCTGCGAGTCGTAAAACACCTCATTATCATAATCCGTTGCAATTTTAATGGTATCGCCCTTTTTGAAAAAACGGCTCTTGGCCACGTGCAGGCGCATGACATTCTCCTTGCGCTCGGCCGAGGACTGGTTGAGCGATATGAGGTGCGTGCAGGGACGCGACAACCCTTTTGCTTCCGAACAGTTATATTCGGTCAGCACGTTCCGTTCGTCATTGAGCCAGTCCCGGTCCTCGATGGTACTCTGGTAGGTCACCACCATCCATACCTGCTCGTCCGCCGCCAAATCCTTGAGGTCGTTGGCCACGGCGATGCGCTTGGCCCGTTCATGGCTTGCGTCCCACGCACGGCGGGCGGCGTCTGTCAGGAGATCCATCGAATCCACAATGACAATGTCGGGATTGTGTCCCTTGAGCTTGCGGTATTCCGAGATGCCGTTCTTGATGTCGAGCGTCGAAACCTGCGCGTTGAAACGCGGGTAACTGCGCACGGTGATGCTTCCGGCATACGAGAGCACCAGTTTTTCCAGATGGCGCATCTCCGTGTCCGATATCTTTCCCCGTTCGAAATAGTAGGCGTTCTTCGATATCAGTCCTCCCGAGTAGGCGTTCAACGCCTCTTCCTCCGAGCCTTCCAATTGAAAGTGCAGCACGTGCAACCCGTCGTCGATATTGGCCCGGACGCCTATCCACTTGGCGATATGTGATTTTCCGACACCCGTCGAAGCGAGGAAGCAGGTCAGCTGCCCCCGCAGGTTGCGTCCGGCATTGAGCGCATCCAGATAGGGGATGTAAAAGCGCGACACACGGGGTGCCGTCGAGCGTTCCTCTTCCTCCTCACGACGGCGGTTGCGCTCGAAACGTTCCGAGAAGGTATCCGCCACGTCGATGAACGAGGTGTTCTTGAGCGTAAAGCCCGCCAGCCACTCGGCATATTCCCGCAATGTCTTCTCCGCCTTGTCCTGCCTGCTCTCGTTGTAGAGTTTCCCCACCTCGGCATAGACCGCCTGCAGCCTCACGCCCTTGATGTAGGATTCGAGCATGTCGGTCATCACCTCGGCGCTCTGTCCCTCGTCGTACTCGCGGAACGTGTCGATCAGTTCCAGCGCGTCGTAATCCTCCTGAAAGGTCTGCGCCAGCACGGCATACGACGGCGGTGTCCTGTAGGTACGGTAATGCGTGGCGATACGTTCCTGCACCCGTTGGAACGAACGGTCCGGCAGGTACTCCCTGCGCATGTGACGGGCCAGTATGCCGCACAGGTTTTCCTGTCTCAGGGCCGTGGCATACAACTCGTAGAGGAACTCCGCGCTCAAAGGGTTGGTCGTGCTCATGGCCGTACCTCCTGTCCTTTTTCCCACGTCTCACGGCGGATGCGGTAGAGTTCGGGATAACGTGCGGCTGTTCGGCAACGGCACTCCCGGGCATTCACACATCGTCGGCACGAGGGCGAGAAGGGCGTCCACAGCAAGGTGGACATGCCGCAAACGGCATAGCCCGCTTCGGTGGAGAGCAGGCGCCGTTTGGTCGTCTCCTCGTATTCGGGATAGAGGAAGCGCTCGAAAGGATGGTGGCTGCGGTCTTCGGCAAGTGCCGAAAGCCCCCGACGTGAGAGGGAGAAGCTTTTCAGCCAGCGGTCCTCGTGATATCTTCGTCTTCGATCCGCTTGCAGGTAACGCCCCACAGCCTTTTTCCCGAACGAGTGCGTGACATTCCACCGGCGGAGGTAAGCGGCACCGAAGCCGGAGATGGCATGAACCTGGCAGATGCAGAAGTCCGCCAGCCGCTCCGCGCTGACCGGGGCCAAGGCATCGAAACACGCGTCCAGCACCCTGTCAGCCCGTCCGCCCGCGGGAAAGACGAAATCCGCCCGGAGCGTTGCACGCACGAGGCGGGTGAAGAGCCTCCGGCTGCTATTTTTCCACTCGTCTCTCTCCATCGCGTGTCAGAAGGTTACGCAATTGCGATTTCGCCAAAAACAGACGGCTCTTGACCGTCTCGATGTTCCGGGTCTGGAGCGTCCCGTTCCGGTAGGTGATCTCCATGATTTCCCCGATCTTGTATCCCGCCTGTTGCAGCAGGAAGGCTTCCCGATAAATCGGTTTGAGCCGGTCCAGCGCCCAGAGGATGTCGTCGTTATAGAACTCGCGGTAGTTGTCCATGCCCATACAGTTTTCCGACGGCTCGTCGTCGGAGAGCAGCGTCGAACGCAATTCCCCGATGTCCACGTTGTCATCCGGGGGCGTCCGGCTGCGGTTGCGGGAGTTCAGGTCGGCGATAAGCCGCTTCGTGACGGCGTATATCCACGTCTTCACGGGTCGTGCCGGATCGTAGGAGTCCATGTACTTGAAGAAGTTCGTGAGGGCCTCCATGTAATTATCCTCGACATCCTCCCGGTTGAAGGTATACTTGATACAGATACTGTATATCAGATTCCTGTGGGGCATGACATACTTCCGAAGAAGTGCCGCCCTCCGTCTCGCGGATTCATCCCCTGCGGATGGATTCGCCGTAAATACGTCTTTCTTTTCCACACTTTCACTGACTGAAAAGAAGTTGATAACCAATCTTGTGTCCTAATCTGTCAGCTTCGGTGAGCGTCAATTAAAAGCGGGCGGCAGCCTTTTCCGCCGCCCCCGAATCTCAAATGCGAATCATTTTACAATCTGTACCTGCGTATATAGTAATGGAAGAGGTGGCAGGCATCCGCCGCATTGTCATCCACGGGCACGATGCCGTACCTGCTCTTGCACGCGGCGATCATCTGCGCTTTGTCGGCATGGCCGTCCCCCGTGGCCCATTTTTTCAGGGTCGCCGGGTTGACGAACTCCGGTTCGGGGAGGTCCAGCTCGTCGCAGACTTCAAGTAAAATCCCCCTCAGCTCCGCCAGACGCCGCAGATCATAGAAATGGCGGTTCACCGACACATCTTCGGCCACCACCTGCCGGATGCCGTAGCGGCGCATGTATGCCAGAAGCATCGCGCGGAAAGCGCCGTGCATCTTGTTGCCGTTGCGCCGTTTCGATTCGGTGAAGTTCCATACCCCGGCCTCATGCAGCGAGAAGTATCCCGTGCGTGTGGCGATGTCCAACGCCAGCACCTGCTCCCTTGTGAGGACGCTATTCTCCGATTCCCGACTCTCCATGCTCCTTCACGATTACGAGTTTGTGGGGATACCCCTCGGCCACGTTGCCGTGCGAGACGACAAGCACGGTTCCGCCGAGCGCGTTCAGCGCCTCGAACATCGATGCCAGCCCGGCTTCGTCCACCGCCTCCAGTATCTCGTCGAGGACCAATAAATCCAGCCCTTTCCCGTCGTCGCAGTTGGCATTGACGAGTTTCTGCATGGCAAGGATGGTGGCAAGGTTCACCCGTGCCGCCTCACCGGCGGAGAACTTGCCGAACGAGCCGCAGTCCACGCCGTCACGGAGTAGCGATATGGAAATCTTTTCGCGTACCTTGCCGCTTTTGAGTACCGTGTAACCGTCGAAACGGATGCGGATATCACTGCCGATACCTGTCAGGAACTCGTTGGTGATACGGCTGAGCGCCTCGATTTTGGTGTTGGCCAGATAGGTCTTGAACTGCATGAAGCGTTCACGTTGCACCTCCAAGGCCCGTACCCGGTCATCCACCTCTAACTTCCGTCCGGCAGTTTCCATCGAGCGTTGTTTCTCCTGTTTCATTGCGGTACGGAGCGAGCGGGTTAGGTCGGTCGTCGCGGCCTCGTTCACCTCCCGGATGGTCTCTTTCAGTGTGTCCACGGCGCATTCGGCAGCACGGATATCCTCTTCGGCCTTGCGCTTCTCCCGACCGAGTGCGGCATTACGCTCGTCGATAAAGCCGAACACCTCGTCGAAGACCTTCCGACGGATGCCGTCGATCTCGTCCTGCAGGGCGGTAATCCCTGCATGGGCACGCTTGCGGTCATGCTCCGCGCTCTCGACACTGCCTGTGGCGGCGCGTACCGCCCGCTCGTGCCCTGCAAGACGTTGTTCCCGGTCATGACAGTCATCCTCCAGTGCGCGGCGTTCGGCACGGATGCGGTTCTGCCGCATCTCGACCTCCTCGGATTGCTGCTCTCCGGCTTCTATACGTCCGTTAATCTCGGAGAGTTGCTGCTGACGCATGCGCAGCTCTTTTGTTCCCGCCTCGATGTCGAATCCGGGATGCGCCACCAGAAACTCGTGGCCGCAGGCGGGACAGGTAATCGTGCCTGCCAGTTTGTTGGACAGCTCGTCGATACCGGCCGAGACGATACGCCGTTTGCGGCGCAGGTCATCGAGACGTCCGGCAAGGTCGCGCAACTGCCTGTCGATATCCAATAACCGCGACCGGAAGGCTGCCGTCTGTTCCTCGTACCGCGAGCAAAAGCCGACATGGTCCGCCTTGAACCGTTCCCATGCCGCACGTTTCTCCGCCAGCGTCTCTTCGGCATGCCTGACCGCGGCATCAAGATTGGCAAGGGAGGCCCGGGCGACCTCCAAATCCTCCTTTTTGAGCCTGAGTGTCAGACTCCAGTCCGTACGCCGTGTGTCAGGAAAAAGCGGCATGAACTTTTCTATGGATTTCAGACATTCTTCCAATGAGCTGTCCGACGATTCCAGTTCCTGCAACGCCTCGTCCGCCTGCCGGACTTTCTCCATAGCCGAGTTGATTCCCGCGATTTCTTCTTTGCGCACGCGTATCTGCCCACGTTTGGTGGTGACGGCTGTTTCCAGTTCCGCAATGCGGGCCTCCCGTGTGCGTCCGCGCTCTTCACTCGCTGCCGTTTCACGGTCGATCTGTTCCTGCAACATCCCGATACGGCCGTCAATACCGGCCAGTTCGAGATTTATCCGTTGCTGCTCGTCACCGAGCGGTGCGATGTCCTCCTCGACGCGGGCGATGGCCTCGTCCACGAGGATGCCGTTCGAGAAACGGTTGATAATCTCTTTCTTCTCCTTGTCCGATGAGGAGAGAAAATCCTCATACCGGTATTTCGAGAGGATGAAGTTGTTCAGCAACTCGTCGCGCGTGATGCCTAATTTGTCGAGGATGTACCGGTTGTAGGCATCGACGGAAGGCTGTACCGCCTCGTCCGTCTCTACCTTTTTGCCGCCACGCCGGAGCGTGCAGGTGACCATCGAGCCCCCTTTACGGGGAATGCGACGGGTGACGACAAGTTCCTCGTCTGAAAAGTCGTTTGTCAGGTGCAGTTCGATGCGGCACTCCCCGGCGGCATCGTTGATAATCTCCTCCGAGCGTATCTTGCGCAGCGGACTGCCCGTGACACCCACGGCGATGCACTCCAGCAGGGCGGACTTGCCGGCACCGTTCGACTGCTGGGAGTCGTTGTCGCGGTTGTCACCAAAAATCAGGGTCGTAACCCCTTGCTGCAAGGTGTACGACAAATGGCGGAAAGCACACAGGTTTTCCGCCTCTATGTTATTTAATTTCCACATGGTCCGTTCCCGATTTTAGATAAGTATTCCAGTCCGACAGCCACGTCCTCGATTTGCTTTTCGTGGCAGAACTCCTCGTAGGTCTCGCGGATACGGCGGCTGTCGAATTTCTCGAAGAGTGACGAAGAGGAGGTTTCAAGCATCTCCTCGTCATCGGCGACAAGCTCCACCTTCGTGGCGCCCGCCTCCAGAAGCGCCGCCTTGTCCACCGACTTCACGGCCGCCTGTGGTGCGTGCACCCGTACCTTGACCTTGTAGCGGCCGTCGGCGTCTATCTCCCTGAGCTCGTCCATCAGGCGCAGTCCCGCCTGCTCCGCCGTGACGTCCAGCACTTTGTAACGTGTGTTCACACGGTTCTTGATAAACTCGTGCGTGCCGTCGGCATAGATGACGGTGTAGCCCTTTTCCTCGTCTTCGCCGAAGTTGTGCTGACGCGAGGAGCCGATGTACTCGATACGGGTTTTCGGGATGATGCACCGGTTGTGGTAGTGGCCGACAAAGACCTTATCGAACGCCTCAAAAATCTTGGCAGGCAGCTCCTTTTCGGAGGGCTGCGCCAGCGCCCCGTTGATACCCTCGTGGATATAGAGGAAGTTGAGCCGTCCCGGGTCGAGGGCTTCCTCCCTGAGGCGGTCGAGACGTGTACAGAACGAGCCGTCCTCCGGAAAGTAACCCATCATGTGAAGGACGAAACGGCAGTCATCGCTCACGGGCAGCGACACGTACTCGTCGCACACCAGCACGTTGGGATGCCGGTCGAAAACATGGCAATAACCTCTGACAGCCTCCTGATTGACTTTGTCGTGGTTACCTTCCGCCAGCGTGACATGGATGCCGTGCCCGGCGGCGGCAAGCAGGGCGTCATGCACCGCCAGCAGCACGTCGAGCGTCTGTGCGGCACGCGAGAAGAAGAGGTCGCCGCCCACGGCGATCTCCCGGATGTCCAGTTTCCTGCAAATATCGAGGGCCTCCTGCCAGTTGGCCGTGAATGCAGGGATATTGTCTTTCGACACGTGTATGTCGTTCAGTAGCAGCAGGCAGGGATAACTTTCTTTCATAAGCATGGTGAAGATTATGACGGGAGGCATAAGACCTCCCGTCGGGTGACTCTCTGTTGTTTCTTATGAAAGATTATCTGCGGCGTCGGGGGCGCTCCGTGCGCTCCGTCGGTAGCGGTTCGTCTTCCCGTGCCGTATCCTCCCCTTCGGGATCTTCCGGCTCGTGGCTTTCCGGTTCCGGCCCCATCATCTCGTCATAGATCATGTCCATCAGCTCGCCGTTCGAGGTGGAACGGGTCACGCGAACCGACAATCCCTCCTGTTCGATGAAAGCGCGGATCAGGGAGCGCAACTCCTGTCCTTCTTCGGTACGGTCGCCGAGAGACAGCCGGCACAGTTCCCCGTGGCGGTCGCTCAGGTCGTCATAGGAGATGCGTCCGGCACTGTTCTGCCCGTTCTCCCTGCTGTCTTTCGTGCGGCGGTCGTAGGAGAAGGCCGAGGTGTCCTCCCCGGGCAGTTCCCCCTCCAGCGTGTCGATGACCGCTTTCATGTCATCCGTTTCCATGAGCGACATGCCGTAGAGCGCGTCACATTGCTTGAGGAACTCGACGGTGGCACCTAAGTGGTAGCGGGTATAGCGGTAGATGATGTCGGGAATGCGCGGAGCCCCCATCAGCAGGGTTAGGTCCTCCGCGGTCAGCGGCTGCGGGTCGGACTCGTTGTCGATGGAGATGACGTACTCGGTCTTTGAGCCGTTCTTGCGCTTCTCTATCTCCACGGGATAGGCGTCACGCACCGACGAGATCGGGCACGGGTACGCCGGATTCTTCTGCAGCTTCTTCTGCCACAGCTTGAACTTGCGCTCGTCCAGGTCCTTGAACTGGGCGTGCGAGAGGGTCATCATCTGGATGCCCTTGCCGCGCTCGTCGAGGTCGAAGATGTACAGGCAGTGGCCGTAGTTGTATTTCAAGCCGCCGCCGAACGACCCTCCGTCGATTTTCTCGGCCAGCTTGTCATCGCCCGCCTCCCTGGCCTGTGCCACGGCCAGACGGCGGTAGGTCTCGATGGGGTCCACCGAATAACCGGCGTCCGTGGCACGGGTGACGGTGACATACATCTTCTGGGGCTTGTTACCCGTGGCAGGCTTCTCCAACTCCAGCAGGAGCTGGTGTACGGGGAACTCGTACCCGGGACGCGAGGCCGTTCCGTCCGCGTTGGGCGCCAGCGGCAGTACACGCAACCTGTACACACCCGGTTTGTCCATGCGGAAGAACTCCGTGCGGGCGAATGCCCGGTTCTCTTCCTGCGCCCGTTGCTGCGCCGCCTCGTAGGATTCCTGGATCCCGAGGAACATCTCTTCGACAGACATGCCTTCCATGCCGCCCGTCTTTTCCAAATCTTCTTGCATCGTAATTTGATAATTTATGGATTAAAAATGCCCGAAGGGACAACACGGAGACATGCCGTATCGTCCGAAACTGGATGCGGGGCGGACGGGTTCGGTTGCACCGTCCGTTTCAGTTGACAAGATTGGGAGTAGAGTCTCGCTGACCGTATCCCGCGGAAGGGATACTCATTTGATAATATGCGGGGGTCTTGAAGCGACCGGGTACAAAAATAGGAAAAACGGTTCGAACTGCAATAGATGCAATTAGATGTTTTTTCAAATCATTTTATATCAATATGTTACAATTTCTTTTTAACGATACGTTTTATATTCTGCAGCAATTCCCCGCCATCCGGCAATTCCCCGTGCTCCTTCCTGAGCCGCTTGCGGTTCCGCCGGATAAAGTCTTCCGTCTTGCGGCGACGGATACCCTCGTAATAGGCTTTGCGCCCGGGTGTGAGCCGCTTTCCCCGCCGGCAATAGAGTCCGTTCCGGCTGTACTCCTCCAGGTAGCGGCGGAACTTGGGCTTGCGGTACGAGGGGTCCTTCGAGGCACCTGCCACGGAATCGACGACACGCCAGTCCGGCTCGAACGGCTGCTGCCCGGGGCAGAGCCGCCGGAGCAGGTAGTAGACTATCGGCATCTCGTAACGGAGCATGAAACCCAGCCGGGTCTCGTCGAACGGGAACCGTTTAAGGGTTCCCGCCGGCCTTCCGTCTTCGCGCCTTCGGGGCACTGTCCGCCTCACCGTCCTTGTCTGTCCCGTTTTCCTTCCCTGTTTCATCTTGTCCTGCAATAATGGTGGGTTGTGCTGCCGAGGGGACATGCCTCCCGGCTATTCTCCGGCGACTCTCGATATCGCCGCTCACATTGATTCGTTTCATCATACAAAATAAGTAAAGTTGAGTTCCACATTCACGTTGTACATGCCGCTCTCGTAGAGTTGTACTTTACGGGAACCGCCATAGATGACAAAGGAGGTACCACGGTTGTACTTATGGTCGTCGTTCCAGTTCGCGGCTGCGCAACGCACGCTGTATTTGGGCGGCTGGACCGTGTTGGGGATGACTGCCACGATGCCGCCCCAGTTGCTCCCGTCCCGGCATGCCGTGTTGACGGAGCCCTGGATGGAGACGACAGGACCGATCTGGCGGATAAAAAGGTTACGGGTGTCCGTCCCTGAACCGCTGCCGGCCATCTGCAGCCAGCCGGTATCCGTGAGTACGGGCTGGTAATCCGCTGCAAAAGCCGCCCCCAGCGTACGGCACACCTGACGTTGCGCCTCGGTGCCGCCCAGCACAAGGTCGGCCAGCTTGGCATCCTTGCGCAAATATTCCCTGACCACCTCGTCCTTGGAGAGCAGGTTCAGCTTCTCCCGCAGGAGTTGTTGGGCCTGTGCCGTGGTCTTGCCCTGCGATACGAGCCGGGTAATATAATCCTGAAAGAGGTTTTCCACCCGGGCATAGCGGCTGTCGGATACCGTGCGGGTATAGAAATTCAGATTTTCGGCGATCGTGTCCCGCTCCGAGGCGTTGTAGCCCGTCATCAGCCGTTCGGCTTTCAGCCTGAGCTGCTTCACGACCTGGGAGGTGGAGAGATAACCCTCGACCTGAGTGTGGGACTTCCCGTCCTCGTCCGTGTAAGCGAACGAGCCGCTTTTTATCGCCAGCAGTTTGTCCCGCAGCTCCGCCGTGAAGACCACGCCGTCATAGGCAGAGTCCGTGCCGAGCTTTCCGGCCAGCAGGTCGTCTATCTCCGCCTTGGAGTACACCTCGAGGTTCCCCCGTGCCTTGCCCTTGTCCTGCACGTCGGAGAGGTTCGATGCCTTGGCAAGCTTCAGCTCTCCCGTGCCTTTTTTCTCGGCATCGAGGGTGTCCCGCACAGCCGCCTGCTTCCGGGCTTTCAACGCCGCGGCCTCCTCCGCAGAGAGCGAGTTGACCTCCGCGGCCGAAAGACGCACCAGCTCCTGCAATCCTTCCGTAATTTTCAGGAACACGCTCCCGGCATCGGCTTTGGAGTAGACATCGAGGTTGCGGCGGGCGGCCGCCTTGTCCATCACGTCGAGCAGGTTCTCGCCGGCCGACAGCTTCATTTTCAAAGCTTCGGCAACAGCTGCCGAGGTGACATAACCCGTATCGCCCCCGTCGAGCGTGCCCGTCGTGATGGCATCGAGCTTCTTCTTGTATTCGGTAGTGAAGTCCTCCGTGGAGAGCTGTTTGCCCGCCACCTTGTCCACCTTGCCCTTCATTCCCTGGGTATAGACCGTTACGGTAATATAGGTCTCGGCGACGGGCTTGCCGTTGATTTTCAAGGTGCCGAAAATATCGACACAACCCTGCGGTGCGAGAACGATGTCCCCGAGCGTGTTGCGCACGAGAAAGCGGAAAGTGTCGGTGGCGTCGTAACCGACAGCGGCGATGGCTACTCCCGCACTGTCCCGCCACGAGAGGAGGTTTGTCAGCTTCGGATCCTCTTTCGTGTAGGCCGTGTTACAGAAATCGATACCGCGACCGGCACTCCGTACCGAAAGCAGACCGCCGACCTCAACGGTGGCATTCTTCCCGATGACTTTCAAAATCGGCATACTTCCCGCCTTGCCGTCGTAGACCGCGAAGTCACGGAATTTCGTACCGCCGCCGTTCAGTCCGAAGCGGTTGACGCGCACGCACCCTTCGTCCGTAACGTCCGACACGTTGAACATATCGCACCCTTGAATCCGGATAGCCCCGATGCGGGCATTGTCGCTTAACGAGGTTCCGTACAGGATACCGTCCTCCGTAATCCGTGCCAGCTCCTTTCCCTGCTTCATGAAGCTGAAGGTGCCGTCCGTGTGAATGACGATTTCGTTGATCAAAAGCCCGCTGAGGTAGGCCCCGAGCGAAGCGTTGCCGTCCGCCTTGACGATGCCCCTGAGCATGTAGCCGTTCCCGCCGCTGACGGACACCGCCGTCTTCGAGGCGATTTCCTTCTGCCCGGTAAAGGTTCCGGTCAGTACCAGATCCTTCTTCACGGTCTGACGCGGGAAGGGCGTGTCCGAAAGTACGGCATAGCGTCCGAAGAACTTGTCGATAAAACGGGGAGCGTAATCCTCCGTGATTTCGATAAAGGCGGGGAGCGCTCCCGTGACGGCGTCCGCCGTGTCGGGGACGCTTTTACTCCCGGCGCAGAGATAGCAGGTACGGCCGCATTTGTTCGCGTCGTTGGCATAGACTACCGACTCGTGCCGGTTTGTCTCGTAGATATAATAGGGATAGACCGCGTCCGTGGCCCCTTCGAAGCGACGAACCTTGCCGCCGAGCCAGACATAACCCGGAGCGATTCTGGCACCGTCCGTCCCGCATCCGGATATGATGAAATCCGAACATCCGTCGAAGATGGCATTCAGGCTCAACGCCAGTTCCTGCAAGTTCAGGATGTCGTCCGAATAGGTATATCGTCCGCCGGTTTCGGCTACATATTCTTTCATGCTTATGCGTTATGATTAGGGTTATACTCTTCTTCATCGATCTTGATCAGATAGGTCCTGCCGGCTATTTTGTAGCGGTTCACCACGTACGAGAGCATGTAGACGAACTCCCGTGCAGGAATGGTAATCGGCGGGACACAGACCATGAAGCTGACCTTGTTCAGGAACTTTTCCTCGGCAAGGCGGTAGAACGGCCGGGGCTTCTCGTCTTCCCGCAAAGCCGTTATCTCCTCACCGCCGAACCAGATCGTGCAGGGGCGTTTATACTCGGCATTTTCGTGGTAAAGGTCCACGCCGACAGCCTCGCTTTCCTTGATGAAGATACGGTCCTTGCCGTCTTTGAGGTATTTCCCGAACTTGTAGTTCAGGTACCACTCGAAGTAAATGACCTGCGAGGTCATGCGGGCTTCGATGTGCCGCTCGCGGGCGAAGGTCCGGAAGCGTTCGTTCAGGCCCTGCAACGGGTAAAGACAGCTCTGCACGAAGAGGATGAACCGCCGTCCCGGCAGGTAATGCGGTACGAGCCGGTTCACCAGACGGTCAACGGGAAGTTTATACCTCATGGCTCTCGATTTTAAGTGTTATGGATTCCCGGAAGGTCGGGAGTTCCGACTCCTCGTCCTTGCGTGAGGATTCTTTCAGGTAGCCCGAGGCGGTATAAGCCATACGGCCGATACGTTGCAGGGGCTGTATCTTGCCGTCCGTGTCGTGGCAGGCGATGAACACGCCCTGCCCGGGGACTGCCGACTCGTCGATATAGACATCGGTGACGTGCTCCGCTTCCCGTATGGCATCCGTCAGGCGGGAAACATAGACCGCGGCGTCGAAGTCGATGCTCGTGATGTACCCCCGGATCTGCGCCCCGATGTTGTCGTACACCTCCGCTTCGGGAATGGCACCGTCATAAAAAACCGTCAGGCGGGGTACCAGCACGTCGCCTTTGGTAGAGATGACCTCGATGCGGGTCCCCGCGAATTTCAGCTTGTTGATATAGGCATTGACAGGAGCCAGTTCTTCAGCGGGGATGGCTTCCGGATGTCCTTTCGTGCCGGTGGCGACTTTCAGGATCAGCTTGCTGTCAAGGTTGCTGTCATCCGTGCTTTCAACATAGGAGACCTGCGTGATGATGCGCTTCGTCTCGTCGACTTGGGCATAACCGAAAGCAAGGCCGTCCTCGCGGACGATCAGCTCGTCTCCCTGCTGGTATTGCAGCAGCGCGTTGGCATAGTAGTTCGGCGTGCCGTTAATACGGCTGTTGATGACCTCCGAAATATCCACGGCAAAGACATCCAGCAGTGTCTCGAAACTGTATATGACCGCCGCCACGACCCACAGGATGCCGTTCATCACGGACAGCTTCGAGTCGCTGGCAAATTCCGTCAGCTCCAGCCGCCGGTTACGTTCCTGCACGGCCTCGTTGTATATTTCCTTAATCGTTCGACTCATTCCACGGTATAGGTTATATTGTCGATAATGAATTTCCAGGATCCGCCCTCGTTCCACGCTTGTTCGTGCAGGATGACCCATACGGCCTCCATGCCCGAAGTAATGTGGTAACGGCCTGTCTCGGCATCCCGTTCCGGTTCCCGGTAATCCCCAGTCGGGGCAATCGGCAGGATGACCGTGCAGTTCCGCCGGTTCCCGTAACGTTCCACGAGGGTTGTCAGGTAACGGTCGATGACCGTCGGCTTCAGCCGGGCGGCAGAGAGGTCGAGCGTCATCAGTTCATGGCTTCCGGCAAGCGGTGTGAGATCTGCCGTAACGATACCGGACAGGTTCAGAAGGTAGGTACCGGAGAGCAGTCGCAGGCCCTCCAGGGAAAGAACGGCATCCGTGAGTGTCAGCTCCTCCACGTGCAGTGGGCGTAACAGCACCAACGACTTCGGTTTAAGCCCGCTCCAATCGACGGTCTTGAAACAGGCTTCCGTAAACCACCGTACCGTTCGTCTTTCCCGCACCTTGTTGTCGAAGATATGGGTAAGGATTTGCGGGGTGTCCGTCAGGAAGACGTTCTCCGTATCGCTGTTGTCACCCCAGTCGATTTCCAACAAGCCCGTACCGGAAACAGCACACTGCACGGTGATAATTCCCGCATCGAGCGTGAGAACGGCGGCGGGCGGCCGGGTGAATACCTTGGGATAGACATGGCGTTCCCCGTTGGCGGGTACGATACCGTGCAGTTCGTTATAGGCGACCACATCGGCACAGATAGCGAAACCGTCCGTGTAGACAAGTTCCCGCCCGGCACACAGCGTCGTGGCAAAGGAAAGTTCCGGATTGCTGATCAGCAGGTCCACGACACCCTCGATGCTGCCGTACAGGTGCAGGGCGACATCGTAGAGGTTCTGTCCGGCCATGACCTTGTACTTACCCATCACTGTCCTCCTTTTCCACGGTTTCCAGCAGCAGTTCCCCCGTCGCGGAATCCATATAGGCGTTCTTGATAATCACCCTGTCTGCAGCGAACTCGGACTGCAACTTGGCGGCCAGACCGTTGTTCTCCAAAGATGAATGCAGGTAGTCGATCAGGCCGACACCCGTGGTCGGATGCCGGTACAGGTTTCCGGCGGAGGCTTTCAGCAGGAACGTCCCGTTCTGGGCCTTGGCGGGACCGATACCGAAATCGGTCTCTTCGCCGCTGTACACGGCAAGATGTCCTTCACGCGGCAGCAGTCGGTAGATGCCGTTCCCGTTGACGGCGAAGAGCGCGGCCAAGGCGATGTCCGCCGTATCGGCATCCGTCTCCGACAGGACCGGAAACCAGAACTTACCCGTAACGGGATTCTTCAGATATGCCGTACCGCCCGAACCGCTCTTGATGACGAAGCGGACCATTAACCGGCGCATGTCGGGTGTATAGGGAATCAGGACATGGATGCCTCCGTTGCCACCGTTCAGCCCGTCAAACCCCTCGGGCACGGCAATCTCCCCGTAACGGTACGTGTCGTTGTCCGCACCCGCGACGGCATCGAGCAGGCGGAAGGCGTGGAAACTCTTGCCGGCGACATTGCCGAAAGTTTCCACTTCACCGTACTCGGCGTCCATGATGATGTCCTGTCTGGCCATGAAATCTGTTTTAGAAAAGAGTAGCGGAGGAAGTATGTTATGGTTTAAGCCGTCGAAGAAAAGGTTCACGGCAAACAAAATGTCGATTTTTTGCGGATATTCGGAATAAGCACTATCTTTGTATAAAGAAATAGAAAGAGCAAAGAGGTTATGCCGAAACACCGGCACAACCTCTCGTTTTAACTTATAATCCATTCAACCCCGGTCTTTTATACATTTTTTTCTTTATTCGGGCGAAAAACGCCTATAATGTACTATATAAGTGGTTTATAAGAGGTTTCAAAAAAGTCGACCGGCCTTGTTTTTAACTCTATAAAAATGGCCTGACTGTGCAGAAAATCAACGATTCAGACCATAAAAGTAATAACAACGGAAGATGAAGCATATAAATTGCATCCTGAGGGAGCGGGTTGAAGTATAAAAATATTGTTTGATTAAAGAAATGGAAGAAAAAAAGATTATCAATGATTTGGAAAACATTTCTAAATCTACGAAGATTGCGGACGAAGACGGAAACCGTTTTTATAGAATATTTTGGGATGATAAAGTTGAAAAAGTAAATCCGGTTGAATATTATAAAAACTACGAATTAAACAAGAGGGCTATTTCATTTCGTGATATATTGGAAATGAAAGATCCTTTTCTTGCGGGAAAACTAACAACTGATTTTTATGTAAAATTAGCAAAAGAAGAAATTGAAAAGGAAAAATTCTGGGAAACCAAAGAAGAAATTGAAGTCCCGGAAAACTTTTTAAAGTTGCTTGAAACAACCCGAAAGAAAGATCAAGTTTCTTTATTGAAAGGATTATCCATCAATCCCGACCAATTGATTTCGTTGATTTTCAAATCATTTAATGACCATCACTATCTTTACAGCAGGTATCGATTTGAAAATTTACCTAAGGATTTGGACGATAAGAAAAGGCCTAAAGTCGCTGATATTTCAAAAGAAGGGGTAATTAAGACTGTTGGAGAAACAGAGTTGACAGAAGGACAAGTTAAGAAAATGATTAATGAGCGGAAAGTCATTATTGCCCATTTTTTTGACAGAGGTGATGATTGGCATTGTTTGTTCATAACATACAATAGTATTGATGGCAGGGAAAACCATAAAAATGGCCAACCTCATTTTCATTATATCTCAAGTGCTTTTGGAATTACACGAGATGATTTCATCAAGAGCATGGAAAATGGGAATTATAAATCAACTCCTATACATATAGATTTACTGGAATATGGAAATCAGCCTACAGCCAATGATGATAACAATGAAAAATAAAATTGTTATTATAAAAAGAGGATGCGTCAAGCGACACACCCTCTTCCTCTTTCAAAAAGAGTGGCGGCAGAAAGAAAGGATGGCTTATTGTCCTTGTACAGAATCATAAATTCGGGCGACCGTCGCCCACATGTCATCCGGGAGTTCCTCGTCGGAGATTTTCTCGCAGGCCTGCTGAAGATATTCCGCTTCTTCCTTGGAGAACTCCACGGCAAGCGTTTTTTCCTTTTTCACGTCCCACTCGATGCGTTTGTCCTCGGCATTCTCACGCAGGCAGATTTCCTCCCGTTCCTCATCGCCGATGGCGATCTTGCGCAGAATTTCTTTCTTGAGATTAAAATCCCTGAAGTTGCCGCGTGCCGGCAGGAAGGTCGGCAGGTAAAGGCGGTCTTTGACTGATAGTTCCATACTGTTTATGCGGTTTGTTCGTTACTTTTCCTGATTTCCCCGACCATCGCATCGAAGTCCCGAAAAAGGGGCGCAAGGGGCTCATCCTCGGGAATGTTGCAGGAGACGACACCCTGCTCCATATAGATGACTCCGATCTGCGGGGCGTTCCCCGAACCGTCCGTATCCTTCTTCCGGATGGACGCGTGGACACGGGTCAACACGTCATTGACAATAGAGTATTCCAGCTGGTAGTCGGCATGCTCCGTACTCTCTTCGGCAATCTTGGTTACCGTTACATTGGTGATGTTCATATTCGTTCGCTTTTTGCAGTCGTTTTATTAAGCATAGGTAAAAAAGGAGCCTCATGGTTTGGAATCAGCTGGAATAATTCAGTATCTGGTAATGAAAACCGGGATAGTTGGCGCAGAGAAGCGTCAGCGAATCGCCTCTTTCCATACCGTAGTTTGTGGTGCCGCCATTGTGGTTGCGCACGTTCATGATATTGACGTGCCCGCCCCAGTTGTAGTTGTAGACGAGCGTGAACACGCAGGCGAAATCCGACGGCAGGGACGAATACCCGAACATCGATGCCACGGAGGATGCCGTGGGCAGGTTGACGTTGTAAGTACCGTTCGCGTAGACAAAGAAAATGTTAAACTGCGAGAAATCAATGGTGTAACCGCTGCCCGTGAAGTAGATGTTCTTGATTTTGTTGCCGATGCATGCCGGAGCGACCATGGCGGCACTTGACCATACCCCGTAATTACGGTAACCGTTCTTGACATCGATATAGAGTCCGTAATTGTTCAGGTAGCTGTTCGATTTGTTATTGACAATACGTCCCGTGGCACAGGTTCCCCCGGAGGATGCGGGAAAGGTATTGGCCCCGAGCAGGACGTAGGAGGTCGTGTTACCGACACGGAACAGGTCATCGTAGATCGCCAGACCACCGCCGCTTCCGCTACCCGTTGCCGTGGAACCGATACGTCCCTGTCCGATGACAAATCCCCCGATGGTGCCGGCATTGGCATTGATGGTTCCTGTCATCGTGACGTTTCCCGAAGCATCCCATTTGATATTCTGATTGGCCAAATAGCCGGAACCGTCATTGGCGAAGAAAATCTTGCCGCTGCCGAATTTAGCCGAACCGTCGGTATTCAGCGCCCAATAGTCCACTCCCGTCGATGGGTTATCGTGGTAGATATAGCCCGAGGCTCCCATGACGATACGGTGTCCCGATGCGGGAGCCGAAGCGGTCAGGGCACTTGTCCCGAGTATCCAACCGCCGATATTGCCGCCGACAGCCTTGATGCCCGTCCTGTCGAGCGTCACCTTGACATTGTTTCCCGCGTCCCTGACGGAGATGCTGCCGTTATAGCTGCTCCCACCCACGACGAGAGCGCTGTCCACGATGACCTGGTTGGCCCGTACCGTGCCGGTATAGATTCCGTTGGCATCGATGGTCGTGGTGTATTTCTCCGTGGAGGTCAGGTCGAAGACGGTGGCGTAGGCCACATACCAGACAACGGGTGCGGAGGAAGTTCCCTGCACGCCGTCCACGTAGAAGAAATGGGTGCTGGAGAAGTTCGCCGTACCGCAGACGACCTTGTAGACATATTCCTTCCAGTCTCCCGTGCCGGCATTCGACGTGAGCCAGCGGTGCGAGCCTCCCGTGCCGATACTGTTCGTGGCCCAGCACAGGTTGCGCCCGACGGGTATCTTGGCGATGACCCGGGCGACGAGTACCTTGCGGCAGCTGCACATGGTACCGAAATAAAAACCGCCGTTATTCGGAGAAGCCGCACCGTTGGTCTGTATCTTCAGTACCTGCTTGCTGTCGTTGGGAGCCGTGGAATCCTGCTGACGTGTAACGGTCACCATACCGTTCTGGGAATTGTTATAGATACTGATACCGTTGTTGCCGTTCCAGAAGGTCGGGTCGCGGTAAAGCATCCTGCCGAAGGCCATTGCCGAGGCGAGTTCCTGTGCCGTCGTGATACCCGTGGTCCACTGGGCGCTGACTGACGCGGCAAAAGTGACCGTCCCGGCGGCGTTCCACGAGATGTTGCCGCCGGCGACCTGACCGGAACCGTCGTTGTTGAGTTTCCATTTGGAGGAGTTGGTGATGGACCCGTCACTGCCCAGTGCGATGTTGTTTTTCCAGATATGGTTATGGTCGAAGGCCCACCCGGCGATACGGTTGTACACTTCCTTGCCACCGCTTTTCGTGTAGTTGGCGGAAAGACAGAAGTACTCCTGATGGTCCCACGACATCATCTGGATACCGATGAATCCCGTTTTGACACTGTTGCCGGAAGCGGCAATCTGGCCGAACACGATATGACCCGCGTTGCTGTTCTGGTGCCATGTCAGAGTGATGCCCAACGGCTTGTAGTTTCCCGTGTACCAGTAGCCGCTGCCCGAAGATGCGGAACGGATCTGGAGCGGCGTGGCACCTGCCGCCCCCACGCTTCCCACCGTCATGTTGTCGCTTCCTATGTTGAACCCTCCGATCTTGCCCCGGACGAAGGTACAACTCAGACCGTTGATGTAGGCCGTGTTGATGATATTAGACTTGATGCTCGCCGCATCGAGTTTCGAGGAGTTGATGCTGCCGGCAGCGATACGGTCGGCAGAGAGCGTCCCGGTCCGGATGCTGCCGGCATCGATGTTCACGGCATTGACCTGGGCCGCCGTGAGCGTGCCGGTGTAGATGCCCGTCGAACCGATGTAGGTCAGGGGGTGTGCCGCGAGCGTGCTGTCTGAACTCTGCGCCAGGACAATGAAGCGGTGGCGGCGGATCTCCTCCTCAACGGATGCCGTGAGGGTACGGGGTGCCGGAGCGTTGGCCGTGGTGGAACCGCTCCGGAAGATAAGGTCGCTGTTGTAGGCAATCTGCGGTGCCGCCGGTATAGGCGACGGGCTCATGGTGCTGCTTTCGATAGGCTGGTCGGAGTAGATATGGTACACCGCGCCGGTCGTTCCGCCCCCACGCAGGAACACGGCGAACATGCAGCAGTTGCCGCACAGTTGCGCACCGGCAAACATGCGGCAGTACATTTCCGAGAGTTCGTATATGTCCCACGAGTAACCGATGCCTCCCCAACCGCCGAAGTTGGTCTTGATGAGCAGGACCAGCCCGCCCTTGTGGGTCGTATTGTGCCAGCTGTCGGGTGCCTGCTCGTTGTAGCCCCGCCGGACGAGGATATCGCGCTTGAAGTTCTGATCGCCGCCCTTGAAGATGACGGGATAATAGGTTGCGGCATCCCCGTTGATGACAATTTTCTTGTAGTAGCGGTAGCCGAAGTTCGTGACCTTGGCCGCCTCGATATCATTCTTCCACAGCAGGGATACGGAAGCGCCGAAGGTGACTTTTCCCGCGGCGTCCCATGAGATGTTTCCCGCGGCGATCTGTCCCGACCCGTCGTTGTTCAGTTTCCACCTGGTGGAATTGGTAATCGATCCGTCGCTGCCGAGCGACACGTTACCCTTGCGGATGGAACCCGTGTCGATTGTCCAACCGGCAATGCTGTTGCTCGAACCTAACCGCGCTACGCAGTTCCCGGCGGAATTCGTGGCATAGAGCCCGAAATCACTGTCGCTGTTGTAGTAGATCTGTACCCGTTGTCCGCTGGCGACGCCCGACCCCGCCCCGTATACCACAACGCGCTTGTTGCCGCTGTCTATCGAGATGTGCGTGGCGGTCAGGGCGGATGCCCCGATGGTCCAGCCGCCTACACTGCCCCTGGTGAACGTGCAACTCAGGCCGTTGATATAACCGGTATTGATGATGGACGACTTGATACTGGCAGCGTCGAGTTTCGAGGCGTTGATACTGCCTGATGCGATACGGTCGGCGGAGATGGTCCCGGCGGTAATCTGCGAGGCGTTGATACTGCCGGTATAGATTCCTGCCGCCGTGATTTTCGTCATCTTGGGATAGCCGCTGCCGCCCAGGGCCGTGGTAATGGAACCGATGGGTGCCGTCCACTGGGCACTGACCGACGAGGCGAAGGTCACATTGCCCGCGGCGTCCCACGCGATGTTGCCGCCGGCCACGGCACCGGCCCCGGAGGCGTCCAAACGCCACTTGTATCCCCGGATGCCGTTCGATCCGAGCGTGACGCTTCCCGTGGCAGACGTGCAGGCGCCTGCCGTATTGTTCTTCGTACCCCGGTAAAGCGAGTCTGCATCCACCGTCCAGCCGCCGATTTTTCCTTTGGTGACGTTCAATGTCAGTGCCTCGATGTTGCCGGCGGTGACAAGAACGGCTTTCAATGCCGCCGTGTCGATGCGTGCTGCGGCGATTGTTCCCGAGGTGATCTGCGAGGCATTGATGCATACCGCGTTGACCGTACCTGCCGAAAGAGTGCCGGTAAAGATGCCGCTGCGGTCTATATAGGTCAGTTTCGTGGACCAGCCCTCGCTGTCGGCCTTTTTGGTGATGGCGTCCGCCACGGCGCGGGCATCCGTACCCGCCTTCTTCGCCTCGGCGACATCTCCGGCGACATCCGCCTGGCAGCGCACCCACGAGCCTTTCGTGCCGGCCTGCAACGAGACGTTCTTCACCCAGGCGGTCCCTTCCGCACCGTTGTACCCGTAGATATAGAACGAGACGGGTTTCGAGAGGTCCGTCTCCGCGTCCAGCGTAAAGGTGTACGAGACCCGTTGCCAGCGGTTCGTGGCCGCCGGGGTCAGGGAGTATGAACCGCTGTTGAAGGCTGCCGAGCTCTTGCCTTTTTTCGTGCTGTATACGCCGCCGTGGATCGTCATGCCGACGGTGTCCACCAGCAGGTCGGCGGAGAAGGTGTATTTGTTTCCGGGCATCATCCGGGCCTTGTCATGTACGGAAGTGGCTATGCCCAACCAGCGGCGCGTCAGCCCGAATTGGGAATTCCGGTTGATGAGCTCCAGCACGGGAAATCCGAAAACGGTGGTGTTCACGTGAGCGTGGTAACCGACGGAAGGGCTTGCCACGCCGCTGTTGTATCCCGAACCCCAATATGCGGGGACATGGGTGCCGTTAAGCGTGTTGTCCCAGCCGATGTTCTCCTTTTCCGTGTAATTGCGGAAATCCCCGTTGGGAAGCAGGTTGTCACCACCGATTTCCACTTCCCGGATTTTGGTGTCCGTGGCCGTGGAAGCGGCAGCAATGGCGGCATTCTTCGCGGCATCGGCCTTCGTCTGGGCCGTGGCGGCCGCCGTGTTGACAGCCTCGGTCTTGGCCTGCGCGATGGCGTTCGTCCAGTTCAGGCTCACGCCGGATCCGAATTCCACCTTTCCCGTGACGGCATTGTATTTAATATACTGGTTTCCATAACCCAGTTGGGCGTTACCCCCGTTATCGACAAAGAAGGTCCTGATGCCGTTTCTGAAACCGTAAATGCCGTTGACCGTCTCGGCGGCAATCGTTCCCGAGGCGTTCTTCGTGCTGATGGCAAACGAGCCTATGGCGACACCGGAGATGGTGCCGTCGCTGTTCTTCGTCCCCGCAAAAAGTTTGGGAGTAATGACCGTGTTGTTGTTGATCAGTGTCTTGCCCGTGTTCCATTCCCTCACCCAGTCCAGCAGGTTGGCGTCCACTCCGGCCGGACCCGGGCTTCCGGCCCTGGCTTTCGACCAGACGAACGACAGATGATAGACGGTACCGGAAACTGTTACGGGGATATCCACCGTGCCGTGGTCGGCGAGCGTGGTCGCGCCGGCCGCGATAACATAGGTGATGGTTTTCGTATTATTGTTTACCGAAATAGATGAGAATCCCGCAGGTTTGGATATCGCTCCGATGGTAAAGGCCGTAAAATTCTCGTCGCCGCACATCACCCTGACCGTCGAGGTAAGGGTGACGGCCGAGAGAATCTTCCCGGCAGCATCGGCCGGAAAGACATATTCGTTCAGGGACTGGGTAAGTGTATATCCGTCCTTCTGTATGTAAATGGTCGCCTGTCCCCGGGCAACAGGAATTTTTGCCATATACCTTTTTCTGAAAGTATAGGGCAAAAAAATAGTGTCAGGTTATTATTGTCTGCCACTATCCTCGTGTTGGAAACAGCTTCCTATTTCGACACCTCGCACATCAGCACTCCCTTACCTGTTACGTCCGCCTTGGCTACGGTAATGGACTTGCCGGTGTAGGTCTTCACCACGGAGGTCCCGGCAGAGTTCCAGAGCTTCCATGTGTAGGTGTAAGCGGTTCCCGCCGTATCCAGTTCCCCGCCGCCCCGGTACAGTACAGCCTTCACATCTACGTCGTTACCGTTGTTCTTGATGGTGAATCCCTTCTGGCTCACCAAGTCGACCGTGATGGGGTCGGACATGTCGGTAAAGGAGATGATGTCGCAGACGACCTTGTTCGCCGAGGCGTTGCCGGCGGAGGTGTCCGTGTCCTTGATGGCGCATTTGAAGGTCTCGAAGTTGAGCACCGCGTCCGCCGTGATGGTGATCTCGTTGGTCGTCCAGCCGGCTGTCACGCCACGCGGATTGGATGACGTGAGACACGCCCATCCGACCCCGAGCATCGGGCTGTAGTACGGACACGACACGGTGGCTCCCGAAGCGGCAGCGGCACTCAGGGCCGAAGTCAGCGTCACGACCTTCGTGGAGGTGTTTACCGCTGAAATGGTATATTGTGCCGAACCGATGGTAATCTTTCCCCCGGCTTCCATATTGGTGACGGAAGCTACCGTAACGGTCGTGGCACCGGCTGATGCGGCCGCAGTCAGCGTCGTGTTGGCGAAAACCGATGAATCCTTGATACCCCAGGCATAAGTGACGTTCGTCGTGTCAATGGACGCACCCCGCCACAGGTCGCAATGCGCCTTGAGTGTCGCCACCTCGTCGTTCTTGAAGACCACGCCGTCCGGGGCGTATGCCACGGCGGCGATCATCGCCCCGGCGTTCAGGTGCTGCGTGAACTGGATCTCCGAGCGGAACGGAATCTCCAGCCCGTTGGCATCGATATATACGGCCTCGAAGGTATAACGTACCTGCGGAACGGATACCGTCATGTGATTGGCTTTGACGGTCAGGGCATATTTCGCGGAAGCCGCTCCAATCGTGCAGCTGTCCTGCCCGGAAGTAATGACTGCTCCGTTCTTGTACCACTTGGCCGTCCCGCTCTTCACCCCGGGTGTCAGGGTCGAGGCGTTACCCACCGAGGTGATCTGGTCGGTGGCCGTCTTGCCGCTGACGAAAAGCGAAGGGGTGAGGACAAGAAACGGTGACGCCGCCCACGAGGGGGCATAGGCGTTCGTATCCTTGTTATAGACTTGGGTGAGCGGTTGAGAAGAACCGATGAATGCCTGCAATGACACGGCATCGTTCTGGTCAATGATGGTGACCTGCCCGCGGGCGACTTTTACTGCCATACTGCTGTTTTATTGATTATCGTTCGTTATTTCCACCTCGCAATCGAAGACGGCCTTGCGGCACACGTCCTCCCCGGTGATCGTGATTTCCTGTCCGTGGTGCGGCGTGGCGTTCCACCGTTCGTCGCCTGCACTGTCTGCACTGGTTCTGTACCAGCGGAACCCGCTGTCGGGAATATGTCCCGTAATCTCCTCGCCGCCTTTGTAAACCCGGGCACGGAGTACGGTCGAGACGATTCCGTTGCGGAAGGTCGTGCCGTTCTTCGATTCTACATATACAGTATAGGCACTTTCCCCGTCGGTAAGTTTGAAAACCGTGTGTGCGGCCGTGTATTCTTCACCACCGGATGCCGCCGTATAGCGGAGCGTCAGCACTTCGCGCCCTTCCCAGCCATGAAAACCGGGGGTGAGGTGAAACAGCGCGTTACGGCATCCGGCATCTTTCCATGTTCCGTCCGCCGCCTGATATTCCCAACGGCGGGTCGTCGGGGAAAAATTATACTCCGTGGCGATAATGTCGATAGAGGCAGGTTCTGATACAGATGCCGATTCATCGGCAAAGTGAAATGCCGTGCCGCCCGTAAGCGAGACGGACCGTGGCTTCAACTGTTCCTGTGCCTGTTCGTCGAGGTCTTCCCAGCGGATCGTGACATCGCGCAGTTCGATGGTGTCCCGGGACCATTTGAAACGTCCGCCGGCAAAGTGTCCCGTGCCGTCGGGGTTGATGACGAAGGAGCCGTCGCGCGAACTGACGGATCCGTCCTCGTCCAACCGGAGCAGCGGGTGCTGGATGGTACCGCCGATACCGCCTTTCGAGAACCACGCCCCGTAATCCTCCGTGTAGGACAACACCTCGTCCGTCGCCTGATAAGGTGTCGCTGTTCGTCCGGCCTCCAATTGCGGGGCCGTCAGCAGAAGCGGCACGGAGGACGTAATGCCCAACGTCATCGGCAACGCTTCGGAAGCCCGCACGGGAAAAACCGCCTTGTAACGTTGCCACCGGCCGATGACCGTAATGTCGACTTCTCCGATAAGGTGTTCGTCCTGATGGAGCCGGAAGGTTCCCGCTTCGTCGGATTTTATCCAGACGGAGAAACAGTAGTAACTACCGACACGGGCTTTACGCCAGTCGGCACTCTGCAACATAAGGCGGCTGTCCGCCATAATCCGGACGCTCTTCCCGATTCCGACAGGCGTCGGGATTTCGACAGCCGTCGCACCGTTGAAAGCACAACCCAGGCTGTTCGGGATGACGTTCTTGTGGATCTTGCCCACGTAGAAGGTCGAGGAGAATCCGTTCTCGTCTCCGGCGGTCAGCGTACCGGCGATATTGACGTTACGCGTGGCATAGAGGTTCTGGAAATAGGCCCCGTATCCGTCCAACACGCCGAACACCGGATCGACGACGCCCGCGACCTTTCCCACCCGTACTTTCGTGGCATCGGAATATGCGGCCACCGATGACAGCCGGACTATGTTCAGGTCGGCAATCTCGCACCAGTCTCCCTCCGAGGTTAATTGCCTGGTAAGGTCGACAAGAAAACTGCGGCTGTACTGTTTCGGATATTCGACCGTCAGCACCCACAGCCGGTATTCCCACCATGTCGATACGCAAATCCGGTCTTCGGCATCGGTCTTGTTTCCGTTCGTATAGCCGAATGATATGGGGATGTCTGCCAGTTCTTTCGAGGCCCGGACCTTGAACGACACGAGCAGCCGTTCGGGATGCCCGACGCTCTCTTCGAGGGTCTGTTTCAATCCGAACGGCGTGCCGTCCGATGATGGTACCGTCCGTGTCAGCCGGACAATGCGGGAGGCCTCGGCGTCCGCCGCCCGATAATCGGCGGCAAGACCGTCTCCCGACACGGCGTACCTGGATTTGTCGGGGATGTCGGGGATGCCTCCGGCCATTCCGGGATAACAAAGCGAACGTTCGGTAGCCATTCCGTCGATGACGTCCATATAGGGAGCCTCGCTGTCTGAGGCCGTCAGGTACAATGCCCCGCTGCGAGTACTGTCGAAAAGATTGGTGATACGCACGAAATCCAGCAGCTCGCCGTTCTGTGGTTCGTCACCGTCCAGCAGGGCCCCGACAAAGTAGGGAGCTTCCCTGTTACCGACCGTTTCCACACCCGTTTCCAGTACAGCCATAAGGGAATAGACGGAACGTTCGCGTCCGGCATATTGCCGGTGGACGATATCCCCGGTCTGCAAGCCCTGTGTCTTGTCGGAATCGGGGTCGATACGGATCTTATATTTCGGGTAGCGGAATACGGACATGGTATCATAACTTTTCTACGGTGTCTCCCGAGCAGCTGTCGCTCACCCAGAGAGAACCGTTGGTGGCGGAGATTTTCTTCACCTCGAATTCGTAGGCACGGAATTTATGGCGTGCCACGATTTCATCGAAGGTGGCGACAATGCTTCCCGTTGTACGGTTCTGCCGGATGGCCCAGCCGCTGCCGGCAAAGCCCGAAGAGAAGAATTCGGAGGAGAGCGACCCCAGAAACAAGCTGTCACCGTAATGCTTGATGCCACCGGCAACGGCTTGCAGATGCGCCTCCCCGGTAAAGTATAGCACGCCGTCTGTCAAACGGGTTGCGGAGCCGTCAATGCCGATGTGTCCGGTAGCCTCCAGTGGCACGCCGACCGTTACGAAATCCGCATCGGTAGTAAGAAAGAACGATTCGGATTTCCGGTTCTGCGGAGCATAACGACCGGTCGAGGGCCGATGTCCGAGTCGGGTCGTATGTGGAACGGGTATCTGCACATCGTTTTCGACATATCGTACCGTTGAAGTCAGGGAGAGGTTGTCCTTATCGCCCGTAATCAGGAATCCGTCGGCACTGCCCATGCGCAACCGCTTGTGGATGACGATGCCCTCGTCCGACGTATCTATTCGATAAGTCGAGAGCAGGTCGGCGCCGTAGTCGTGCCGGACAATCAAAGAACCGGGAAAGCAGGCATGGCCGTAAGGGGAGACGAGCAGGCAGTCGCCGTCGATGTCCGAAAGAGCGGAAAAAAGCCGGATCTTGGGCGTACCATCACCGCCCAGCAGTAAGTCGCCGCCGATGCTGCCGAGCCGTATCCGGTTTCCGTTCTCACGCACAAGCACGTCCATACCGTTGATACGGATGCCGAACCCCTCGCCGAAAGAGAGGTAGCCGCTCAACGCCACATCCCCGCCGGAAAAGGCCAGCAGCGTTTTTCCGCCGTCACCCAACCGTACACCGTGCAGCGCGGACAACGCCCCGCCGAATATCACCTCTCCGGTAACGGTCAGGTCACCCTGCACCGAAGCGTCGTGCATTGTCCAGTCCACGGTCGGAAGATTCGCGTTTCCCCGGTGATAGACGTCATGCCCCGCGACCTGCAACTGTGCCGAAGAGATGAAAACACCGGTTTCCTTGTTCCCGAACAACCACTCTCCGGAAGAACGGACTGTCCCGGCCCCGATATCGAGGTGTGCCGCATCGAGCACTGCGGCGGCCGTGCCTGCATCATACCGCAGAACTTGCCTGCCGCCGAGATAAAGCCCGTCGCCGCCGAGGCGCAGATTACCGGTGATGCGCACGCCATATTCCACGCCGGTTACGATGCCCTCCGCATCGGTCTGCCCTTCCGAGTAAGTTTCCAGGATACGGGTATTGCCGGTGCCCGCCTCGAAGCCGTAGTCCGCACGCAGAATGCCGGTCATGTCACCGCCGGATTTCTTGAGATAGTTTAGTAACAGAGCGCTTTCGCCATTGCCGCCCTCACCGGTTACGGCTCCGGCAATAGCCGAGGCAAAACCGTAGGCGGTATTCTTCAGTCGGACACTCGTCTCGTCGCCCTCCTCGACACCGTAGGGATTCTCCGCACTCTTGCGCTCTTGGGCATTGAAGAAATTGAGGTAAAGCTGCGAATAAATCGAATAGCAAAGGCTCGACTTATCCAACTGCCCGATATCGGGATGGAGTTGTACGCTCATTTTGTGTAACTGGTCTTGGAGAGAAATTTCCGGATGCGTGAAGTCAGCGAAATGAAGTTGGGAAAGTTCAGGGGTTGCATCGTACCCATCAGCGTCGGGGTCATGATTTTACTGCACTCGGTCAGAAAGTCCAGCATGAGCTGCGCCAGTTCGTTGCCCAATACGAGCGGTTCGGTCGCCTGTTCGTCACCCAAGGTTACTTTGTTGTTTGCAACGGCGACGGTCGTAGAGTTTACCTTCTGCACGATCTTATCCGTTGTCTGTCTGACTTCCGATTTATCAACCGTCCGGGTAATGCTTTCTGCATCGACAACCATTGTCGCCTCCTTGTTCTTATCATTCCTGACAATAGTCGTTACGGAGGTTGCCGTGTAGTGTGTCGATGACGCATTGCCCGTGGGTTCGAGCTCATCGTAGTCCGGAGAGGAATCGGAATCCGGGTCCAGTTCCTCGGTCTCGGTAACACCGATCGTCGTTTCCTTGCGGGCGTCCAGCCGGATGATGTCCACGTGAGAGAAGTTCACCACATATGCGTAGCGTGTGGCGGCATCCATAAAGATGGTCACGTCGGAGAAAAGCGTGGGAACGAGCAGGAAGCCGCCCCCGTTGTTTGTAGCGGCAGCGAGCAGCACGCCCTTGTGAATGACCGGTTCGGGTGACGCCGTCTCGTCAGGGTATTCGCCCACGTCGACGGTGCCGCCGTACTCCGGAAACTCCTCGTCCGCAGGGTCGTCATGGATCTTGGCGACATAGCCGTGGACCATACGTGCCGTGCCGATGCCCGACATGCCGCCCGGAGCCATCCCGATACGCTCCATGCTCCGGCCGAGAGCGATTTTGCGGATGGCTTCACGGATAAGATAACGGCTGTTGTCTGTTGTATATGAACTTTCTGACATATCTTGTTTCTCTAAGATTAGCCGCTTCCCCCGGCGAGTGTTTATTCTCCTTTTCTTCGTTTATCCGGCAGATTTTACCTATTTTTGCAACCATTTATGAATCTGCAAATGGAAACGATGACTGATAATCATGAAATGATTCCGGACAATGAGGCACATTGCTGCCATTGCCATAAGGAAGAGTGTCGCTGTCAGGAGGAAGGCGGAGAATGCGAATGCCATTGCCGGGAACATGAAACCCTCTACCCGGAGTTACCTTGCATCGAGGCGGACCCCGACAATTTCAGCGACTGGGATTAATCCTTTCCGGACCTTATTTTATAAGGGATACCCGATAGTTGACGGTACCTGTCTTCGTCAAAGATGCATACCGTCTTCTGAAAGGTTCCGGTAATAAAGCAATTGTTTGGCCGCCTCTGTACATGAAAGATTAATTTCTATCAAAAAAATAACAATTAAGTATATCCGTTTGGATAAGGAGAATCGGGCGGACGTGGATAACATGGAGGCGGTTGATTCCCTTGCGTTCCGACTTAATGCACGCAATACGTCGGTATTCCTACAAGATACGACGAGCGATTTTCAGGCGGACAATCACTTTCCTATGTATATAATCGAACTGCATATTGGTCTAATTATGCACTAACAATTTAATCAATCCCGTCGGGGCTAACACTCAGCCGCATGACTCTCAAGCTATTTATAACCCCCTCCTTGGACATGGAATTGAGAAGAAACAGATACAACCATTTTAAATTGTAACTCATGCAAAAAACAGTCTGTCCAAAATTCCGGATAAGGTGACTTTGTTTATGCATAACGAAGGATACTATTTTAGATAAATTAAGAAAATCCGTCCAATAAGTTGTATTTTTTATCTATTAGATATGATATTTATACATAAATTTGCGAGCCGTAATAATAGGAATTCTTACTATAATGATTTAACCAATATATGTTATTATGAACGGAATCGTAAAATGGGGATTTTTAAGTATCCTTGGAATTACATTGTATTCTTGTGGTTCTGAAAACTTATATGACCCGGAGAAAGCAGGAGAATTAAAGCTTGCCCGGTATGAAGCTGCCTTTATTGAAAAGTATGGAGAAATCAATCCAAATCAAGACTGGGGGTTTGGAAAAACAGCAACCAGAGCAGTTATTAAGGAAGAACACAAGTTTGGTAATGATATAGAACGTCCTGCAAAAGTGACTGACGATGAGATTAAAATAGTTTCCGATTGGTTTGACACACACCCTAATCCAACTACAATAAATTTAAATTGGAGTGATTTTTGGATTGTTCCTATCTTACATTCAAACAATGCTTCTCAAATGAATCAAATTGTTATCGGTGAAGAAATTAATGATTATAACGGAGGAACTGATGGGTTGAGACTCATTAAAAACGGAAATACTAACGAATTCGGATATCATAACTCTACTACTGACCAATGGTTTAAGAATGAGAATTACACCATTCAAAAAATCGGGAATAATTATTACCTCGGCTTCTACTATCATGGACATAAATATGACAACGGGGACAAGTATTTTGGTGACCAAGATAACCTTTATAATGATTGGATATTTAGGTTAGTTCCTGCTAAATATACGAATGCCGACAGAGTTATGGCTGAAGACCTGAATGACACTAATGGCGATTTTGACTTCAATGATGTTGTATTTGATGCGGCAATTATGAACGATGGTACGACTATAATTACTCTACAAGCGGCAGGTGGCACAATGCCGCTTTATATTGAAGGTAAAGAAGTGCATGAACTTTTCGGTGTTTCTGAAACAACCATGGTAAATACTCAAGAAGGTCATAAGAATGCTGTTCCTTGTGTAATATTCAGGCTGGAAGGAGATTATACAGATATAAAGGATATACCAATTGCTGTAAATGGAGTAGAATTGCGTGCGGAAAGTGGAAAAGCACCCGGGAAATTATGTTGTCCAACCAATTGTGAATGGACGGATGAAAGAGAGAATATAGAAAAGCGATATCAGAATTTCCAGTCAAATATAAAGACGGGCGTAGATTGGTGGAAATAAAAATTAATCCCCCATGGGGTTCAATATAACCAAAAAGCGATACTTGGCACAATACCAAATATCGCTTTTTCAGTTTTGGACACTTACTATTAACACTGATTAAGGACATTACGGTGAAAACATTCCCGGTCCGGACGTATGACCATCCGAGCCGGTATTTCATTAATAATATCCGTTCTTTGATTATTGGGGCAATACCCAACGTGTTTCCGGTAACGATTTGATATTTAGCCGGCAATTCCAAGGTGAGGAAGAACCCGGTCGGATATGACAGTTTATAGGCATATTCATGTAATTTACCCGATACCCATGATATACTTGAAATCAGTTTCGAGAAGTACTACTTCCTAATTCTGTATGGTATGCTCAATTGCTGACGATATCCGCCGACACCAAACGTGGTGGTGACCTCTTCCACCAGGTAAACGCCGTTTTTCGAGGGGTTGCGGTTATCCACCAGTTCCACCTGCACGGCGGGTGGCAGTCCGAAATCTCCGAAGATGGTAACACTGCCCGTGATGCCGTTCAGGTTATAGTTACGGAAATACTCGGTCGTCTCCTCGACAAGCCTGTCAGAGGTGATGCCGATATGCGGTGACATGTATGGCACGATGGTGTAGGTCGAAAGATCCACCTTGGTCTTTGTAGCCGCACCTTTAGCCGTCGTGTTTCCGGTTACCTTATGCGTCTTCTTGGAAATCTGCGTGGCATTCACCGTCTGGAACTGCTTGCTGCCGGCAACCGCCGGGTTGTATTCGGGGTTCAGGCGTATTGTCACCTCGAAAAACTTCTCATCGGTTCCGAGTGCCTTGCCCGTCACGGCAAGAAATTTCGGGTCGGTCTTCACGATTTTCAAGTTATTTTGCGCGACGTGTTCGTTGAACAGTATCTTGTACGGTCCGGTCGATTCATCCTCGGGGAAGACCGGCTGTGCCTTGCTGGATGAATACGGACGACCTACGGCAATTGCCGGCATCGCACCGTTATCTTCGGCATCATATTTCAGGAAACAGTAGACCTTGTACTTCGACCACTCGGAAAGGATGTCGGCCACCGTGAAGTTGTCCGTCACCTTGACCTTGCCGATATGGATCTCGCACTTTTTCGTGTCGGAATGGAGTTTAAACCCCGTATCTTTCAGTATATTGTATTTTCCTTCCAGTACCTCGTTGACGGTCGTACCCTTGGCCGGGGTCTCGAAATGCGGAGCCTGCTTGAGTTTCAGCTTGTAGGCCATGTTCTCGCATTGGATCTCCAACATGCTCTCCGAGTTATAGCCGGTGATATAGCCGTCGAACATGTTCTTCATCACGCCGTTGTAACCGAGTTTAATATTGATGCGTTGCCCGACCTTGAACGTCGTCTCATCGACCAGCCGCTGGGTCGTACGCTTCTCGATGATGACGCCGTCCTGCATAACCTCCGTCGTCAGTCGTGAGGCATCCTTCCCCTCCAGCGTCACGGTACCGATGATAGTGGAGCGGCAAACCGTCCCTTTCGGGAAAGTGACCTTTGCCGTGCCGATAAGTTTCTTGTAGCTCTCGTTGATTTCAAGGGTATGGACCTCCGTAATCTCCACGCCGTCGGTTATCTTCATCGGACTGGCCGGGTCGGCATCACCGATGGTTATCCTGCAGCAAAGCACGTCCATCATAGCCATGTGAACTTTAAAAGCGAAGCCGGGTCGACAACCTCGGTCCCGAACTTCACCCATTTGATCCATTTGTTGGTATGCCTGATGGCCGTATCGACGACTTCGGCTTCGGCAAGTCTCAACTCCACGGCTTCCGACGGCTCCACGGCGATGCAAGTGAGTGAGTAGGGCTGCACGTTGCGGCAGTCCGTGGGCCGGAGTGTGTAACCTTGAATGATAAGCTGCCGGATGTTGAACTGCCTAAGAATCGTATTGTCGCAGTCGATGACGCCCTTGTACTGTACCAGCCTGATAAATTTCGATACTTCGGCTTCGGGGTACACGTCCGGGTATTTGGAGGTAATCCTGCCGTTGACGGTTATTTCCAGATCACCGCCCGAAATAAACTCTTTGCGGGTGTAGTCGCGCCCCTGCACCTGCGTCAGCAGGATGTTGTTGCGGCTCGACACCTGCACCTGCGGCCCCAAGTCGACGAACGTAACGAGCCCGTACTTGCTGTTAGGCTCCGCTTTGCACTCCCTGTTGTCGTAGTATTTCCCCTCTTTGGGGATGGAGAGTTCCAGATAGTCCGCCACGGTGCGGCCGACGATGGAGTCCGTGTAGTTTTTCGTCTGCGCCACGGCCTGCTGTTCGCTGATGAGCTTGTAGTACTGTCCTGTCTTGTTGGCGAGGCTGGACTGCGATTGTGTTTCGAGGTATTTGTCCCTGACCCGTTGTTCCCAGTATTTCAGGTAGCGGGGATAAGAGCGGAGCATTCCGTAGGCCGTCTGCGAGGCGACCTGTATGGCGGCGCGTTTCAACAGGTCGTGATGCCCGGAGAAATAATGCACCTGCCCGTCCTGCAATTCGGCAAGCCCCATGCCCAGTGCCAGGCGGGCGGTGTTGCTGATATATCCGCTCAGTGAGCCGTTGTTGAGTATGCCGCCACTCAGCAATGTGGATGTTGCAATTTTCAGTAATCGTGACATAGTCGTTATGCGTTCCAGGAGGCGTCGAAGTCATGAACGACATCGATCAGCGCCTCGGCGAGTTGTTGTTTCAGGTTCTGTATCTCTTCCGTTTGTCCCTCTTTGGACTTCATCAGTTCGATGGTCTTGACACTGAGCAGGCTGTCGATATTGACGATGACCTGCTTGGGTGCTGCGGAGGAGAGCCGGCCCGTCCCGGAGTAGTTACCCCCGGCACCGCCGTCATCCGGCAGGTGGGCGTTGGTGATCGGGTTTGTGGCGAACGGACGGGTATCGTTGGAATCCGGCTCGTTGCCGTACTGGTCAGGCGTGAAGCCTGCCACACGCATGATGTTCTCCGCCGCTTCGGCCGAACCGCCGAAGGTTCGGCGCAACGAGGAGAAGAATTTCACGAGGGAGTTATGCGCCAGCTTGCGGTTTGCGATGTTGTCCACGCGCTGTGCTTCGGTGGCGTTCTTGTCCAATGCCCGCTGAACCCACCGCCCGTCCTTGTCCGGCGAGAATCCCCATTCGGAAAGTTGCCCGAAGTCGAAGCCGCCCCTGCGCATCAGTTCCCGGGCCTTCGCGGGACCGGAGATGGCGTCCCGGTAAAGCGTCGCGGCACGGATGATTTCCGGGACGGTCGTCTCGTTCATATACCGGGCGTAATCGTACGTTTGTGCGGCGACCGCTTCGGGTTTGTCTCCAAGGTCGCTGTTGTAGACGATTTTCCCGTCCACCACACGCCACAGGCTTTTGTCCAGATCTTTGTCCCGCTGTCCGAAACGTTCCCGGACCGTTTTCAGGAAGGCATTCACTTCCGGTACGTTTCCAAGCTTCCCGAACTCGGCGTAAGCGGCATCGATACGTGTCTGGCTGTCCCGTTTTGCCAGCGTGATGAGGGCGTCCCGTATATCGTCCTGACGGGCATCGTCCATGTTGTACACGTTGTCCCGTGAGACCATGCCCTCCGACGAGGCGATGGCGAATTCCCCGAGGAATCCGGTCCACCAGTTGCCCGTGAAGGCCCCAATCTTGTGTCCGGATGCTTCCCCGATGGTCTTGCCGGCAACAACCTCGTCCACGGCCCGCTTGGTTTTCAGGGCCATGTTGTAGGTCTCGCTGAGCGAGGCGTAGAGGGCGTCGATGGACGGGTACCGGTATTTGCGGTTCTGTTCTATCTCTTCCAGCACGGCGTCTTTCGCCTCTTTGATCTTCCAGGTCTTGTAAGCCACCCATCCCAAGGCTCCGACCAGTGCCGCGATACCTGCCGTGGCGGCCACGGCACCCGTACTGATGGCACTGAGCGAGGCGGCGGCACCCGTCAGACCGCTGCCTGTCGCTACCTGTGTGGCAAAGAGCGATTGTAGGACACTTCTAGCGCCGACAGCCCCGCCTCTTGCCAGCAACGCCCGTGTCATTGCCCCGCGTCCCGCAACTCCCGCCGCCCGCATCGATGAGACGACGGCACGCTTCTGCGCGAAGGAGAGCCTGCCCATTCCCACCAGCCCCTGCACGGCCTCCATCGTCCCCGCCGCGGCGGACTGCCTGCCGATGAAGCCGACGGCGATACCGATATTGGTCAGGGCTCCTGCAACTTTGAACAACTTGGCAGCGACCACGCCGGTGAACAACATCGGCTCTATCCAATGGAAATTACGGGTTACCCATGCACCGATATGGCCAATGACCGTGAAGATGTCGAGTAACGCATTCCCGATGCTGACCAGTCCCCGTGTGAACTCGGGGGCCTTGAACTTGTCGAGCAGGGAGCGCAGCACGCTGCGAATAGTCGGTTCGAGTATCTGGTACGCCTGCATGAAGCCCTCGGTCAGCTGTGAGGTGACCTGCGCCCAGAGACCCTTGGTCGTATTCTGCTTGACGAGTGCCAGTTCCGAGGAGATACCCTGCGATCCCCGGTTATGGGCCGTCAGGGAACGCAGCTGGTCATAGTTGCGCACGAACATCATCGCGGCGTTGCCGCCGATCTTACCGAAAATAGCCTGCATGTCGGCCATCGAGGCACCTTTCCTGTTCAGCTCCTCGAAGATGTCGGCGATAGGCCGAAGTTTCTCGACCATGACACCCTCGATGTCACGCATTTCGGTAAACTTGACCCCCAGACGGTCGAGCACTTTCTGCGACTCCTTGGTCGGCTTGGCGAAACGTGTGGCCATGGCACGGAGAGACGTGCCGGCCAGCGTACCTTTCAGACCCATGTTACCCAACAGACCGATGGCGGCGGTCGACTCCGTGAAATCCACACCCGCCATACGCAGGTAGCCGGCAGCCATCTTATAGGATTCGGCCACCTCGACGATGTTGACATTCGAGCGTGAGATGGTCGAGGCGATGATGTCCGCCACGCTGTCCATGCTGTCGTTGTTGATGTCGTACCCGGCCATGATGTTGGTCGCCAGGTCGGCGATGTACGACACGTCGTTGTCGCCGATGATCGCGAGATTCGTGATCGGGCGGATGGACTTGTGGATGGTTGCGATGTCCATGCCCGCCATCGAGAGGTATTTCACGGCCCCGGCAATCTCCACGGCGGTAAATTTCGTGTCGATGCCGATCTTGCGGACATGCCGCGCCATCTCGTCGAAACGCTTCTCGAATGTCTTCAGGTCGGCATCCGCCACCCGCAGGATGGAGTGTGCCGACTCCATGATGTTGGAGTAGTTGATGGCTTTCGTCAGTTCCGACCGCACGAGGCTGTACCCCATGTAGGCATTGAGCATCGAGGCGAAGGGCAGGTTACGCAACGACGGAGTTTTGGAGTACTGGATACGGTTGATGGCCGCCCGGCGTTTGCTGCGGTAGAGCGTGCCGGCGGCTGTGTTTTCCCGTTGCATCAGCCGTACGGATTGCATGGCCGTGCGTTGCTCGCGCTGCCGGGCAGCCTTCTCCGCACGTTTTTGTTCTGCAAGTTCCGCCTTGTGGCGTCTCTCCTCCGCGCGACGTGCCGATGCGGCTTCCTTCCGCCGGGCGGCTTCCGCCTGACGTTGCAGGCGCTCCGCTTCACGGGCGGCATTGCGGCGTCCCCGTTCTTCTTCCAGTTGTGCCTTGCGGACACTGTCCCTGCGTTGCTGCGCCTCGTAGCGTTCCTCCTCCTGTAGCATGCGCTGGCGGTGCATCTGTTGGTCGGTATAGAGCCTCTCCATCAGTTTCTGCCGTGACTTCCCGGGCAGGACGAAGGGCTGCGGGGCGAACGGTACGGGAGCCACGGGCATATAAACAAACGGGGAACCGGCGGTTCCTCCGGTTCCGATACCGCCCGCAGGCAATCCGCCACGGATATTCAGGGAGATTGTCGAGGCATTCTTGATATTCCCGAGCAGCGAAAGAATGTTTTGCAGGCGCCGTTCGGCCAAGTCGGTCTTGACATTGAGTTCCCGCCCCTGTGTGACCGAGATCAATGCCGAGTTGATTTTACCGATGGCCTTGGTGATGCGTTTCTGGGCGTCGGTCATCGTCGAAACGGACGAGGCGGCATTCTTCTCGATGTTCTCCTTGCGCAGTTCGGCGGCTTTCTTCTCGTAAAGACTTTTGGCGGCGGACTTGATCTTTTTGGTGTCGAGCGTCTGACCGGCATTGATGGTCAGGCTGATCCCCTTGGAAAGTGTCGAGATGTCGTTCAGGAGAGCCTTGACACGCTCCAGTTTCTCCTCGCTTTTTCCTGTTTCGATGGTCAGCCGGTAGTCGAAGCTGCGTTTCTTGCCGTTCTTGGTACGGAACACACGGTCGATTTCGTCCATCATGTCCTTGATGTTCGTCACCGCCGGCGTCAGCGAGGCCTTGGCCTGCACCAGCTTGCCCACGGCTTCACCGAACTCGATGATCTGCCGGGTACCCGGCGTGGCATCAACATTGATGGTATAGTTGACCTGGTAGTTCTGTTCCTGAGCCATACTTTTTATAGTGTTCCGCGATAAAAGATTAGTGCTTCCCCACGGGCGGGGATTAAAGACGACCGCCGCAAGTCACCGGGGCTTACGGCGGTTATCGGGAAGGTCTTTCCGGCAGGCTGACCGGTACCGGCATACGGCTTGCGAGCATCTGCTCGTGCAGCCACAGGGCGTCTTCCGAGAGCATCGCGAACTCCTCGTCCGTAACGGTGTCGAGGTCCACGCCGGGGAAGTAGTGACGCACGTAGATCATCCGCTGGCGGATGCGCTGCCCGTCCGTGACACGCCACCGGTCAATCAGTTTACCAGTACGCTCTGCCTTGTGGTGATGAGTTCGGAGAGCTGGCCCATCAGACCGAAAAGGAAGAGCGAGTCGTTATCCACGAGTTCCCTGTCCCCGTCGATGAAGCAGTCACGGGCCAGCGTGCGCATGGCCATGACCTCGTCCTTCTTCGACGCGGCCATGAACTTCGAGAACTGCGGAAAGGTCGGTTCGCCCATGTAGGCGACGTACACCTCCTTCTCGCCGCAATCGGTCTCGCCGAAAACCACCATCGGATAGATTTTGCGGAGTTTCTTTTCCTCCTTCAATCTGAGAGCCTTTTCCTTAATTTCTGACTCCTGTTTCCTCGTGAGCATCTTTTCATCCATATCGATATAATTTTTTGATTCGAAAAAAGTATAGGGGGCGCTGTTCGTAAAAAGTTGGAAAAAACTAAAAGATTGTCCGGAATGAGAAATACACGAAAAATCCTTGGCGGATATGTATATTATCATTAAATTTGCACTTTATCAAAGCATAATGATAATGTGCAATATGAATGATTATATATGCGAACTCATCCGGTATCTTGAGAATTTATTGGGTGAAAAGGTGATTGTCAGGGAATTGGATGAAAGTGCCGTGGCCTGTTTGCCTATATATATAACGGGTGCCTATAAGTTGTATACCCTGCAATTACTGGGGAAAGACCTCATCTTACTATGCAATACCGGCGAGATGCAGTTTGCCCCGGCGCAAATCAGGAAACAAAAGGAACTCGTCGAGGGCAAAACGGGAAAGACGCCCCTCTTCGCCTTTGAGACGGTCGCCTCATACAACCTGCAACGGTTGATTATCCAACGGGTGAATTATATCATCCCCGGCAAACAGCTGTTCATTCCGGACATGCTCCTTGATTTAAGACCGCTCAAAGGGTCCCCTGCAAACAACGACACCATTCCGGCAATCGCCCAGTGCATGGTGCTGTACCATCTGCAGGTCAGGTCTCTCGCGGGGAGAACCGCCCGGGAAATCGCGGAACTGTTCGGCGTGTCCTATCCCAATGTCAACCGGGCTTTCCGCTGGCTGAGAGACCGGGAATTCATCACCCTGACAGGAGACAGGACGAAGCGCGTCTCTTTCAACCATGGACGTAAGACACTGTGGAAAATCATAAAGCCGCATCTGGTGAATCCGGTTGAACGCACCGTGTTCACCGACGCGGCACTTGATGACGCGCAGCTTTCCGGAATAAGCGCGTTGTCGAGATACACCCTGATCAACGGTGAAGGAAGGGAGACCTATGCCGTTTCCAAAGAGCGGTTCAAGGAACTGGCTGTTCCGACAGACAAGGAATTCGGTGCGAATTGCATCGAGATTTGGAAATACAATCCCGGATATCTTTCAGAAAACGGTCTCGTGGACAGGATATCGTTATTCCTGATCCTGAAAGACAATGAAGACGAGAGAATACAGATAGAACTTGAATCAATGATCGATAAAATGACATGGTACACGGAATAGAGAAATTCAAGGAGTTCTTTGCCGGCTTTGAAGACAAATATGTCATCATAGGCGGAACCGCGTGTGAGGTACATGAGGTGAATTATGCACAGCGCCCCAGGGCGACAAAAGATATAGACATCATATTGATCGTCGAAGTCCTGTCGTCCGGTTTTGTCGCAAGGTTCTGGGACTTCGTGCTGGCCGCGGGATACGGGAAACGTAACATCGGTACGGGCAGTGACGCCGAACACGGACATGAGTATTACAGGTTCAAGGAACCCCTGAATGAGGATTTTCCTTATCAGGTGGAATTGTTTTCCCGCAATAAGGGCCTGATAAACTTTCCCGCGGATGCCCATATCGTGCCGATACCCGTAGATGACGACTTGTCGAGCCTGTCGGCTATCCTGATGAACGACGATTATTATCATTTCACGATCGGACACAGTTCCGTGGACAATGAAGACGGAGTACGAATTGCGAATATCGAAAGCCTGATCTGCCTGAAATGCAAGGCGTTTCTGGAAATGACCGGGAGAAAAAACAGGGGTGAACAGGTGGACGGCAAGCATATTCTCAAACATAAGAAGGATGTATTCCGCCTGGCCGCGATGCTGGCCCCTGCCGAGACCTACCGGTTACCCCGGGCATTGCGGGATGATATAGCCGGATTTATAGAATCCGTCCGGGATGAACTGCCCAACGCTGACTTCTTCAGGGCCGCGGGCCTTAAGAATATCACCGGGGAGCAGCTTGTCGGACAATTGAAAAGAAGTTTTGAATTACAATGAAAATACAATACGCATCGGACCTCCATCTCGAATTCCCGGAGAACAGCAGCTACCTGGAACACCAACCGTTGGAAGTCACCGGCAACATTCTCGTGCTGGCAGGCGACATAGGTTATATCGGCGATGACAACTATTCGAAACATCCGTTTTGGAACTGGGTTTCCGATAATTACGAACAGGCGATCGTCATTCCCGGCAATCACGAATTCTACAAGATGTTCGACATTGACAAACTGTATAACGGCTGGACATTTAAAATCCGCAACAATGTCACCTGTCATTACAATACCGTTATACCGCTGGAAAAAGATACCGAGCTGATTACAACCACCCTTTGGGCGCATATACCGTTGGGAGATGCCTTCCGGACGGAATCAGCCGTCAGCGATTTCCGCAGAATACGGTACGGAAGCAGCCCGCTGGACTTCAACAGGTTCAACGAGGAGCACTACCGTTGTTTCCGCTTCCTGGAACAGAGTGTAAAACAGAGTACAGCCGGGCATATCCTTGTGGCAACGCACCATGTCCCGTCATTCGAGTTGATGTCTCCCGAGTTCAAAGACAGTCCGCTCAATGGAGCTTTTACTGTTGAGTTGGGCAGCTTCATCGCCAACAGCCCGATCGAATACTGGATATACGGCCATTCACATAGGAACATCGACAAGATAATCGGAAACACCAGATGCGTAAGCAACCAACTGGGCTATGTCTCCGGCAACGAGCACCACTCGTTCGACAAAGGAAAATACATCGGGATTGAGCCGTAGGACAGCGGGTTAAAGTTTGACCAGCTTACCCTCGATGCCGCAGCATTCCAACACGGCGGTATTTTCTTTGTCGAACGCGATCAGGCAGGACGGAGCCCCTGCCGTACCGCCCTGCTTACCGGTTACATGATAGAAGCTCAGCCGCCCCCGGATAAAAAGTATGGAATCCGCGTTCGGGAATATCAGTTCTTGGAACAGCTTCGTGTCCGTTCTGGCAAAGGTCAACGCGACAGCGTTCTTATGCTCCACGCATCGCCTGACAAACTGCACGATGAGTGCCGTGTCATACGGCGGGTTGCAGAACACACGTCCGAACCACGGCTGTTTGAGTCCGTCGTCCTCGACAGTGTAATGATGCGCCGCTGTATTCCACGGACGGTTTACCGGAGCGCAGGGATCCAAATCAAACGGCTCCAGCCGCCTCAGGATATGTGGCGGTGTGAGCCATTCGTTTTTGCCCGTAGAGGATTTGCCCTCAAAGGTTACATTCATACGACTTAGATTGTATCCCCCGAGCCAATCTGTATATCGAAAGGATTGAGGTCGAATTCGTGGGTAATGTTTGTGTCGTCCTGTTGCGACTCGAGACAGTCTTCGGTGAAAATACAGCCTTTGAGCGTGACGGTAGTGGTCGTCCAGTCATCCGATGCCATCGGGTTGGCAAAGGAGATGATCAGGTCGAACTCCCCGATTTCGAGCAATGAGCCGTATACCGAGCGCAACAACTGCTGCGTGGCGTAGTCCATCGTGATGGAAGCCGTATAGGTGATGTTTCCGAACCCGCGCGAGACGGGTTTCCCGCCCATGCCGTAGTTGGATTCCACCTTGCGTTTCTTTGACCACTTGATGGCCGACACGCCCTCGAGCGTGGTCGATCCCTCGTCGATCCCGAGTGCCGTGGAGGCAAGGGTGATCATCGACCATGAATATGCTACATTGTTTATAATTGCCATTTCTTCGATTATTTAGCGGTTAACGACAAGCCTTCCTCGACATAAATCTTCACGGCCACGCCGACAGGCACGATGACGTAGGAGATTCGGAGCGTATCGTCCACCAGCACGTTTTGGTTGGCATCGATGGTAACCGCGTACCCGGAAATCTCCTGTGCCGCCTGCATCTTGGCGAGGATATCGCCGACGAGCGTCTTGAATGCCGTGATTTTCGACGGGGCGAGGAACCCGGTCGAAGGGTTGACCATCAACGGCGAGTTCACGTACGGCAGCAAGGCGGCACGCACGGCACGCCGGCTCTTGTTGATAGTGCGGTTACGGGCGATAGTACGGTAGTCTCCGGTGGAACAGGTCTGGTCCTTGGAGATATAAATGCCGTTTTCACGGCCGGCGTATTTGATGGGGAAGATATAGCCCTTGTCGTCCAGTTCGTCGAGCAGCGAGGGCGGGAGCGACTCGTAACGGTTCAGGCTCAGAAAATTCTCTTCTGCCTCGTCGAGGTTGATGTCCCCGAATCCCAGTTCGATTTCCTGGAAATGGTCGGTGAAGAGGTTGAACTGCTTCACCCATGCGATCGACTCGTGCACGTTGGCCCCGGCAAGAGCGCCCATCACTGCCCCGAGGAATCCCACGGGCGTATGGTTGCGGTTGCGCATCTGCATGAGCGTGACGGTCTCATGGTGTGCCTGCCCGAAGATGCAGCTGATACGGCTTGCCTCGCAGATGCACGAGGGCACGCGGTTCAGGTCTATCTGCCGCCCCTCGGTGGTATCGGTTCCCGTGTTGGAAGGGTTGGCCGAGAGGACAAGCGAGAGCGGCTGGTTCAGTTCCGCCAGTGAGACGGCCACGTCGTTGAGCCCCCTCACGAGGTTCAGGCTGTACTTCTCCGCCGCGCCGCCCGCTTTCCAGAGCGGCTGTTCGGTCCAGATGCCCATCTGGTTGATCATGCCGCCGGCCGCACGCTGCATGATCTCGACGGCTTCCCACGAGGCGGAACAGTCGGCAAACATCACGTAGAGCCTGCCCGTGCCGTTCACGCTGCCCGACATGCGGAAAAACTCCCGGATGTGGTAGGCCGGAATACCGTGCAGGAAATTCACGTTCGCCTCTTCCTCCCCGGTCGCCTCCACACGCTCGATGATACCGAAGTCGCTGACGGCGGACTTGAAAGAGGTGATGTAACACACGTCGCCCAATTTGAGTTTCGACCCGTTCGTCTTGCCGTACCCTTCGGTGAAGAGCGTCGGCTGTAACGACACGTCGAACAGAAGTCCCGTCACCTTCTCGTTGGAGAAGCCGGTATCGTACGGGATGTTGCCGTCCACGTCCTTGATGAAAACATTTCCGAGTGCCATAAGTTATGATTGGTCTTTAAGCTGGTTGTAAAAAGGATTCTCATACAGCGCTGCCCCGCCGCGGATGGACTCCGGCGTATCCGGAGAAAAAGTCCCGCCGTGGGCGTCGATATAGAGCGAGGGATAAGCCGGGAACTTTTTCAGCAGCCCGAGTGCATGGGCGTCCGGTGCCTGCGTTCCCTGATGATTCTCTTCCTCCGGTCTCTCCGGCTCTGCCGGGGGTGCTGTTTCGGACCGGTCCGGCGTTGCTCCGGGATGCCCGGGTGCCGTGCCGTCCGGTGTTCCGGTCGTACCGGCCGCTTCATTTTGCAGGGCATCATCCGTTTCAGTCCGGGGCTTCTCCTCCGTATTGATTTTCTTTGCCATGATTGTCGGATAAAATTTGGGGAGCGGGGTTTCGACTCCGCCCCCCGGGTGAGACATTCAAATCAGATGAAAGGTGGAATATCGGTTTATGCGGTTTTCTTGTAGGCCGTATGCACGACGATTTCTGCCGGGCGGACGATGTTCACGTCCATCTTCATCCTCATCTGGAAGAAGAAGAGCTCGGAATTCGCCTGCAGACGGTCGATTTTCAGGACATCCGTGTCATTGGCGTAGTCCACGCCCATCCAGAGGTTGGAGTCCATGCCCGTGGAGAACTCGCCCAGCACCATCGTATGTTCGGGAATGCCGACGATGGGGATGATGCGCTTGCCCTTGAAACGGTACTTGTTCACCTCGGTATTCTCCGAGTACTTGACCTGCTTGTCGGAAATGTACTGGTCGTACGCATCCCAGGCATCCCATCCGATGATGAAGGCCAGCGAGGTCTTCTTGCGGATCTGTTTCGGGCACTTTTTCCACATGGCGTACAGGGCCGCCTCGACCGCCGCTCCGTCCGTCAGCTCGGTCGTTCCCGAGACGACGCACTGCCCGCCGGCGATGGTCTCGGCATCCGTGGCGTTCACGTTGTCGAGGATGCGCTTGATGACCCCGTCGAAATACTTCTCACGGTTGGCACCGATCTTCGTGCAGCCGGCGGGTTCCGTGATCTTGGCCACCGTCTCGCCGCCTTTTGCCGCCGTCCAGATGGCGTTTCCGATGTACTCGTTCTTCTTCTCTATCAGCAGGCGCAGCATGGTGGCCTGAATCTTCGGGTCGAGCTCGCGGAAGACGAGGTTGCCCTCCGGCTGCGCGAACTTCCAGTACTTCTCGTAGTCACGGGGATTGAATTCCACATAGATCATAAAATCCGAAGGTTCGAGGTAACGCTCGGTGAGCCGGTACTCGTTGAACCCCTCGTCGCCCTTGGCGCCGTGGATGGGCTGCGGGGTCGGCATATTGTCCTGGATGACGTTGCCCAGCTTGATGGCCGGAAGGGTGTAGCGGTGCTGGATGCCCGTCTTGATATGGATAAGGCCCTCCCGCACCGTGTCGTTACCCTGCACGGTATAGGTCAGAAGGTCTTCCAGCACCTCGCCGGAGTAACCGTTCTGAAGAAAGTTTACAGTATCTGCCATTGTCGAATGAGTTTACTTGTTTCACGAATGAATCTCAGCCGACTGGCGGACCGTTCCCCGCGCGAGGCGTGATGCCCCCGGCATGTCAGTTTATAAAAAAAATTACAAGTTTCGGGAAGTTCACGCGAGACCGGTTATCCCAGCTTGCGGAACTCGAAGTTCTTGCCCACGACTTCCGTGACCTTCTCGGCCATCAGCTGTTCGGCGGTCCTGGCCGCTTCGGCTGCCGCCTGCACGTTTCCCGTGTCGGTGGCGATGGCCTCCGATATCTTTTCCCGGACGGGAATGGAGGCCAGCGTGCTCTCGGCGAGAGCGAAATTCGAGGTGGCCATCTCCACCCACTGGGTCTTCGCTTCACGGCCGATCTTACCTTCGGTGATGGCGTTCTCCACGAGCGTCTCGATGCGTGAGGCCTGCTCCTCCTTCTCTTTTTTCTGGAAGGACGCGAGCTGTGCCGTGGCTGCCGAGAGGTCCTTCTGCAGGTTCTGTATCGCGGCTTCCTTGCCGGCGATGACCGTCTGGGCGTCGCTGAGCGATTTTTCCAACTCCTTGTACCTGGGTTCCAACGCCGCCAGTTCCGAGATGCGGGCCATGACGTCCTTGACCTCCTTATCCTTCATACCGAGTGAGGCGGCAATCGCGCCATACTCGAAACCTTGTGTCTTGTTTTCGTTTGCCATATTGTTTTCCGTTTGATTAAGAGTAGTCCCCTCTGTCTCGAAAAGTTTATTTTCAGCCGAGATCCTGCTCATCAGTTCCTGTATGGAGGCCGTGTCGGTCATGGCGGCTATCTCGTCATGTACCTTCTCGCACAGCTGCTTCGAGGTGCGGATGACGTTCTCCGCCGGGATGATTCCCGCTTTGACGGCCGCCGGGGCGTCGAAGTAGGTACCGTCCTTACCAGCCTCCCCGTTCATGATGGCACGGACGTGTTCCGCTTTCAGACCGAAACGCTTGCGGTAAATGGTCTCTATCTGTCTGGTGAAAGCCTGCACCATATCGGACACGCCGTCATCCGTATCATCACCGGGTAACATGGGGTTGTGTATCATCAGTATGGCGTAGTCACGCATCAGAGAGCGTTTACCCGCCGCCCAGATAATGGAGGCCATCGACGCCGCGATACCCTCGATGACGCATTCGGTATCGACCTTCGCATTGGCGATGGTCGAATAGGTGGACATGCCGTAAAGCACGCTGCCGCCCTCGGAGTTGATCAGCACGCGGATGCACGAGGGCCGGACGATGTTTTCCAGAAAGTCAAACTCGTCGTTGAAGCGGGAAGTCGTCTCTTTCGTCACGCACCCGAAAAAACGGATGACGGCCGGCTCGCCCGTTTTCGCCTCGCCGACGACGTATTCAAGTGTATTAATGTCCATGAGAACTGTCTTTTGGATAAGAGTAGCGGAGGAACGCCCGAAAGGTTGAAAACAAAAAGTGGGAGGTGTCCGCCTCCCGTTCCGGGTGTTTTTGTCCTGCCGTTTTCCGGTCATTCGAACAGGCTCAGAATAAAATCCCGCCCTTGGGATGTCCAGACCGTGAACGTGCAATAGAGCGGTTCCCCCGAGGTGTCAAACCCGTTTTGGAAGGTGCGCTTGCGGGTATACCCCTTGCCGTCGTACTCCGGTGTCAGTATCCAGATATGCCCGCAACGGCGTTGTATGCCCTTTTCCTGCAGGATGCGGTTGAGTTCCGCACCCGTCATACCGAGTTCCGCGGCGATTTGTGAAATACGGTAAATCCGTTTATCGTCAGGTTTGCGGCTGCCATGCACTTTGTCATAGAACTCCACTTTGTGCATCTGGGCCTCCAACGTATCGAGCAGCCGGTCGTTCTCTTCCCGCAGGGCGATGCTTTCCGCATATCCGTCGCACAGCTGCTCCACGACTTTCAGGACAAACCGCGGGTCTTCGGCAGCACGTGAGACTGGATCGGGGCTCACGGTCATGCCGTAGTGTAGCAGCTCCTTGATGCGGTCATTGCACCAGATAGCGAAAATAGGCGATAGCCAGCGGGCGAATTCCAGCGCCACGTCCTCGTGGAAGAACGTGCCCTGAATGCCGTTGCCGCCCCGGATGACCTGTACCAGTTCCGTTCGGGGAATCCCCCGAACGGCTGATAACGAGCGGAGAAACTCCTCCGTCTGCTTTAACCGTGTCCAGTCGCTGGGCTGCTTGCGGAACGGCTTGGCCATCTCGGAGGCATTGACCGTCACCTGCCGTTCTCCGACCTCAAAGGTCACCGGGTAGTCGTTGTAATCGAATGTCTGTAATGTCGTCTTCATCTTTTCCCGTTTGAATGTCTTTTCTGTAAGCGTAGGAGTTACCCGATAAAAAAGATTGCCGCCGGCCCCGTTTTTATGGATTTTCGTCGCCTTCGTCCCCATCCGTGTCCGGCTCATCCACCTCCACGGAGGGTCCGAACCCCGCCGCCTCGTCATACGCCGGTTCGGGATGATGTCCGTGTCCTGCCGTGTCGTGCTCCGGCGCGTCGGCATGCTGTGTGAAAGGCGGCATCACGAGGTAACGTTCCACCCAGTTCCGGTAGCGCCATGCCGATGACTCGCGGAACCATACCTCGTAGTCTATCCAGTAGGCTTGCAGCATGTTGGTCGTCTGCGGCATGTCGAAATAGGTGAGGTTACACCGCTCGCCAAGTGCAGGCTCCCGATCCTTGGCGTCCTGGATGGCGACGTTCAGGCGCTGAAAAACGATGAAGGGGTCGCACTCGTGGTCCGGATCGGAGTTGTTGAGCGTGTCGAGGATGAACCTTACACGCATGGTGGCACGCCCCTCGCCGATACGCTGCTGCTGCACGAGATAGCGGATATTGACGAAATGGATGAACACAGCGGGGAACGCCGTCTCGTACTCCGTGTTCTCACCGCGCACGATACGGGCGAACTGGCCGTTGTCAATGGCGACGGTTCTGAACAGCGGCGGCGAAAACGGGTCGTCGGGGTCCTCCCGCACGGTGAGTATGGCCCGCCGCACGGCGTGGTAGATGTTCACGAACGGATTTTCCGCGACTTCCTCCGGAGGGCTGTCCGGCACCGGCACGGGGACCGGCTGCCGTGGTGGTTCAATGGGGTGCTTGTCCTTGATCATGTCTTGGGGAATCCTTCAAATATCATGTCGATGAAATGCGAGGCGATATGGCTGTCTATCTTCGGGGAGAAACCGATGAAGGGCCGGTGTACGGGACGCCGTGACGAATACTGGTTCACGGTGTAAAGTCCGAATCCCGGATCGGTATTATGCACGGCGGCATAGTTCTTGTAACGGTCCGTCTTCCGGCCCCGTTTTCCCCGTACCGGCGTGCTCTTTTCGGTGGTATAAATCCAGTAGTAGGCACCTTTGCGGAAAATACGCGTCCGGTCGGCACGGCGTCCGACAATATCGACACGCTTGGCTTCCCCCTTCATGCTCCGGGCCAGTGTCCCCGTGTCATTCATCACCGGATGGGTGAACTTCTTGCCCCAGCGGGAAGTGCGTGGCGCCCATTTCTCCCCGCCGCAGAATCCTCCGGCGGGGAAAGATGCCCCGAACTGCTGTTTGGCATAGTCCCCGGCCACGGTCGCGAAGTTGAATACATTGTTCTCGAGACGGCTGGCCATTGCGGTTGTCCATTTTCCTTTCACCCATTGGGCGCAGAATTCATCAAGCGTTATCTTGGGCATGATTGAACTTTTCTTTTATGCGTTTTACAATCTGTTGTACATATTCAGGCAGCGGCCCGGCAAAATAGGCGTGAGCCGGCGAGAAGATCCTGCCGCCCGTGGCCAGACTCTCCCGGAAAACGGGATCCACGTACCGGCGGTACTCTCCGGCGGCGGGGAGCGCCCCGTATACCGACGCGAACCCGTCCGCGACAAGGAAGCAGCGGCACCCCCATTCGATAGGGGGAATCAGTTCCGGCGGGAACTCCGACTTACGGTAGGAAATGCCTTCGAGCGAGAGATGCCACGGCCGCACACGCTCGTCCCCCTGCGTCATGTAGGTCACGACGGTTTCGGGGCTTATGGTCAGCCACCAAGCCGCCATCGAGGCGGCAAACAGTACCTGGTCGTTCTCCCGGGCGGCGTAGATCAGGTTGTAACGCTCGCACAGGGACTCGTATGCGGCGATTTCTTCAACTTGCGGTTCTTCGGGAAGCTCTTTCAGTAGGGCGATCTCCCCGGAGGCTGCGAAGTCCACGAGGTTGTCGATGGCGGCCAGAAGTATGTCCCGCTGCCGGCGCTCCCGCTCCGTGGTGAATTCATTGTGACCGCGCAGGATGTCCAGCGCCTTGTCGAAATCTATCCGAAGACCGCTCAGGGCCCTGTCGATAAGAAACGAGCAGCGCAGCGTGATGATGTCCCCGATGATATCCCGACGTTCGGCACCGTTCTCCCAGTTGAATATCAGCCTGCGGAACGCTTCCCGAATTACTTCATACTCTTTCCGCGTATCTGTTTTTTCGTCCCTTGCCGTAAGAATACCGGGGAGCGGAAGCCGGGCCGTCACTTCGCTCCCCGCAGAAAATTTGCGACCTTCACGCCCCGCGGGTGCCCGTAGCGTTTGTAATACTCCTCGTCGGACATGATATGGCGGTCGTTGCCGCTGCCGCCGACCGGCACGCCCCCGGCGCCGTAAACACCCCCGGGTATCACGTTGAGCTGTTTTCCGACGTTGATGCCGAATTCCCTCTCGATTTCGTCCGCCTCCACCTCGTACTTGTCCGTGATGAGCTGGTATAGCTTGATGCGGTCCTCGTTGTTCATCTCGATGCGGTTCGAGTACTTGAACTCCAGACCGTCCGGGATGTATCCCATCGCCACCAGACGAGGCACGACCTCCTCGTTCATGATATTCTCGATATACCGGCGGTAGACCTCGATACGGTCGCGGAAGATGTCCTGGTGGGCTTTCGTGGAACCCACGTACGACTGCATGCCACCGGCCATCGACTCTGAGCCCAGCACGAGGTTCGAGACCTCCCTGTTCACGAAGTCTATGAGCCCCGTGTAGATCTTCTCCGAGTTGGACATCGTGAAGGTCTTGATATCCACCTCGTCCTCGATACCCGTAACGACCACCTTGTTCTGGGCGGCGTTGGCGATTTCATTCGCCAGCCGTTTGCGGTCGGTGTTGCTCTCCGAGACAGTTTTGCCGTGAATGATGGGCTGCCCGTACGTGTGCGAGAAGTTGACGTAGTTGGCGACGGTGAATTTCTTGGCCAGGATCAGCGGCGTCGTGGCCGAGAAGAGCCCCAGGTCACCGGAGTTGATAAGGATATAATGTCTCGCGTAGGCGGCGTGACGCAAATCCCAGTGCGGCTCCCAGATGCCCTGGCGTCTGAGGACGATACGCTGGTCCGCCAGCACGTTGCGCCGCTCGATGCTGTTCACCTCGGCGAGCTTGCCCGTTTTCGGGTCGAGGCCGGGCATGACCTCCAACAGTGTGTAGCCGTAAAGCTTGGATTCCACGATACCCTTGATGATCTTGTCGAACTGGGTACCCTGGATCTTCCGGGTCTGCTCCACGTCCTTGACGTACTTCCCTTTCCCGTTCATACGGGCCAGCATGTATCGGTCGCCCAGGATCTGGCTCTCCAGGGTCTCGATGACGGCCCGGATATGCGCGTCCTGCTGGAGGCAGGCGTCGTACAGGTCGATGAGTCGTGCCCGGTCATCGAGGATGCACCCGAGCGTCACGTCCCGGCGCAAGGACCGGTAACGGTTGTCACGCTCGATCTCGCGGACATACTCCTGTATGGTCTTTTTCGAGGTCCGGAAGATACTTTCCAGCAACTCGCCGTTGAATGAATGGTCGGATGTCGTCATTTGCCCATGGTTTTACCTGAAGAGTAGCGGTCTTTTCCGGGTAAAGTTTGTCCCGGAAAAAAGTATATGGAAAGGTGGGATTTTTCTGTTTGGGTGTCAGGCGGAAAGGCTACTCTAAAATATACAGATTTTACGTGTAAAAAATACCATAATCTGCTAATTATCAACGATAATAATTTAGTCTAAAACTGAAAATAAACGCCATTTTATTACTATCTTTATGGTCGGAATATATATATTTGCATTCAATTTTTAACAAATTAGCGATATGAAAAAGAGAAAATGAAAACCCTCACGGTTCCTTGCCGGCAAGTCCGGTACAAGGAATTCCCCGACCTGCTTTTCGGAACATCGCAGGACGGCGACGGACCGTACTATTTCGACGCCACGCACTTCATCCGCAGCCGGGGTGACGAGCGGCGGCACAACGTCCGAGAGTTCCGCGCAGCCTTCCACCACTGGATCGCGGCGCTCACGGAAATATACGGAATAGACACGGAAGACCTTGTCGTCCGGGATGAAGCATCGGGACACCTGTTAATTGATGAAAGTCTGGCTCTGCTGTTCGTCGTTTACATCGAACCCGCCTTCGGCGCCTACATGCTCGAACGCCTCTCGGAGATGCTGACCGACGGTCTATCTGTTTCGGACACGTGGCTGGCCAAAGCGGCCGGCCTTAGATTTACGCGCGAGGAATTAACACTAATTTTTAAGAATTATGAGACGTAGCAATTTTAAGCGGCCGAAGACGGTACTTGTCTTCAACGGGGCTCAGGTTCTCGGCGCCATCATTCGCTCGCTTCATAGCGCGGCGGATCTGACGAAAGGTAACTTACAGGCAATTTCGTTCTGCTGTACGGGCAAGTATATCTGCAGCGGCGGACTCTATTTCCGGCATCTGCACCCGGATGTCGAGATAGAGATGGACGACCTCGGCGTCTTGCAGCTGCAGGACTATGATGCGCTGTGCGGGGAGAAGCGTACCTACTATTCGGTACGGCAGATGGCGCACAAGCGCGTGTTACGCCATAGGAAGAAAAACGATAACGACGAAAAAGAGAAATGATCATGAAAGAAAACAGAAAAGTTCCGTTCCGTGACACGGCCATACGCGTGTTACGGAACCATGACGGGATGCTGTACATATCGGCGGATGACGTGTGCGGCATACTCAAGCGTGAAGAGATGCTTAAAAAGGGCGACATCGCCCGGATATGTCCGTCCGCCATCCGTATGCCGCTGCGCAAGGGCGGTCATGAGCTGTGGACGTTCCGCCCCTCGGACATGAGGCGGCTCCTGCAGTCCGTCCGCAAGGAGAGTATTTTACCCCGTGACCTGTTCGACGACCTGGAAGCGTGGGGCAACCGGCTGTTCGAGCTGGAGGCCGGCAACCTGCACCCGCAACGGCAGGCGGACACCGTCTGTCACTTCGCGGAGGATTTCCCGGTGACATTCCGGCAGGCCGGCGACAAGCTGATGGTCAACGCCACGCAGATCACGATGCGTTACGGGAAGATTCCTTCCGAATGGCTCCGCATCGCGGCCACCGACCACCTGCGGCGCGAGCTGGCCCGCACCGGACAGACGGACCGTTACGAGTTCCAGCTTTTCACCACGCGGGGACGTGGCAACGGCGCCACCTGGATAGAAGCGCCGCTGCTCGTGCCGCTGGCACGTTGGATAGCGCCGGATACGGGACTGGCCGAATGGTGCGTGGAGAAGATCGGGATGCTGACGGCGGGCCGGGTGCTCCGCAAGACTGTACAGTATCCGGCGGAAGCCGTCGAGCCGCCGTGCCTGAACCATCCCGTCCCGGAAGACATGGCGGGGGCACTCTCCCTGATCGGCGAACTGCGCAAGGCCGTGCGGGAATTCCTGCCCAAGGCGGCTTTCTACGACGAGTTCGTGGAAAGACGCGAGTGGTTCAAGAGCACCCGCATCGCCGACGAGCTCAACACCTCGTCGCGAGACCTGCACCGGTTCCTTCACGAGGAGGGTATATGCATGTACAGCAAGCAGCAGTGGGTCGTGCTGCCGGCGTACCGTTCCTGGCAATGCGACGTGCCCTACACGTGGAAAAACGACCGGGGCGAGGTCTTCACCTTCGGCTCCCGCAAACGCTGGACGCCGGCCGGACGCGAGTGCATCATCGAACTGTGGTGGAAGAAACACCCCGAATACCGTTGATCATGGAAACGGCCTTGCAACGCATTATCAGGAAAACGGGACGCAAGCCCGTGGAGTGCCGGTGCCCCCTGTGCCGGGCGCAGTGCCGAACACCGTGCCTCGGCACGCCGGAGGATATCCTGCGCCTGCTGGAAGCCGGATACAGGGAACGGCTTGCGCCCACCTTGTGGGGCGTGGGGCTGGTCCTGGGATATCTTCCTTACGCGGTGCCGATGGTGCAGGCCCGGCAGGTGGACGGTCATTGCACCTTCTTCCGGAACGGGCTGTGCGAATTGCACGACGCCGGATTGAAACCGACCGAGGGCAGGCTCTCGTACCATACCATCACAATGGAGAACCTGAAGTTCGGCTCCTCACTCCCGTGGAATGTCGCCGGGGAGTGGCTGGACGAAAGGAATGACGCGGTCATCGGGGAGATTATCCGCCTGATGACCGAATAGGAAAGAACCCGGAGGGCGGATGCAAGACAGTATCAACCCGTTAGTTCCTCAAAGGGCATTTGCCGTCCGGTTCTTTTTTTAATGTTAATTCATACTGGTTGCAAACAATTCGTACCGGTTGGTGCTAACCTTATCCAAAGAACCATTTGACAAGCAGTATGAAGTTAAAAAAAAGAATGACATTCGACGAGATGGCGACGCATCTTATCGAAAACACGGGCAAGGTGGCAAACAGGGTTACCGTGGGCCGCTATGCCAAAAAACTGGGATACACCGTCTACAAGCCGATGATCAACCGGAAAATCCGGCATTGCTATCTCAACGAGGCAATACGGGAAGAGACGGAAGAGGTTAAACAAAATTCAAAGGAGAAACAATGAAAAAAGTACAGGCTTATTTTTATCAGGTCTACAAGGGCCTTGTCATGGGCTTCGGCCCATGCGAGGCTGTCTTCATGGCCTATATGGCCGACCTTGACCGGCTCAGGATGTCGGGAGCGGACATCACCTTCGGTCTGAATGTACATCTGGGTGTTACCGGAATGGGACGGCGCGCTTTCGAGCGATGTGTCCGCAAGACTGTCCGCATGGGACTGCTGGAAAGAATTCCCGTGGACGGCCGCTACGACTACGTGTGGAACCGGACGGCATACGGCAGGCTGGTCGAGATCATCTCCTCCACCACGAGCTACACGGTACTGCGGGAGTTCTGTGACAGGGTATTCGGGACCGAAGGCAGGGAAGTGGCCTCCGTAACCGACAATGAAGTGCGGACATTGAAGAGGACCGTCTTCCCGACCTCCGGGAAGCGATAAAGACGTGAGATGATTTTTGTCCGTATAAAAAACGCCGAGTCTTCGGCGTTTTTTTTGTACTTTGCCGTTTCAGTCCCGGAATCACGAAAAAAACAGGTGGCGGAAATGGGTGTTGTTCAAATGTACGAATAACTTGTACTTTCGTACAAATATCCTGAGCGGAAGGTTGTACGAAAGTACAATGAGTACAAGATATAGTATAATATAACAAGAAAAGAAGATGTACTTTTTTCTTTGAAGCAAAGAAAAAAGATACCAAAAAAGAAACCATACAGTGCAGACGGCGTGCGCCGTCCGGGAAAATTTTCTGTTTTAAGGGAAGAGATGCAGATGTTACCGGGACAATATAACACAGGATACCTTCCTTCCAGAACAACGAATAGAAACACTAAAAGAGAAAACAACCGTTACCCGTTTCTTCCGTCATCGTCCGATGCACCGTCCTCCGGAAACCGGACCCGTCGGGAAGGATTGTTCGGGTGGAGACAGCAGACAATGAACGGGGCCAATGCCGACCGGTTATCCCGAACGGATGAATGTCGAAAGGCTGAAAGACGGTTATGTCTTGTGAAAGGCTAAATAATCCAAAATACACGGGTTGAAAAAGACAGGATTCGGGAAGTTTTTTTATATTTGATGTAGTCTGAAGGTATTTAATTGACTACAAATAGATTAAAAGAAACTCGCATGAGAATAGGCAACGGATAAGAAATTGGTAAAGTGCTTTGATACACTATATTTCTCATGCTGTCAAACAACTCTTATTTGTTTGCAAATATAATATTATTGCAGGTAAAAATCAAAAATAACGAGGTTTATTTTCATTTTTGCCTGCTGATATTTGTTCCGGATTGTCGGATGCGATATATTTGTAATTAGGATTCGTACCGTGTTCCAAGCGGTTCATAAGTAACGACTTGCGGAGCTTTGGCAACAAGGGGATGCGGCTCCGTTTTATAGAAATGACTTATGCAAACCGACTTATCCATTTACAACAGTCTTCGCCCTTCCTTTATAGAAGGCGTTCACGCCGTGAAGTTCAATGCTTTGTCGGCGGTCATATCGCGTTACCGGGATTATGCCCGCAGTTCCGAACAAATAAAAGCGTACTCGGGAGATTCTCTTCTGATGCGGGACATTGCCTCCTTGCTTGACGAAGCACCCCGTCCCATAACGGGGGAATACCAGGATTTCACCCCGTTCCTGCTTCTTCTGATGCTTTCGGAGGAGTTTCATGCCGTCCATTACGTCGAGCGTCTTGTAACGTGGTATTTCGGCTACTGTTGTGTCGATGAACTGCGGACGGTCTGCACCATTCTGTTCCAGTGTTCCTACCCGCATCACGACACGCTGCGGCTGCGGTTTAAGAATTACCTGCGTGAAGCCCGTAAGACATTGGGTATGCCCGTTGAATGTAACGCTGCTGTCATGCTGAAAATGCTCGACGCCTCTTATGAACATCTCACTCCCGCCGATGTCGGGGAGTTCGAGGAGCTGTTGCACCTGGGGGACGATTACGAGTTCATCTCCCGTGTCAAATCGAATTATCTTGCCTCGGATAACGTCACGGAACTCGCCGGGGTTTGCGGGTATTCCAGCACGATTACCTTCCGCCGGCGTTTCCAGCGGGTTTTCGGCTGCTCGGCCTCCTCGTGGTTACGTCAGCGCCGTATCGAACGTATCGGGGAGTTGCTGCGGACGACACACTACACGTTGCAGGAAATAGCCTACATGTGCGGTTTCTCCGCCCAATCCCACTTTACGGACTTTTGCAAGCGGAATATGGGGAGCAATCCCACTTCCATCCGCCAGGAAGGCCGGATCTGACATTAAAATCGGCCTCGTGATAAAAAAACGAAGAGAAAGATAAAAATCGTAATCCGCCGGTTTTTCGATTCGCTAACTTTATACGCGAAAGTAACAAGACGGATTATGATTGCATTTATAGAAAAATTAAACAGCGAAGTCCTGCGGAGTATCGAACGTATCGAATCGCGGGATACCGACGTGTTGAAAAAGTCGCTTGAAGCGTCACGTGTCCTGGGAGAAGCGTTCGACCGTTTGAAACAATATATCATCGGCTACCGTTTTCAAAACGATGACGAGGAAATAAAGTTCTTCAAAGAAATCAAACCCCGTCTTTTTTGCCGTCTGATCTATTACCGCAAGCTCTACAATATCGAGATGAACCGTCCGGTAGGAAGTATCGAGGCACAACGGGAGTACCTGGACGCCCATGTTCGGGCCATCAACGCGTACACGCAGAAACGCCTTGACTTTATCCGCTATTTCCGCAGCGGCGCTACACACCTGGACAGCCTCTATTTCCTGCGCGGGCAGACCGACACGGAGCAATACCTGGAAACCTTCTACTATGAACTCGACCCGCAGTTTTCGACAAACGCGGATTTCAAGGTGGCGAAAATCCTGGCCAACGATATGTTGTCGGTTTATCTTATGGGCGAATTGGAATCACTGGAGAGCACGAACCTCCGGAACATGGTTCTGCCATTGTCTGACGTGCGTCCGACATGGCAGGACTCGAAGACGGATCTGACGGAACTTATTTACCTGCTCGACAGTAAAGGCTGTTTCGGCAATGTGCCACTCACGCAACTTGCCAGCTACATTTCCAACGCTTTCAACGTACACCTCGACATGAACCTTTCGAGGACATTCTGCGATATGAAAATCCGAAACAACCCGACACCGTGGCTTGACAAGGCGAAAGAGGCCCTGCTTAAACGTATGCAGACGTGGAAGCGAAACAAGAAAAACGGCAATTCCGAGTAGAATATGAACCGGTAAAGCACTCTATTCCTTATAGAAACACTGATAATCAGCGTTGTATATAACAAAAGAACCGAGGTCGGTTTTCCCCCGTAACTCTCGAAAGGAACTTTCCCGAACGCCCGTATTTGCACCCGTATAAGGAGCCGATACGGGTGTTCCGTTGTAGCCCCGTCCGGATTAGAACACCGTTAAGCGTTGAATCACAGTATTCTATCGCATTTCTGCCCATAAAAATACCGAGTACGGGCCGCGGATTTCGGTAAAAAACACTGCCTTCTTCACCGCATGAACCGTTGAGAATCAGTTCACTGCAAATTATCAAAAAAAAGTCGTACCGACCTCGTTTTAAGCTGTCCATATAAGCCCGACCTTTGTAACAGACTAAAAAACAAAGGAGTATGAAAATCATAGTGATCGGTTCGCGAGCCTATAACGAGCTTGTCGGGCGTATAGAGAAAATAGAGGCTGCAATCGCCTCTCTCCCTGAAAAGGGGCGTGCATGGAATAAGGAGTATATAAACGACGAATGGATGGACGGCGAGCAGGTCTGCCGTTACCTGGGTATCAGCGGGCGTACCCTTCAACGCCTCCGCTCGGATCACGTGATCACCTATTCGGCCATCAACCGGAAGCTGTATTATTCCCTCACGGAAATCCGCCGTGTGCTGAAGGAGCGTTCCGTGCGGCGCAAGAACCAACCAAAGGAGTAGGCCATGTTTCTGGACAAGGAATATTTCGACGGATGGATGCAGCGGCTCTCGGAACGGCTGGAACGTATCGAGAAGCTGTGCGCGGGGGACGTGGAGCAACCGCTTTCCATCCTGCCTGACGGGGAGCGTCTTCTGGACAATTACGACCTGTGCCGTATGCTCAATATCAGCAAGCGCACACTCCAGCGTTACCGCACCTCGGGAGAGCTGCCTTACGAGATGATCTATCACAAGACCTTCTACCGGGAATCGGACGTCCTGCGGTTCATCGAGCGTAACTTCAGTAATTTCCGCAAGCTGAAAAAGGATCGTCCTGCCGGTTCCGGTTAGGCCCTGTCCCGAGAGTCCGGCGTCATGGAAAAACGCGGAGATACATGGAATAAGGCACGACAAGGCGGTACAACCGCTCGATATTTGCCGTAAAATCAGTATGTTTGCTGAATGAAGCCTATATAATAATGAAGCAATGAAAGAAACTGATAAAATATATCCTGCCGACAAAGGGGAGGAAGAGCTGCTGCATAATGTGCGCCATATCTTGCAGGAAGCGCGCGCGAAGGTGATACATCATGTCAATTCGACCCTCGTGAGGGCTTACTGGCAGGTAGGGAAATACATAGTGGAGTACGAGCAGCAGGGAACCGACCGTGCCGGATATGGCAAGGCTGTCATCAACACCCTTTCCAGGCGGCTCGTGGCGGAGTTCGGAAACGGGTTCACGGCCACCAACCTGCGGTACATGAGGCAGTTTTACCAGTGCTACCCGAAATATCACACGCTGTGTGATAAATTGAGCTGGTCGCATTGCCGCACGCTTCTCAAGGTGTCGGGCGATGCCGCCCGTGATTTTTACCTGCACGAGTGCGTCAAGGAAAACTGGAGTGTCCGGCAGCTCGACCGCCAAATCAACACGCTTTTCTATGACCGCCTGCTGGCCAGCCGAGACAAGAAAGCAGTGAAAGAGGAGATTTCCCGTACCGAACCCGGACGTGTCGAACCCAAAGAGATCATCCGCGACCCGTATATCCTGGAGTTTCTCGGTATCCCGCAGGGAGAGCATTTTCTGGAAACCGATCTGGAGCAACTGCTCATCAGCCGCTTGCAGCGCTTGATGCTCGAACTCGGGAAAGGCTTCGCCTTCGTCGCGCGACAGAAGCGTATCTCCTTCGATGACAAGCATTTCTACATCGACCTGGTCTTTTACAATTACCTGGCCCGTTGTTTCGTTTTAATAGACCTTAAATCCGGGGAGCTGACCCATCAGGATTTGGGGCAGATGCAGATGTATGTCAATTACTACACCCGTGAGTTGATGAATCCCGGGGATAACCCTCCGGTGGGTATCGTCCTCTGCGCGGAGAAAAACGACGCGGTCGTCCGTTATACGCTGCCCGAAGATGAAAAGCAGGTCTTCGCCGCCCAGTACATGACCTATCTTCCCACGCAGGAGGAGCTGCAAACACTCTTGCAGGAAGTGTGACGACAACGCTCACGGACATATGAAAAAAGCCGATGGAAATCTGTACTTCCGTCGGCTTTTCGTTTACATCTTGATCCCTTTCTTCGCAGGGCCGTTCTCCGGCGGGCTGCCCACGCCCGCGATCACGATGCGCCCCCCGGAGGCGTCGGCAATCTGCCGCAGCCGGGAAGGAATACGGGCCGCCGTGTTGTCTTCCTTCGGGAGCTCTTCCGCCGTGTCATGCCGTTCCCGGCACACGTCGTTATCCTCCTCCGCCTCCTTTCCCTCGCTCTCTTCTATCGGTTTGAGGCTTTGCTGTATCCTGCGGTCTATTTCCGTCAGGTCAGCTTTTAGGGCCGTCAGTTCGGGCTCCTTGCGCCAGGAACTTTCCACCACTTCCCGCAGGACGGGAATATCTTTCTCCAGTTCCTCGTTCTTTTTCCGGAATTTCTCCAGTGTCGGCTCGATGGTCGCGAGCGCGTGGATGAAGTTCATCGCCGCCAGTCGCGGGTCGGAGGCGATATTCCCGTAGTTATACTGGTATAGATAATCCCCTTCACCCCGGACATAAAAACGGTTCTGCACCAGGTCGAGCCCGTCTTTCCCGGTCGTTTCGCTCTGGACGAGCAGCTCGAACCCGTAGAGGCTCCCGATGGGTTCGAGCCTGTCGAGCGTGCGTGCCGTTTCGGCGATATGGTTGAGCTGTTTCCCGATGAGCTTGGGGTCGGAGGTTTCCAGCCCGTTCAGTTTCACGGGATTGCGGTACGAGCCGTCCTCGTTGAACTCGACGCGGGCCTTGAAGTGTTCCAGATCCTTGCCGATACGCCGTATCAGGTCGTTGTTCTTCTCTATCTTCTCCGTGATCTGCTCCAGCTTGTAGCGGCTCGATGATTTGCCGCGCACGAATGCCTGGCGTTCGCTTTCGAGCGTGGCAATCTTCTTCTCCAGGCGGGCTTTGTCCAGCAGGTCTGTATTTCCCGAGAGGACGGCGACATACTCGGAAAAATTCATGCCGCTCTTTTCGTCGATGGCCCCCTCGTCGATGGTACGGCTTCCCATGTTGTTGGTCTTGAGCTGGCGGATGAACAGTTGCTTGTTGTGCAACAGCCCGAACTTGTAGGCGTCGAGCGACTTCTCGACGGCGTATAATATCACGTCCACCTTGTTGTCGGCATGGAGTTTGGCGATCTCGTTCCCGGTGCGTATTCCCCGCCCGTCGCGCTGCTCCAGGTCGCTGGGACGCCAGGGGCAGTCCAGGTGGTGTATCGCCACGCAGCGTTTCTGCGCGTTCACTCCCGTCCCGAGCATCTCGGTCGATCCGAAGAGTATGCGGATTTTCCCGGCGTTCATACCGGCGATCATTTCCTTGCGCGCTTTTTCCGAGGTCGCCTCCTGGATGAACCGCACCTCGCTTTGGGGTATGCCGTAATCCTCCGCGAGTTTACGCCGTATCTCGGAATAGACGTTCCACCCCGCTCCGGGTTTGTAGGTTCCCAGGTCGGAGAATACGAACTGCGTACCTTTGTACGCCTCGAAACGGCGGTAGTAACCGGCAATCATACGGGCGCAGTGGCTCGCCTTGTTGTCCACGTGGTCGCTGTATAGTTCGGGGTCTATCATACGCATATCGAGCGACATCTTGCGGGCGTAGTCTGTGGCAATGAGCATTTTCGCCTTTTCCTCCCGCTCCGAGAGCGGCAGGCGGCCCAGGAGCGTGGCATCGCCCGATTTGGCGAACTGCACCAGCCGTTCTATGAACTCCGTCTGCTGGGGTGTCGGCGGGATATTGTGCAATATCTCGTTCTTTTGCGGTCGGTCGATCCCTATATCCTCCGCCGAGCGGTAATCTGTAATCTCGGAGTAGAACATGGCCAGTTCGGGAACCTTGATGAAATATCGGAACCGTTCTTTCTGCACGACCTCGTTGGTCACGGAAAACTCGTAGTCGATGGTTTTCTTGGCAAAAATGGCCGCCCAGGCATCGAAGGTGCGGATATTCTGACGCTCCAGTTCCTTCGGGCGCAGGTACTTGAAAAGCAGGTACAGTTCCGTGAGCGAGTTGGAGATGGTCGTTCCCGAGAGGAACGTCGCCCCCAGGTCGCGGCCCGTGCGCTGCTGTATGGTACGCAGCGCGAAAAGCATGTTGAGCGCCCGCTGCGACCCCTCGGGATTTCCGAGGCCCGCCACCCGGTCATGCCGGGTCGTGAAAGTCAGGTTCTTGAATTTGTGGCTCTCGTCCACGTAGAGGTGGTCGATACCCATGAGGCGGAAGTCCACGGCGTCGTCCTTGCGTGTTTCCAGCGCGTGCGCCACCTTCTGCAACTTGGCTTCCAGGTTGGCCTTGCGTTTCTGACACCCTTTCATCATGGCGCGGGAAACGTCCCTGCCTTGTGCTTTGAGCACTTCGAGGTTCTCCTCCACACAGTCCAGCTCGGCCTGCAATATCTCCTGCTGTATCTCCGGAGACTGGGGTATCATGCCGAACTGTTCGTGCGAGAGGATCACGGCGTCCCAGTCGTTGTTGCGTATCTCCCGGAAGATGCGCTCACGCTTCCGGGGCGTGAAATCCTCCTTGCCCGGGTAGAGGACTTTGGCCATCGGGTAAGCGGTGCAGAACGTCCGGGCTATTTCATGGATGTTGGCTTTCAGCCCGATAATCATGGGTTTGTTGGCCAGTCCGAGGCGTTTCTTCTCGTAGGCCCCGCAGCACATGATGAGGGTCTTTCCGCCGCCCACCTCGTGGTCGATTATCCCGCCGCCGAGCAGTTTGTCCATCCATATCGCGTCCTTCTGGCTGTCATACAGATTGTCTATTCCCAGCCCCTTGAGGTCGAGGTCGGGGAATTCCTGGTGCGTCCCGTCGTACTTCGGGCGCACGTAACAGTTGAAAGTACGGTTATAGAGGTCTGTCAGGCGGTCTTTGAAGTCGGACGACTGCTCGCGCAGCCATTCGGGGAAAGCACCCCGGATCTCGTCTATCTTGCTGTTGGCGAGCTGTATGGCCTCCCCGTCACGCACTTTGACCTCCCGCCGTTCGCCGTCCACCCATTTGAGGACGGTCTTGGTGATGTCGGGCGAAGTGTTTTGCAGGGCGTGTTTCAAAAGGTGCAGGCCGTTGTACTTACGGGTCTGCGCGCTGACGGCATACTGCTCCGTGATCTTCACGTTCGTCGCTTCCGCCTTCACGCCGTACTCGTCCAGGTTGGAGGCGAAGGTGATCTTCACCTCCGTATCGAAGAGCGAGGAGGCGAAACGCTCGTAAATACCTTTTGGAATCCACCGTTCGCCCAGGTTGAAGTCCAGGTCGTCGAAAGCGATGGGTTTGGGTGTCGCCTCGCGCAGAGCCTCCAGCGATTCCCGGGCCGGGGCGTGGTCGGGATTCTCCCGCAGGAACGCCTCGATCCGTTCGGCTTTCCCGATGACATTGCCGGCGATGAACTTGTCGGCAACCTCGTAGCCGTCCGTTTCCGGGTTGTAATAGATACGTCCTTTCAGTTCCCCGAGTATTCCCTCCACGGTAGTTCCCGTGAGCGATGCCATGTAGCGAGGTTCCACCCGGCCGTACTTGTTCAGGCTGGCCACAAGGGCCTCCGAAGCATCGTCGGCGTGCGTGATCTCATCGGGATTGAAGGCCACGGGACGCTCGAAGATGTCGGCTTTGCGTGCCTTGCCGTCGATGTAACGCTCCAGCGATAGAATCTCCGTCCCCCGCGCGTCCATCTTGATCAGGTCGAGGTTGCGTTTGTCATTGAGCCGTCCGAAGCGTTCGGTGAAATTGTCGTAAAGCCGGTTGAGCATCTCCCGCAGGGCGGGGTTCGCCGTCAGCGTTTCCGCCTCGTTGTTATAAAGGTGGTAATAGGCATCGCGTATCTCGATATACATGGAGGCTTTCGTCCGTTGTGCAGGCGTGAGTTCCAGCGGGTGGAACATGGGTTGCAGGGATTCAATCCCCCGCAGGTAGCCGACCCGGTTTTGTCCGTCCGTGACGAGTGTCCCTTCGCGGAAATAGGGGGCGACCTCCCCCTCGAACGGGCGGGGTTTCATATCCACCTCCCGTATCTGTGGCGTTTCTTTACCGGGTTCTTCCTCCTCCGGATTTTCCGACGTGTCGAACAAGCTGCCCGTTCTCGGCGTACCGGCGGCTTGTTTCCGTCTGTCTTTCGGGGCTTCCGTCGGGGGGCGTACCGCCTGCCGTTCCCGCTGTTCCGGAGTTTCCTGCTGCCGGGCGCTTTGTCGGCGCAGTTCCGCCCTCCGTTCCGGGGTAAGCGACATCATCATCTCGTAAAAGCCGTTGATCGGCGGGTTGTCCTCCCAGTTCAGGGAGGCATACAAGTCTTCGGGATCACGCTCCGGTGGCGTCGTTTTCGGCATTTCGCTCTTCTGTTCCTCCGGAGAGGAGGCCGGGGCGAATAACGAGGGTTGCCGGGGCGTCTTCCGCTTTGCTCCCCGGCGGCTGTTCCTTTTCTTGGATATACCGAGTTCTGCCTGCCGCCGCTCCTCGGCGCTGAAGCCGAACAGGTCGTAGAGCGTCAGCAACGGTTCCTGCTGCACGTTTACCGGTTCGGCAGCCGCCGTTTCCACCGTGTCGAAAAGCGACCCGGCGAAGCCCTCCCGCGGTTTCGGTTCCGTTGTTCCGCCCACGTGCTGCACGGGAGTATCCGCCATGCCGAAATCTTCGGGTTTCGGCGGGTGCTGCTCCCACAAGCGATTCTCCCGCTCCTTCGACCAGGCCCCGAAGTCGGCCAGATCCTCTCCGGTCGGTTCTCCGGCGGGTGTGGCGGCAGAATCCGGTAACACTTGTCCGGGTTTGTTTTCGATTCGGGTAATCTCCCCGGTTTCGGTATCGACATGGTAGCCCTGCGCCGCCATTTCTGCGACGACGCGGCGTTTTTCCTCCTCTTCCCGCTGCTGCTGAAGGTTACGGGCGTCGGCGATAATCTCCTTGACGATTTCTCCGGCAAGGCGGGGCTCGTATCTTTCGGCACGCTGGCGTTCCGCCTGACGGGAACGGGACAATTCCCGCTCCGGTGTACCGGGTGTCTGTTCCGGAGCATGTTCCAGGCAATAACTCTCGTTGAAATGCCGGTTGAAATCCTCCGAGAGCATACGCCGCATCTCCCGGTCGATGCCGTCCACGCCCTCCGCGTGGGTGAACTCCATCGCCGGTTTGCCGTAGGGGTCTTTGCCTACTTTGGCCTCGGTATGGATCACTCTGTCGAACGACTGGAAAAGGTTGTTTATCCGGATGCCGTTCGACAGCTTGCGGGATTCGATGAAATCCCGCTGCCGTTCGGACAGTTCCCCCGTGGCGGCTTTCTTTTGCAGGATAACCAGGTCGCTGCCGACCTCCGTCCCTGCGTGTTCTGTAAAGAGGTTGTTCGGCAGCCGGATGGCCGATACGGGCTCGCAGCGGTTCATCAGCCACTCGCGCACGGGGCGTCCCTGCTCGGCGTTCAATACTCCCTGCGAGGTGATGAATGCCACCAGGCCGCCCTCGCGTACCATATCGACGGACTTCATGAAAAAATAGTTGTGCAGCGCCCGTGTGCCTTGCCGCCGCACGGGGTCGGTATGGGTGGAGAAGAACGGGTCGAAGAGCGCCACGTCCCCGAAAGGGATGTTGCTCACGGCCACGTCGTAGTAACCGGCGTATTTGGGTTCGATACGTTCGAATCCCTGTACCCGCACCCGTTTTTCGGGATGCAGGTGCTTCAGGATCAACCCCGTGGCGGGGTCTTTCTCGAAGCAGGTGATCTCCGCGTAGGGGTCGTGGAAATCCACGGCATTGACGAAAACCCCCGTTCCCGCGCTGGGGTCAAGAATACGTTTTGGGACGATCCGCGTGTCCCATATCGCCTCCACGATGGCGTCTGCCACTTTCGGGGGCGTGTAAAAAGCCGTCAGGACGGAGTTCTTGATCCCGTCCATGTAGCGCTTGTATTCCCGTTCGTCGGGAGTATTCGCCCTGATGACCTCGTGCAACTCGGCCACGAGCGTTGCCATGCCGTCCTTGTCCGGTTTCCCGGTGGGGTTTTCCAGCACTTCCTTGATGGCGCCGAAGCCGCTGTATGCGCCGAGTGTCCTTTCTTCTTCGGGAGTCGGCGCCCGCCGTTCCCTGTCGAGCGTGAAGGCCGTCTTCAGCGCGTCGATATTCTGGCGGAGGTGGGTTTTCTTATTGAATGCCATCTTCGAGAAGTATTTGGACGGTTCCCGTCAGTTCGGTATAGAACAGTTCGTAGTCGGGCGTGTCGGCGAAGTCGTCCGTGAGGTCGTACTTCTCCAGCACTCCGCGGCAGAGGGGCAGCAGGCGTAGAGCCGCCTGCCGGGCGGTATCCTCGGGAATCTCCGCCTCGAATTCCCTCCAGAGGATGTTTACCAGCGTGTTGTAGGGTGAAAAGTGCAGTCCGCGGTAGAGTTCCTCGCGGGCAATTTCTTCGGCCTCGATGTGGTTGCAGCCCGAACGGATCGCCTCGCTGTACGCTTGGGCGGCGCTGTCGGCCCGCTCGGCGATGAATTCACCTTCGGCGATGAGTTCCGGGTGGCTGTCCTTGAGGTAGGATAGTAACGAAAGTCCGTAATAGGACAATTCCCCCGTGGGGGTATGGTGTTGCTTGTCTGGCATGATAAGAATTTTTAGTGGTCGTTGATAATCGGGGAAGAGAAAGGCGCCCCGGGTTCCCACCCGAAGCGCCGACCACTGAAAAAATCCTTATCAAACAAGCGTATCTCGTTATGACAGGTCTTTTCCAGTGGCAAAGGTAACGATTATTTCCGTTTGTTCCTCTTTCCCTGCCTGGGAGTATCGCGTGGCTCGAAAACGAACGAGGTCTTGAACTGGTCATCGAGCGTGAGGGCCGCGTCGAACGTCCCGCCGCCGTTTTTGACGAATCCCCGGATCGTGCCGGTTTTGCCTTTGGTCAGCAGTTCCGCGAGCTGCTTGTCGGTCAGCTCCTTGCGGGCCACGGTTCTCCATACGGTCAGGCCGCAATCGGGATTCTGACACTTGGCGAGTTTGGGATAGAACACCACGGGCCTGCCGCAACGCGGGCAGGCTGTGTCACTCTCCGCGCCGTCGATTCTTGCTTCCAGCAGTTCTTTGGCGATTTGCGAGGCGAAGACTTCGATACCGCGATGGAACGTCGGGGCGTCCATCTCCCCGGTAGCGATCTTCGAGAGGGCCAGTTCCCAGCCGCCCGTCATGGCGACATCGGCGATCTTCTTGTCCCTGACCACGGCATACACGGCCAGTCCCTTGTCCGTGGGTACAAGCGACTTTTTCTCTCGCCTGACATACTCGCGGGCAAAGAGCGTTTCGATGATGGCGGCACGGGTGGCGGGCGTGCCGATGCCGGCATCCTTCATCGCCTCGCGTTCGGCCTCGTCGGACAGTTCGCGTCCGGCGGTTTCCATCGCCGCCAGCAGGCTCGATTCCGTGTGAAGGGGGCGCGGCCGGGTCTGTTTCTGTTCCGTGCCGCATCCTTTGACGGGCAGCTCGTCGCCTTGTACGATGTCGGGAAGGAGGGTCATGTCCTCCTCTTTCTCCTCGACAGGTTCATTCAGGACGGCCCGCCAGCCCGTCTCGACCATGATACTGCCGCGGGCCGTGAAATCATGCCCCGCGCTTTGCAGGGTAAGGGAAGTGTTTTCTTTCACGCAGGCCCCGGAAAAGGTTTCGAGCATCCGCCCCGCGACCATCTCATAGACGATGCGGTGGTCGGCATCCAGTTCGGAAGGGAGGTTCTCGGTGGGAAGCAGCGCGTGGTGGTCGGCGATCTTTTCGTTGTCCACGCTTCGGCGGGAGAGAGATGCGGTATCCATCCTGCTCGCGTATTCCGCGAAACGGGGATAGCGTGTCATGTTCCCGATGAGTGCCGGAATCTCCTCGGCCACATCTTCCGATATATAGCGTGAGCCGGTACGGGGATAAGTGATGAACTTCTTCTCGTAAAGCGACTGGGCGATGTCGAGCGTTTTTTCTGCCGAAAAACCATACCGGCTGTTGGCCTCTTTCTGGAGTGTCGTCAGGTCGTACAAGAGAGGCGGCTGTTCCCTGGTCTCCTTGCGCTCCACGTTCACGACGCGTACCGTTCGGGCGCCGATAACCTCGGCGCGGGCTGCTTCCGCCTTCTCCCTGCCGTCGAATTTCTCCGTGGAGAGGACGGTGAACTCCGTGCCCTCCTTTGCCGTGGAAAGCTTCAGCCGGAAATAGGTGGCGGGCTTGAACGCCTTGTTCTCCAGGTAACGGGAGCAGATGATCGCCAGCGTGGGGGTCTGCACCCGTCCGAGCGACCAGACACCCCGCCCGGCAGCCACAGCAAGCGCTTGCGAGGCGTTGATACCGACGATCCAGTCGGCTTCGCTGCGGGCTTTGGCCGAGAGGTAAAGGTTGTCGTATTCGTTGCCGGGGCGAAGGTGTTGTAACCCCTCGCGGATGGCCCGGTCGGTCAGGCTGCTGATCCATAACCGCACGAAAGGGGTACGGCATTCCAGGTAAGAGTAGATGTAGCGGAAGATCAGCTCCCCTTCACGCCCCGCGTCGGTCGCGACGATGATGCGCTCGGCCATGCCGAACAATTCCCGGAGAATACCGAGCTGCTTCACGACACCCGGGTCGGCCTTATACTCTTTACCCTCCCGAACCTGCCGGGGCAGGAGGATGAACGATGATGGCAGGATAGGCAGGTTTTCCCGGCGGAAACCCGCGATGCCATACTGTTGGGGCATTGCCAGCCCGACCAGGTGGCCGAAGGCCCAGGTTACGGCATAGCCGTTTCCCTCTATAAAACCGTCTTTACGGTTCGTGGCTCCCACGATGGCGGCGATCTCACGCGCCACCGAGGGCTTTTCTGCGATAATAACTTGCATGATGATTCGGATTTTTCAGTGGTTGTTTTCTTGTAGTTCTTCTTTCTCTTTTTCCGGACGGGCGATCAGCCGGCGGTCGTAATAGACATGGTTGCTGTTCCCGTCGTAATACTGCCGTCCGTCGTCTGCCTCCTCCGGGGGGCTGCGTTTACCCGGCCGGAGGTATAAGGCGGCCAGCGCTGCGATCAGGAGCGGCATGGCTCCGGTCTGCATGTAGAACCATTTCATACGTTATACCTTGACACCTTTGGAGTTGCTCTTTTTGCAGCTGCGGTAATTTCTCCTTTGCGCCGGAGTGGCCTCCTGCTGTCCCTGCTTGAGCGGCTCTTTCACACCTTTGACCGCTTCGACGGTCTTGCCCTCGGAATTGACGGCGACCTGGGTACGGCTTTCAACGGCGGGTTTGACCTCCGCTCCCTGCCGTTTCGCACGGTCGGGATTCCAGCGGAAGAAGTCCATCTTGTTACGCTCGAAGTTGGGCTTGACCCAGGCGTTGAACGGCTCACCCTGCCCGTCCTTGACCATGCCCTTGATGTAGAAAGCCTTGACATCCGCCCGCTTGGAGGGGTCGTTCACCGCTTCCGTCCACTGGTCATAAGCCTCTTTGGGCACGGAGGCTTTGAGGATTGTCCGGTGAATCGTGAGTGTGGGCTGTCGTTCGGAGGCCGTAGTTTCCTGCCGTCCGTTTTTCTCGGCGGCCTTCTGGCGGTAAATCTCCTTGTTCTCCTGGGCGTAGCGGTTGCGATCCAAACCGTCGTAGGTAAAGGAATAGTTACGTTCGGCCGCGTCGATTTGGATATAGGCATCCCGCTTATAACCCGCGCGGGTGGTATATCCTTCGAGCAACACCTTGCCGCCGCCGTAGAAATCCATCTGCTTGCCTTCCGAGAGGTCGGCCTCCTTGATACGGGCACGTTTTTCGAGTAGCGAAACGGGCATGGGTTCCAGAGTGTTCGTCCATTTGTCTATCGACACGTAGCAGGGCGTGAGCTTGCCCGGCTCCAGCTCCAGGTCGATCACTTTCCCGGCATGACGGGTGTTCATCAGGTTCGTTTTCGCCTCCTCATCGAGCAGCACCCCGTGGAAGGGGGCGTCGAGGTCGGGCCGTTCCTGCCAGTAATGCGGCACGACGCGCAGCGAGCCGTCCGCCTGCTCTTCGAGCGACACGCGCCCTTTGGTGGAAACACGCATCCCGTTCTCCAGTTCGGGGTTCATCTCCACCAGCCCGTTGGATTTATGTCCGTAAGACATGGCTTTCAGGTGTGGCTCGATGTCCTCCATGCGGATACCTTTCTTCTCCATATCCGCCAGGTCTATCTTCGTGACGTCCAGCGGCTCGAACTGCCGCTGCTCCTGCGTCTGAAGCCGTTCGGAGGGGTCGATACGGTAATTTTCCAGAATCTCCGGGTCGAAGTCGATGCGGATAAGTTTGTTCAGGGCATTCTCCGTCATGACGAAGATACCCGTGTGGACGGGGTTCTGGGCCTGTTCCATGAACTTTTTGAAGAAGGCTTCGAGGGCTGAATCCTGCGTGTTCACGTTCAGCAGGCTCGCCACGTTCTGATCCGTGGGGTCGGCGGTCTGGATATTGCCGTCCTGATCCACGCCGGTAACGGCTTGTAGTCGTCCGTCGTCGGCATTCTGAACGAGCATGACTTGTTTAGCGTCGTTCTTTACGTTTTCGTCCATAATTACGAGTGTTTTTAGTTAGCACCAATAGCGATGCGGGAACGAAAGTAAGGGGAACCGGCTGAACGTAAAAGAGTTGGAAAGGCTATGGAAGCATCGGGCACAGAAGTGGCCGCTTGTGGCGCAGGGCAGAGGAAATCGGAGAAACGGAGTGCCGGGAAGGACGGATTTGGCAGAGGGTATTTTCGTGGCTCCTCACCTTATTTGTCAGGTAGTCGGGATCTATTGTTAAATGTCAATAAAGCGCATGGATAACCCGTGTTTTTTTATAAATTTGCGAAAACGGGTTTCAATATCCGACAAAACGTGAGGCATGGAAATATATACCCCAAAAACCAAGATCAAACTTTCTCCGGTGATAAGAAACGGGAGAGAATTTGTCGAAGTGACTTTCGGTAATGACAATGACATCCGCTTGTCGCTGTCGAAGGAAGAAAACGTACTGCTTGTCGGCGGCAGGGCTTATCTGCCGGCAGAAGATTTCGTGCTTGCCGAGTTCTTCGACCGCTATGTAAAAATGGCGTTTATAGACTATTCTGCCATCAGGGAAACCGCACCCCGTAAAGAGGAAGACAAACGGCCGCCACTGCCGGAAGGCTATCTGGAAAAACTTCAGCAAGTGCGTTACAGTGACCATACCGTAAGGGTATATACCTCCTATTTCCGCGATTTCCAACAGCATTTCGAGGGGCGTAAGATTGAAACGGTTACTCCCGGCGAGATAAACGACTACCTGCTGTATCTCATCCACGAGAAAAACATATCCTCCTGCCAGCAAAACCAGCGTATCAACGCCATCAAGTTCTATTACGAGAAAGTTCTCGGTCAGGAACGGCGGTGTTACAAGGTGAACCGTGCCAAACGGGAGAAGACGCTGCCCGACGTGTTGAGCAAGGAGGAAATAAAGAAAATACTCGACGTGACGGTGACAGACCTGCGTTTCTTCTGTATGTTCTCCATACTCTATTCCGCAGGGTTGCGCATCAGCGAACTGCTGGAACTGAAACCCGGCGACATCAACGAATCCCGCTCCCTGATACGGGTGCGGCAGGGTAAAGGGAAAAAAGACCGCTACACCCTGCTGTCAAGACCGTTGATGAAAAAGCTGACGGAATATAACAGACTATACAAACCGAAAGTGTGGCTTTTTGAACACAGACCGGGAGAACCTTTCACCGAGAGTATCGTGTCGAAACGGCTGAAGGCAGCGGCCCGGGAAGCGGGAATCACGAAACGGATTTATCCGCACCTGCTGCGCCATTCGTTCGCCACTCACCTGCTGGAGCAGGGAACCGACATCAAGATAGTGAAAGAGCTTATGGGACATAACAATATCAAGACGACAGAAAGGTATGTCCACATAGCCGACACTTTCAAAAGCAATATCAAAAGCCCGTTGGACGATCTGTTGATGGAGGAAGACGAGGTCTGATACTTAAAGAAAATAACAGCCAAATCGGCTGATAGTATAACATTATCCGCAATAGTAAAACAATTAAAAATTAAAAGATTATGGCAACAACAGAAGAAAGAGACATCTTTAATAATGAGTATGTTCAAATTTACACAAATGGTTCTGGTAACATTGTTCTGCTCTTCCAAAATGAGGTTGAAAAAACATTGGCAATAGGAGAGCAAATGAATGAGATAAACGAAGAGGCGTACATGAATGGTTACAACTGGGATGCCTTCTTCAACTACTATCTGGAAGAAAATGCACCAGACATTTTGGAAAGTATGGAAAGCGACCCTGAAGCTGGTTCTTACGCAGCTTATTTTGAGGACACCGCAGAAAACGAGCAAAAAGCAAAACGCTTTGCCGACATTATCATCTCTTTAATAGAAAACGAAGAAGAAATATATAAAATTCTTCGAGAGAAAGGAGATGAAATCGAATGGGATTAACCATTTGTATAAATAGAAATAATTATGCGGATAACACGCAGATAAGCAACCGTAACAGGTTGCTATCTGCATCCCATTATAATAAATAAAAATCAAAGCATTATGGCAAAATATGAGTTGGGGGCAATTTATAAAATTAATGGTCGAAATGGTGAATTATATTATGTAAGACTTTTGACAAACGAATGTTATGGCGTTTTTTCATCATTAGAAGGCGAACTGAATGAAGAGACATTTGCCCAAACCCATTATCGTCTCTATTTTAGCTGTAACTCTTTTCCTATAAAACGAGGTATATGGGGAAAAGTCGTATCATCTCCAGACAGTACAGATATTGCACGGTGGCAACGCCCTCAATATTTAGCTAATTTTGCTAATTTCAACATGAAATTATTTCTTGATCAATGCAGAGTTTTTCATGAAGATGGGAACCTTTATCAATGTGAAAGTAAAGAGGAGTTTATTAGATTAGTAAAATCTGGTAAGATTTTATTTTGTTTTAATACTTATAAAATTATACCAGACTTTCTAATGAGGTATTACAAGGATTTCCCCAATAGCTATATTGTAAATAAAGATTTTATCCATAGTGGAACTTTAGAATACCAAAAAGAACAAACAAATGTATTAAAAGAATTAGGCTTTGATATTGGAAACTTATTATAACAAGCGGCTGAACATTCCTATAAAGGTTAGTTAGCCACCAAACATTAATCGCTGAGAAAAATATGAATAATTGGATTGAAACATCAGGAAGCCCATTTGTCATTGTTGAGCAACAATATGCCCATCAATGGAAGGGTCAAGAAAACTACAATGCTATATGTAGCGTAACAGATTACTTGGGGAAAATCTATATAGACAATCATGTCTTATTGGTAATGGGAGATGAACCGATGGCTACACGCATAGTAAATAAAGATGGAGCAATCTTAATAATCCGCTGGAAGTATGCTCCCGATTATTTAACGGTGGAAAAACTTCTGGAGAATGATATCGTAAACGGGATTGAACCAATAGAAGAAGTTGAAGTAAAATGGGATTCTACTGAATTAGTCCTATTTGATTCTTTGTCTCCCTATTGTGAAGCGTCGGTTAAAGTTTTTTTATCATTACAAAAAACATCTTGTATAATAAAAACTTATCTTTATCAAAAAGACGAAGTATCTTTAATAATACATTCAATCCAATAAAGACGATTAACAAGCGGCTCAACCTCCCCTTAAAGGTCGGTTAGCCACCGAACATTACCGATTAACAATGACAATATGAAATGGTATAAAATATACTTGAATGGAGAAAATCGAATATGGAAGAAATGTATTACATATTCGTGGGAGTTTATATATGAAGATAAAGAAATTAATTTTCAAAGAATTATAGATTCATCTTCATCGGAAAGGTATCAGATAAAAGCTCTTATCAAAGGTAAGGGGCTAATCGCTAAAAGTATATCTGGATTTGGGCAAATAAGAATGCCAGAATTTGCTGAAGTCAGCCATTTGTTTCTTGTCAGAGAAGATATATTGAATATAAACGAATTGTCCTCCATAAAAGGAATTTCTTTAAAAAGGGTTTCAGTATATGGAGATTTCCCACTTGATTATATGGCAATTATTTTTAATGAAGTAATTGATTGTGTTGACAATATTCATTCCAAACGAGAAGAATTTGAATGCATGAGTACACTTGTGTTAGATATGTCTAAAATACCTTCATCTGTAGATGGGTTCTTTTTAAAAGGGTGGAATAAATACGGTTTTTATAAAAACATTGTCAATGAAAATATGAAAATGCAATTACTTCATTTGTATAAGGCAAATGAGTTTTTAAAATTTAAAGAAATAGAAATAAATGGCACATCGGTAACAAATGGATAAATCTCCGTAAGAGAGATTATCCGCCGAACATTAGCAACTTTACAAACTAAAAAGAATATGAGTGACCAAATAATTTTTGATGTTGACGGACTTATAGAAGCTCAAATCCGTCAGAGAGATAAAGACTACGCAAAAGTCTGTTGTCAGAACTTATTAAACTACGCATACGGAAAGGGGCTTTTGTGTGATAATCCATGTGATAATGAAGGAAACCTAATCATGCCTTCAATTATTAAGGAAAGTTCTTTAACAGAAATTGGTAAACATATTTTTGTTGAATTGCTATTTAAGTGGTTTGCATACACAGATAATGAAAGTGGAAAAATTGACAGAAAAAATAACATCAAAATGTTAGAGAAGTATTACAATCAACTTTTACAAAAGATTGATAGAAAATAGGTTGCTAACAAACAGATGAAACATTGAAGGCGGTTTATCTGCCGGACATTACTAACAAGGAAAAAATAATATGTGTCAATACAAATCAATATGCAATCCTATAATAGAGCTTACAACACTTTTACAGAGTTGTGGCTTCACAATAGAAAAACAAGAACTTAAAGATTGGCATTTCAATGAGTTTGAGATTGTGATGAAAGGAAAGAAATTACAACTTCCAATGATAGATATAGAAGGTATAGAACAACATAGCGACAATATATATTGTTGCAAATGTCATTGGTCTGTTGTAAAACTAATAATGAATTGACACAATAAAATGTTAGTAACAAGCGGCTTAACCTCCCCTGAAAGGTCGGTTAGCCACCAAACATTATCTGCCCAGAATAATTAACAATAAAAAAGAAAAAAACAATGATTAGGTATATTGAAAAAGGCGACATATTCCGTATTGATGGAGTGAGCAGTTATGCGCATGGTTGTAATTGTGCCGGTGCAATGGGTAAAGGCATTGCCGTACAGTTCAAAAGCAAATATCCAGATATGTATCTTGAATATAAGCAGTTGTGCAAAGAAAATAAGTTTTGCCCCGGTGATGTTTTTGATTATGATTATGGCAATGGACATATATATAACCTTGGTACTCAAGCAACGTGGCGAACACGAGCTAAAATAGAGTATATCGAAAAGGCACTGATACAGATGCTTGAGTTAGCCAGTGGTGATAATGTAACGGCAATAGCCTTACCTGCAATCGGTGCTGGATTAGGAGGATTAAAATGGGATGATGTAAAAGCAATTATAGAGACAGTTTCAAATGATTATCCTAATGTTGATTTGTATGTAGTTGAAACTTATCAAAGCGAATAAAGGCAGATAACAAGCGTATCAATCTCCCTAAAGGACGATTATTCGCCGAACATTATCGTTTAATATGGTAAGTAGAAAAGAAACAGTAAAAAGTTGTTGTGTGAATATACTTGATGATGTAAAAAGAATATTAGCGCAACCTTTTGAATGTAGGAAGACTTCTCTTCCTGATGGTGCATTACATAATGTACAAAAAGAATTGGAAAATATGATTAATGCGATTGATAAAGATATTTACTCGTTTACACCAAGTTATGGCAAATATCTAATAGATTGTTGGCTTGGAGATGAATTAGTAGATAAACTTCTTGATGTTTCTTGTCAATATGAAAAACTAATTAAGTTGAAATAAACGATAGCATACGGATTAATCTTCCAAAGGTCGATTATCCAACAAACATTATCGGTCTAAAAATTAAAATATGGATAGTAAACTTCAATTATTCGCTAAAGTGTTATTAAAAGAACACTATGATGAATTTTTAGAAATGATTCAGTTGTTCAATATAGATAAGAGAACCTTTGTCCTTCAACATAGGAAAATGTTTGAAAAGGGATGGTACGATACAAGCTCTGAAGACAATGAATTTAGTGAAGTAGATATTATGCTTTGTTTTGCTATAGTTTCTCACAGAATGGCAGTTATTGATTGGAGTGGTGAAGAATATTCAGGGCAGGTTAAGCGTTCCATTACGATGATGTTAAAGAATTATGGGATAGAACGTTTCTTATGGAACACTAAAAAGTTTGAGGATTCTTTGGATTGGGACAAAATTCGCCGAGGTGACTATTTGCCTTTGTTGTTCCAAGCTATGAACAAGCAACTTAACAGAGGCGGTTATTCCATTGTGTTTTGTGATACAAAATCGGATTGTTTTCGTTATGCAATATTACCAACTGCCGAGTTTGTGCAATTTGAGAATACGGAATTAGATGATTATCTGACAATCATTAGTCCTAAGATTTACAATATATATCTTGCAGACAAGGGAAATGAATTGCCTAAAATTATGCTGTACTTAAAAAAGAAATTTTCTGTTCCACTAAGTGAAATCAAGGAATTTTGTTCAAGAGATAAAATTTTACTTGGAATAGGGAACTCTATAATTGTGGATGAATATCGAAAAGAAATTGAACAACTTGGAGGCAAGATTGAAACAGAAGAAATAGACCGATAACAAACAGCAAACCGATTGAATAAGCGGAACGCTGCCGAACATTAGCAACCCCAAAAAGATGAAAATGATTGGAGAAACTATAAGAACTGAATTTGAAGCATTGAAAAATGACTTTGAAACCATAAGGCAACAAATAGAAGACGATGTTGTCAGGACTGAGTTGTATAAGGGCGAGTTTTATGAACTTACTCCATATTCCTATCAGCGTAATGGTTGCAAACAAGGAAAACCTGTAAAGCGTCCTGATACAATAAAAAGCACCAAAAATCTTTGTATCTACGGATTTAATAACCAAAATCAAATCGTAGAAGTTAAGGTTGGTTGTTCTATTGAAAATCAGTTTTATCACACTTTCCTGTATTATACAGACAATCTTGTGAAAAGTATTCTATACGATAATGGAAAACATTTGATGAATGTATGCCATTACTTTTTTGAGGGCGGAAAGCTGAAACGGTCACAGTTATGTGGTAGGTATGGTTGCCGTGAAGAGAATTATATCTATAAAGAAAATGCTTTGACACATATTGAAGTCAAACAATATGATATTGAGGGTAATAGTGGTAATGATTTAATTCATATATTCCAATATCAAGACGATGGGGCTTTAGAAAGTATTACCAAATCATTTCCAAATGGATATTCTGAAATAATCTATAAAACGAAAAGAGGTTGCTAACAAGCGGCTTAACTACCCCTGAAAGGTCGGTTAGCCACCAAACATTAATATTAAAAGGAAACACTATGATACCTGATAAATTGAAAGATGATTTTAATTCATTGAGAAATATGTTTGATGAATTGAAAAGAGAAATTGATAAGAATGTTGTAAGGGAAGAGAATTACAAAGGTGAGTTCTACGAAATATCCCCTTATTCTTATCAAAGAAACAGGTTTAAGCAAGGGAAAATAGTTGGAAATGTAACTTCTCTCAAAACAACTAATAACCTATTTACTTATTATTTCGATGTAAAAAATCAAATTATAGAAATCCGAGAGGGCTTGGAACTTAAAAATCAATTCTATTACACCTTTTTCATTTATGAAAAGGAACTCATGAAAACTATTGCATATGATAATAGCAAACGTATTGTGAATGTCCGATATTATCTATATGGAAGTAATGGTAAAATAGAGAAAATGTATTCAAAGGGTTCTCGTGGAAGTAGAGAAGAAACATATTTTTATGAAAATGACCGCCTACAAAAAATAGTTATAAGACAATTTGATAGAAATGATATTGAACAGGATACGTTACAACATTCATTTGATTATAAGTCTAATGGAGAATTAAAATCTATTATTCTTTCGACAGAATTATATTCTGAAACAATCTATCAGGAAACATAAATTTAATATTAACAAGCCGGGATAACGGACTAACGCCGTTCCCCGTCAAACCATTATCAATTACAGTACGACAATATGAACTTTTACTTAATAGGTAGTTTAGAAGGATTTAACGATTTACGTTTTCCAAATGTGGAAGATTGGCAAAATTGTATGGGACATGCTGAAGGTTTACTAAAGCAGTGGAATCCTCCTGAGATGGAATATATATGGAAAAAAAGTAATAGACATAAACATTTTGATTTATCACAATTTTGTAATCCTCTATTAACTATTAGCGACAAAGCATTAAGTATTTTAGAAAATATTCTTATCAAAAATGGAGAAATTCTTGATATAAAGTCGCCAAAAGGTTTTTATTTTTTTCATTGTACCAATATAATAGATGCTTTGATTGAAAAAGAATCAGATATAGTGTGGTTAGATAAAGAAAGAGGATGGGTGAGTTGTATAAATAAATTTGTGTTGGATAAAAATAAAATCCAAGAGCAAACTATTTTCAGACTTCCGAATGTAAATTGTCGCTATACTTTTTATGGGGAGGAATTTAAGAACCTTGTATTGAAACATCATCTTCAAGGAATACATTTTGATAGATACGAAACTATTATTATAAAATGAATGATTGTTTTAAAGTTTGTAGTTAAAGTATTGATAACACGCACATCAATCACTTAAACAGTGATTATCTGCATCCTATTAAACATTAGAAAATGAGAACACCAATCATAATCCTGTTATTTGTAATCCTGCTTGCCGCAAGCTGCGGAGAGCCTCCCATGCCGCCGTCGGACGAGGAAATGATACGCCATTTCACCACGCACGAGGTGGCGTTCCGTAAGGTGTACGAAATCATGGCAGAGAGTTCAGAAGGTAGTTTTCACTACCCGCCGCTTTCTCCGGAAGAGGTCATTATACTTGATTCAACAGAACAAAGCGATACATTCCATGAAACGAATGACGAACAAGACATTCCGGTATATGGACTGTTGAAGCCGGAGCGAATCCTACTCGACTCCTTGTTATCAGAGATTGGATGCGGTTTTATCCTTGTTGATCGCAGGGAATGGGGAACGGCAGATTCGGTATATGTGAGCCTTGTTATGCCGTACTACTCCCACGGCATCGTGGATGCGGGAACGTCCAAGAGTTTCGTTTACGATCCCGGATTGAGAAGCCGTCGGAATATCCGTATCACCGAATATGGCGACCTGAACGAGATCTACCGCAGGACGTACAACGACACCACGCTTTACAAACCCATCAAGGGAAACTGGTACATCGAGTTAGACCATTCGATATAACGGCCCGGAGTTCGTATCAAAGCTTGTTTCACTTTTTGTCAAGAAGATACATCATAAAGCAGATAATGGCTATCGCAAGGAAAAATAACAGAACCGCAAGGAGTTCGTTAAACCTGCACTTGGCATAGTGAGACATCACTGCTTTGCCTCGCCATTTGTAAATCCTGCTGACGAGCGACATAACGGCAAATGTGACAATGCTAAAAACGACACATGGCAACAATGCCGACACACCTGGAAAAAGCCGGATAGTAACAGTCATCATAGGGAATATCAAAAGAGCGAAGATATAAATCGAGAGCATCATTTCGCCATCGACCCTGCCTGTTCGTCTTGCTTGTTCCAATTTCTCCCCCATCCACCAGAGGTAGTCCCAGAGATAGAACCGTTGCTTATTCTCCTGCCGTTTCATCATGCCCAATGTATAAATCCGAGGTGGAACATCAGCGCTACATTTGCCACGATCAGGGCGATAGCGATAAGAACTATTTTGGCGAGCTTCCTGCCGGGATGTTTCATCTTCCCGTAATGTTCACGGAGCGCTTCACGCCGTCCGGCTGTATAGCGTAGCTTGCAGAATAAATCGGGAAGAAAGCAGAGAGGAATCACTATGGCCAAACCAATCATCCAGCCGAAAAGGCGCAATATCGGCGGAACCCCAAGCGGTATGAGTAGGACGAAGAGCCAGCACCAAAACAGTAGCATACGTCCGTTGAGATTGGTACGCTCCCTTTCGTGCCATATCTCGGCTACATACCACATATAGTCGATGAAGCAGATCCGGTATTTGCGATTGTCCTTTTCCATACCGTTATCTCCATACAAAGAAACCAACCAATATAAGTATAATCAGAACGCTGACCAACACAATCTGAACCCTGCGGCGTGTTTCAGGCTTGCAATCGTCAAATAACCACAGTTTGCTGTTAAACTGCCAATGACACGCCCATTTCCAACGGAACAGCAACCCTGCAAGCCATAGGGCAAGCAACCCGACACCAAACAGCAACCCGTATTTCGGGTGAGCCTGCAACCACTCGAAAAACGCTTCCGCCTTGCTGTTCATTGCTTCGTATATATCGGTAACTGTCATACTTATAATTAAAAGGATTCCGAACACAAAAATAATGTTTTCTGTTCACATAATCACTACTTTATGCTCCAAAACACCGGCTGTGCGGTTATAAAACCAAGAAACAGCCCCCGTTAAGGTAACGGAGGGTGTTTGCGGGGGTGTTTGTGTTCATTTAGTTCTGTTCCGGCAGGAGCTTGCAAAGCACCGGGTCGTTCTTGATACGTTCCAGTTCCTCGGCGACGATGCGGCCGGCCTCTGCCTTGATACGTTCGTAGTTTTCCTGCACGACCTGTTTCATGTGATCCGTCCCGTTCTCGTCCGTGAAATCGGTAATTTGTGGTATCTTCTTGTACCGGGCCGTTTCCGCTTTCACTTTTTCGTTGTCCACGACAATCTCGCAGTGGAAAATCTTCTGCTCGATACGTTCGTCGAAATTGTCCGCCACAGCCCCGACGAACATTCCCTGCGTGAGCGTCGAGATCTTCGAGGCCGGGATCAGGCTGTCCAGCTGCGTGGATATGGATGTCGATTTGTCGCTGCGGCTCAACGTCATGCTCTGCCGCTTCTGCAATACCTTACCGAACCGTTCCGAGAGTGTCTTGGCCGTTTCACCTACGACCTGCCCGGAGAAGATGTTGCCCACCGTGTTCATCACGACGGCGGCCTCCTTGTCCCCGTAGTCCCTCTTCAACTGTGAAAAATCCTGGAAGCACAGCAGCACGGCGACCTTGTTGCTTCTGGCCGTGGCGATCAGGTTGTCGAGTCCCTTGAAGTAGATTGTCGGCAGCTCGTCGATGATGATGCCCGATTTGAGCTGGCCTTTCTTATTTATGAGCTTGACAATCCGGGAATTATACAATCCCAAAGCCGCTCCGTAAATGTTTTGCCTGTCGGGATTGTTCCCCACGCAGAGTATCTTGGGATCGTTCGGGTTATTGATGTCGAGCGTGAAGTCATCGCCCGACATGACCCAATATAGCTGGGGCGAAATCATGCGGGAAAGCGGAATTTTGGCCGATGCTATCTGGCCCTGGAGCTGGTCTTGAGCGCCTCCGAGCCAGGCATCCATAAAGGGGCTGAGGTAGTTTTCGAGTTCCGGGTAGGATGTCAGAATCGGGAAAATATCCTCGTACCGCTTGTTCAGGAACTCGATGGCGTGCGGGAAGGTACAATACCGCCCGTTGTCGTAGATGCGCAGGAACCAGATCACGGCCGCGAAAAGGATAATGGGGCTTTCCACAAAAAAATCGCCCTGCTTCTGCACCCAGCTTCGGTTCAGGTTGAGCATGATGGTATAGGCGCTCTCGTAGGCGTCCGAAATATCGGTCATGAAGTCCGGGTGAATGGGGTTACAGCGGTGCGAGCGGCGCGGGTCGTCGAAATTTATGACGTAGAAAGTCGGGATTTTCTTGTAACCTTTCTGGTGATTCAGCAGGTGGTTGTAAGCGATTTCCGAAAGATCGGGAAACTTGTAGTCATAGATGTATTGGGTATAGCCCTTTTCGATTTGCTGTTTAATAAACTGGTTTACAACACAATAACTCTTCCCGCTGCCCGGGCTTCCCATGCAGATGCAAGCCCTTTGCGGGTTTACAACGTTGGCGAACCCGTTGTTCCACTGTTTGTTATAGTAAAATTTCGTCGGCAGATTTATGGAGTACTCGTTCTCGATCAGGCGTGTTTCCTGCTGGAATGATTCGTTCTCGTTATTGAAAGGGTCATCCATGAGATTGTTCTTCAGCAGGCGGGACATCCACACGCCGCCCATCAAGAGGCAGATATACCCGGCCGATAGGGTCAGTATGTAGAAAGCCGCGTTCGCCGCTGCCGTCAGCGGCAAGTCCAGCAGCCACCAGTTGAAGAAGAACAGCACGCCTCCCGTGGCCAGCGATGCCGTGATTTTCCGCCAGGTAATTTTCTCCTCTTTTACTCCTTTTGTCCCGAGGCATGAAAGGGCGAGGAACACTACGGCGAAAAGTTTCGTCCATAGTATATTCCGGAACAGCCCCGCGGTGCGGTCGAAGTTCAGCAGAATCCTATCGACCACGCCGATATTGATTCCCCATTCCCGTATCTGCCCGTAGCAGAACCAGTAGATGTTGATAACCACGAACAAGATACTCAATGCCCGCATGAAATCCATTGTTTTAGCAAGACCCCGAAGGTCGTCTTCCTGTTGCATAACCGTAAGATTTAATAAATGAATGATAATTGAGATGTTATACTTTCCTCCGTCGTGAGGTATTCCGCTTCCGTTGCCCGTCCCGTCCGGCAGGCGCTTGTTTCGGGGACAAGCCCCTCGTGTTTTCCCCGGGATTCCGTTTTCCGCCGAAGCGCAGCTCGAAGGCGTTGGCCGAGTATGCCTTTCCCAGCCGTGATCCGTTCACGACCGTCCGTGTTTCGTGGTCAATGAACGTCACACCCACGATGCGGCCGTTTTCGTTGCGTCGTATGTAGAGATCCACCCGGGCTCCCCGCAGGCGTTCGCGCAGTTCTTCCTCCGTGGGTTCTCCCCGAAGCGCTTTATCGACCCGGCCACGGATTTGCCTCCTCGTGTCGTCCTTCCCGAACCGTTCGGCGCTACGCTCCATGTGCCGTTCCAGCCCGTCATACCCGACCTCTTTACCGAACAGTGAGGATTTGAGCGGCGCGGCCACTGCCTTGTCCCCGTTCTCGTCCAGCAGCGTGTAGAGCAATCCCCGGTAGGGGGTTCCGTTCCGCTCTCCCCGGACTTCCTCTATACCTATATTATATAAGGACAGCAATGCCCGGAACTCGCCGAGGGTCTGGAAGCGGTATGTCGCCACGGCCGGTTTTATTACCGCTGCCACCTGGCGTTTCAGGTCGCCCCGCGTGTAATCGGCGGGGACGATCCCTTGCCCTTTCTCCCGCCTTCTCCCTTTGGCGGGATGCAGTCCGTACTCCCGTTCCAGTTCCTCGGTAACGGCCACGCTGCGTTCGTTGCGCCTGCTGTCGTTTATCTTGCGCCCGTCCTGGGCCACCTGCACCGACACGATATGGATATGCTCCCGTCCGATGTCGGTATGCTTGAATACGATATAAGGTTGTCCTCCCCAGCCCATGCGCTCCATGTAGGCCCCGGCTATCTCCGCGAGCTGCCCGTCGTCAAGGCGGTCTTCGGGAGCCGGGTTGAGCGATACGTGCACGACGGGTTTTTCCGTCCGGTAGTGCGAGGGCATCCAGCGCAGGAGGTCTTCTGCCGTCGCGGCCACGTTGAAGCGCCCATCCGCCGGCTCCCTCACGATGTGGGTCAGCAGTACTTTCCCGTCGCCCCGATCGACTTTCTCCTGGTTGTACGCCAGCGCGCCGTACACGTCTTTTCCGGTGGTGATATTGGCTACCATCGCTGTTTGAACTCTTCGGAGAGCGACACGACCTGCTGCCCGACGGCCGCCAGTTCACGTGTCGCTCTCTCCAGTTTATAGAGCAGCGCGAGTGTTTTCTTCTCGGAAAAATGCGCGTGCAGCTCCTTCACCACCTGGTTGTAATTCGTTCCCACGGCACGGAATTGGGCGTGGAAAGCGGTCAGCTTCGCCACGTATTCGAGCGTTCCCCGGTCGGTCTTTACCACCCGGAACGCCTCGTTGAACACTCTCGCTTTGATAAAAGCGGCTTTGGACAATAGCCCGGACTGCTCGTAAAGGTCGAGGAAACGGGCATGTTCCACGGCTGAAAAGTTTACCGAAAAGCGGTAAACGGCCGGGTCGTTTTTCGCGGGTCGTCCCCCTTTGCCCCCTCGGGGCTTTCTGTTCTTTTCCATCGCATCGAAATTTTAAGGAGAGGCCAGAGCCCCACCGGTTCCTGAAAATTCCGATCCCTTCGCGGCCTGCCGCCCTTCTGAAAAGCACCGACTCCGGAGGTGCTTTCTCCCCCTTGCGGGCAAGCTGTTTTCTGCTGCAAAACGAGAATCGTGCAGCAGAAAACACAGCTTGCTATTTGCCCTTTGCAAATACCTTCTGCCCGCTCGCGGACAGAACATTGAAAGAGCCGCCGTAAAACGGGGCAAGGACGGCTTCATTAGCGTCGGGATCGTTCACGAGGCAAAGATACCGACCTATTCAATCACTTGTGCCATAAGCGATTACGCCACTTGCGTCCACTTTGACGCCACACGCGGCCATAGCGGAAAAAGAGCATACAACCCGTGTTTTTAAGGGTTTACTTTGCACGTGAGAACGGATACGGGCAATGACACATCCCCCTGTCCGCACACGTGTGGACGGATGCAGAAAACATCGTGTGCAGAGGAAAAAGCGGGTCTTTGTCCGGATAAGCAAATGCGGTTGCGCATGAGTATAAAATCGGACACGCGCCCATGCACCGGCATACCGGCGTAACAGCCTGCCAGCGCACCAGCATATATGCGTGCCGGCATACCAGCATAAAATCTCATGCCGTCACTTGTCCGGATACGTGAAGAGATGAACGATTACCCGATTGTATAACTAAAAACGCATGGAACAATGAAAGAGAAAACGAAATTCGTGGCCTTCTCCACCCAGAAAGGCGGAGCGGGCAAAACCACCCTCACGGTGCTGGCAGCCTCTTACCTGCACTATGTAAAGGGTTTCAATGTCGCGGTCATCGACTGCGATTATCCCCAACACTCCATCGTGGAGATGCGGGAACGTGACCTGAAGCTTGCCCTCGAAGACGAACATTACAAGAGGTTAGCTTACGAACAATTCACCCGGCTTCAAAAGAAAGCCTATCCTGTCGTGGAAAGCAACACGAAAGAGGCGTTGGCCGATGCCGACTACCTCCTGCCGCAAGGTGATTTCGATTATGTGTTCTTCGACCTTCCCGGTACGATCAATAACGAGGATCTGATTCATTCCCTGGCCGGAATGGATTATCTCGTCGCCCCGATCAGTGCCGACCGGGTTGTCATGGAAAGCACCCTGAATTACGCGGTTGTGGTAAAGGAGCATATCATGGGCCGCGAGAAGTCCCGGATGAAAGGGCTGTATATGCTATGGAACATGGTGGACGGACGTGAAAAGACAGAGTTATATCAGGTTTACGAGGCGGTAATGAAAGAGCTGGGTCTTCCTGTTCTGAAGACCTTCCTGCCTGACACCAAGCGTTTTCGTCGTGAGCAGAACGCCAGCCGTCGCTCTGTCTTCCGCTCCACGCTCTTCCCGGCAGACCGTTCTTTGATCCGGGGCAGCAACCTGGATAAACTCGTGGATGAATTGATCGAACTGTTAAAGTAGGATCTTATGAGCGGAAAAGAACATGACGACGGTTTGGACGCTTCCTTCATCATCAGCCAGGCCAAAAGCCGAAACCGGCCATTACATCCTTACACGCCGGAAAAAGAGGAGGAGGCATCGGCTCTATCGGAACCGTCCGGCGAGGCCGCCGCCTCGCCGGCTACGAAAGAGGAGGGACGCCGCCGAAGAGGGAAAGGCCAGGATTACGAGCGTCTTTTTATCCGGAACGCCCCCTCCAATACCCGAAGCGGCAAAACGGTGTATATCCGCAAGGAGTTTCACGAGCGTATAACCCGGATAGTGCAGGTTATCGGTAAGAACGAACTCTCGCTGTATAGCTACCTGGACAATGTGCTGGAGCAGCATTTCGCGACCTATCAGGAGGAAATTTCGGAACTCTACAAGAAACGGAACTCCGATATTTTTTAGTTATGAACCCAATATTTACAACCTATTAAAAACAATCCATCATGTCAGACAAAGCAATTATTTTATCTGTTATCCTGGCGGCCGTCCTTTGCGTCGCCGTGCCCTTCATCTTCCGCGTGTGCCGCTACCGGCGCAGGATGAAAACCCTTATCGTCCCCGACGGCCCTTCGGGGGAGGTCGCCGTGGGGACTGTCCCCACCCCCGAGGCCGAGTACCTGGCCCGTTACATCTGCCTGCTGCGGCTGCCTTTCGCCGGTAACAAGCACGTGAAGATACGTCCGTCGTATCACGAGCGTATCCGCGAGATCACCCGTGTCATCGGTCGTGGCGACGTGACGATCACGGCCTACGTGGACAAGGTTCTCAAGGCGCACCTGGACGATAACCGGGAAACCATCGAGCGGCTTTTCGAGGAGCGTGAGGCCGTGGCCTCCCGGCAACCCAAAGCGGAGGAGCGATGAACGGGGCGTTGTGGCTGCTGCCCCTCTTTGCCGTGGGGTATGCCTTGTGGGCGTTTTTCCGCCTGTGGCGGATGGAACGCAACGAACCGGCAGACGGGATCGTTGCCGAAGACACTCCCTGCCGGCAGGAGATCATCGGCAGGAGCCGCTTTGTCCTCGACCCGCGCCACTCCCGGCCACAAGCTGCCGTAGAATCTGAAACTGAAAAAGTTACGGAAAAAGCCGATATATTTGTGCCCACGAATGTACCCGAACACCCCCGGCAGATTCCGCCGGAAGACCTGGATGAAGTGTTCGGTGTCGCTCCCGAGGGGGAGCCTAACGAACCTCTGGAAATCGACTTTCCGCTGTACGATGAATCTTTCCCGGATGCGGACGCGGAGGAGCCGGATTATGACGAGGATGAAGACGACACCGAAGAGCTGCCCCTTTTGGGCCGCTCGCTTGCCCAGGGGGTTAGTTTTGAACAGATGGGCGAAGCCTACCGCCACGTGGTACATGATCCACCTTCAACAGACGAGCAAAGGGAGGAAACGGGACGTGTCCTCCTGGGCCTGAAACAGACCGACATGTTCGAGGTCATCGTTTCGGGCCGCCCCGACGGGAACGACAGGGTAAAATCCCTGATCGACACCTACCTCTCGGCCTTTCACCGGCGTATGTCCGAGAGGTCTGCGGAAAGCCCATCTCCGCAGGGTTCGGTTCCCACGGGTTTCGACGTCCGTGAGTTTGTTTAACCCCATAATGACATCACGATGAAAGAAAAAGACTACGGGTAGCACGTGAGGCTATCCTCGAACCACTGAAAAAATCCGAATCAAGAAGTTTAACCCGGTGCGGGGCCTATCCATCCCCGCGCCACAATTCAAACATTATCGAGTTATGAGAAAGAACAAGATTCTTCTTCCGGCGGCATTTCTCTTTGCCGCCATCTCCTCCGCTTTCGCGCAGGGCAACGGCATCGCCGGCATTACGGAGGCTACCAACATGGTAACCAGCTACTTCGATCCCGGAACGAAGCTCATCTACGCGATTGGGGCTGTGGTCGGCCTTATCGGCGGGATCAAGGTCTATAACAAGTTTTCGAGCGGCGACCCCGACACGTCGAAGACCGCCGCGAGCTGGTTCGGCGCGTGTATTTTCCTGATTGTCGCCGCGACGATCCTACGCTCTTTCTTCTTGTAGTCCAACCTGTCATGCAAATAATTATGGAATATGGAATCAACAAGGGAATCGGCAAGAGCGTGGAGTTCCGGGGCCTGAAGGCGCAGTACCTCTTCATCTTCGCGGGCGGCCTGCTGGCCGTCTTCGTGGTGTTCGTCATCCTCTACATGGCAGGGGTCGATCAGTGGGTATGTATCGCTTTCGGCGTTGCGGCGGCTTCGGTGCTGGTCTGGCTTACCTTCCGCCTGAACGCCCGTTACGGGGAACACGGGCTGATGAAGCTGTTCGCCGCGCGCCGGCATCCCCGCTACCTGCTCAACCGCAAGTCCCTGCGCCGGTTGCTGAAAAGAAAGGGGGGCCGCGTATGAGAAACATCTTGAAAGCCACCACGCTGGAAAGCAAGTTCCCGCTCCTGGCCGTGGAAGGCGGTTGTATCATCAGCAAGGACGCGGACATAACGGTCGCCTATCGGGTCGAACTCCCGGAGCTGTTCACCGTCACGTCCGCCGAGTACGAGGCGATCCACGCCGCCTGGTGCAAGGCCCTGAAGGTCTTGCCCGAATACAGCGTGGTACACAAGCAGGACTGGGTGCGACATGATGTCGTGTAAGTGATTGTTTAACAAATAATTTAAGTCATCGAGTATGACATAAAACAAAGATTAAACCTGCTGTTTCGTCAGCAGTAGCCTATGGGCAGATGCACCTTAATTGTATTAAGCTGCCCAGACAAGGTAGCCCGCCCGAAAGGGGCAGTTTGAACCGTGAGGGGAAAACAATCGTCGTCAGTATCAGACGGCGCGGGAGCTTGGCTTGAATGGTATGAATAACACATGTGAACTGTCGCTAAACGTCGTTAGTTTGAATGAGCCAAACGATACTGACAGGCTCAAGCCCGGAAACGGGTGCAGCGAGGATAACCCTCTCCAGTCTGGGGTTACACGAACCACACTGCTGCCGGCGGAATGACAGATTCTAACCCATTCTCTTTGTCACTTACACGGAACATGGAAAACCTGTATCTCTCCTACGAAAACAGGTAAGCCGACCGTAAGGAAGGCCGAACGGGATGCAGGCACAGGAATGCGGAAAAAGCGAATGCCGTCCTGTAATGGGGCGGATAGGGGTTTCAACGTTACCCTACGCGAAAGCGGGCAGACTTCCGCATGGTGACTCTTTACAAGAAACTTTTAGAACTTTTTAAAGTTGAAACGCAAATGAACGAATTAGAAATTTCGTGTGCATCGACTGACCGAAAATCGAACGCTTGGGACAGCATAGACTGGCTCCGGTGCGAAATTGCGGTTAAAAAGCTACAAGCACGTATTGTAAAGGCTCAAAAAGAAGGCAGATACGGTAAAGTGAAAGCTTTACAGTGGATGCTAACGCATTCGTTTTACGCCAAAGCATTGGCCGTAAAGCGGGTGACCTCTAACAAAGGTAAAAAGACAGCAGGGGTTGACCGTGTATTATGGAAAACCCCAAAAGCGAAGTTTCAGGCAATCAGCGAACTGAAACGCAGGGGATACAATCCCCAACCGTTGAAACGGGTCTATATCAGCAAAAAGAACGGCAAACAACGGCCGTTGGGTATTCCTACCATGAAAGACAGGGCTATGCAGGCGCTGTATCTGATGGCATTGGAGCCGGTAGCTGAAACGACAGCCGACAACAACTCCTACGGGTTCCGCAAGGAACGAAGCACGTTCGATGCAAGGGAACAATGCTTCTGTGTACTCGCAAAAGACGTATCGCCCGAATGGATACTTGAAGGGGACATCAAAGGCTGTTTCGACCACATAAGCCACGAATGGCTGCTGAATAATATCCCGATGGATAAAGTGATGCTCCGCAAATGGCTGAACAGTGGTTTTGTTTACAACTCCGAGCTATTCCCGACGGTTGAAGGCACGCCGCAAGGCGGTATCATATCGCCGACCCTTGCCAATATGACCCTTGACGGATTGGAGGCGGTACTGAAAAGACGGTTTAAGACACACTGTAAAAAGGGCGTCTATACCAGCTACAAGGTACACCTTATACGGTACGCCGATGATTTTGTAATCACCGGAGCATCGAAGGAATTGTTGCAAAACGAGATCTTGCCTATTGTTCGTGAGTTTCTCCATGCAAGGGGGCTTACCCTGTCAGAAGAAAAAACGAAGATAACTCACATCGGCAAAGGATTCGATTTTCTCGGATACAACATTCGCAAGTATAACGGAAAACTTCTGATAAAACCGTCAAAAGAGAGTCTGAAAAGGTTTATGGTCAAAATCCGGAAAACCATCGAAGCTCATAAGGGAGCAAAACAGGAATCCCTGATAAGACTACTGAACCCGATCATAACGGGTTGGGCGAATTACTATCGCTACTCCGTATCATCCAAGACTTTCAGGAAAGCTGACAAACTGATCTTCGAAAAGTTATGGCAGTGGGCACAACGCCGACACCCGAAAAAGGGGAAGTATTGGGTTGCTGACAAGTATTTCCACAAGATTAACAACCGTAAATGGACTTTCGCGGTCACTCCCAACAAGAGAAAACCCGAAAGTATAATCGTGCTGAAACGACTGTACGACACCAAAATAAAGCGGTTTGTAAAAATCAAAGGGGATGCAAACCCATACGACCCGCAGTGGAAGGAATATTTTGAACACAGGGAAACCTACAAAATGCTCCAATCGCTCAACGGGTATAAATCACTGCTGCATCTCTGGAAGAGACAACAACGCTGCTGTCCCTACTGTGGTGAGCCGATAGACAACGAACACTCTTGGAGTGTCGTAAAACAGCTGACAAATAACCGAATGGATAGTTTTCTTCTTCATGACGGTTGCCGCAGAAGTTATTACCAGTTAAAAACAGAGGATTATGAGCCGGCTTTTATGTAGAAATAAAAGCATTGAGTTGCTTGAGCCGTATGAGGGGAAACTCTCACGTACGGTTCTTAGGGGGGAAAGGGGCAGTAATGTCCCTGACCTACCCGACTTCATCCGCGAGCGTTACCGCCCGGCCACGGGCGAGGGGGACATGAGTTTCCTCTCCCGCAGTTACGAGCGGCATTTCAACGAGCGTCCGTTCCTGACCCACGCCTGCTTCCTCTACCTGACGAAAACGACGAGGGAGCGTATGCACATGCGTTCAGACTTCTCGACCCTCTGCCGGGGCAACATCATTCCCAAAGAGGTAAACCGGGAATCGGCGACAAAATTCCTGGAGGCGGCGGAACAGTTCGAGCGTATTCTGAACGATTCGGGTTTCCTGACCCTTGTCCGCCTCACGGGGGACGAGATCACGGGTACGGCGGATTGTCCGGGCCTGCTGGAGCGGTACTTTTCCCTCTCGCTCTCGGAGACGACTTCTCTTCAGGACATCGAGCTGGGGGCCGAGGTTCTGCGCGTGGGCAACAAACGGGTGTGCCTGCACACGCTCTCGGACACGGAAGACCTGCCGGGGCGCGTGGGTACGGATACCCGTTACGAGCGTCTTTCCACCGACCGTTCGGACTGCCTGCTCTCGTTCGCGGCCCCCGTGGGGCTTCTGCTTTCCTGCGACCACCTTTACAACCAGTACGTGTTCCTGGAAGACAGCGACGAAAACCTGCGTATGTTCGAGAAACGTGCGCGTAACATGCAGTCCCTTTCCCGCTACTCCCGCGGAAACCAGATAAACAAGGAGTGGATCGACCAGTATCTCAATGAGGCGCACTCGTTCGGTCTTCAATCCGTCCGGGCCCATTTCAACGTGCTGGCCTGGTCGGACGACGTGCAGGAGCTCCGGCATATCCGCAATGATGTGGGCAGCCAGCTCGCTCTGATGGAGTGCCGCCCGCGCCACAACACCGTGGACGCCGCCACGCTCTACTGGGCGGGTATGCCGGGCAACGCGGGGGATTTCCCCGCCGAGGAATCGTTCTACACGTTCATCGAGCCCGCGGTCTGTTTCTTCACGGAGGAAACCAACTATAAATCCTCGTCCAGCCCTTTCGGCATCAAGCTGTGCGACCGCGTAAGCGGCAGGCCCCTGCACCTGGACATCTCGGACGAACCGATGAAAAAAGGGATCATTACAAACAGGAATAAATTCGTGTTAGGCGGCTCGGGGTCAGGCAAGTCATTCTTTATGAATCATTTAGTCCGCCAATACTGGGAGCAGGGCACGCATGTCGTGCTGGTGGATACCGGTAACAGCTACCAGGGTCTTTGCGAGCTGATCCGGCGTAAGACCAAAGGTGAGGACGGCGTGTATTTTACCTATACCGAGGAACATCCCATCAGTTTCAACCCGTTCTACACCGACGACTACTATTTCGACGTGGAGAAGAAGGACAGCATCAAGACGCTGCTGCTGACACTCTGGAAAACCGAGGACGACAAGATCACGAAGACCGAGAGCGGCGAGCTGGGCAGTGCCGTGAACGCCTATATCGAGCGTATCCGCGCCGACCGGAATATCGTGCCGTGTTTCGACAGTTTCTACGAGTACCTGCGAGACGACTACCGCCGCGAGCTGGAGGAGCGGGAGATCCGGGTCAGCCGCGAGGATTTCAACATCGACAACATGCTCATCACCCTGCGGCAGTATTACAAGGGCGGACGCTACGACTTCCTTCTGAATTCCCGGGCCAACATCGACCTGCTCTCGAAGCGCTTCGTGGTCTTCGAGGTGGATTCCATCAAGGAAAACAAGGAGCTTTTTCCCGTGGTCACCATTATCATCATGGAGGCTTTCATAAACAAGATGAGACGGCTCAAGGGGGTACGCAAACAGCTCATCGTCGAGGAGGCCTGGAAGGCGCTCTCTACGGCTAATATGGCTGAATATCTGCGTTATATGTATAAAACCGTCCGCAAATACTACGGTGAGGCCATCGTTGTGACGCAGGAGGTCGAGGACATCATTTCCAGCCCGGTGGTCAAGGAGGCGATCATCAACAACTCGGACTGCAAGATCCTGCTCGACCAGCGCAAGTTCATGAACCGTTTCGACGCGATTCAGTCCTTGTTGGGGCTGACCGACAAGGAGAAGGCGCAGATTCTCTCGATCAACCAGTCCAACGACCCTTCCCGTAAATACAAGGAGGTCTGGATCGGTCTGGGCGGCGTTCAGTCGGCGGTCTATGCCACGGAGGTCAGCGTCCCGGAGTACCTGGCCTACACGACCGAGGAAACGGAGAAAGTGGAGGTACAGCGGCTTGCCGGCGAGCTGGGCGGTGATATGGAACTGGCGATCAGGCAGCTCGCCGAGGGCAAACGTTAAAGGGAGGGCAGGCCATGTATCGCAAGTGTATCGGATCAGACCCCACGGCGGCGCGTTTGGACTTCGCGCTGTACGAGGTGGCGGGCGAGTGGGAAAGCCGCTCGGGTTCTCCCCGGGTTCGCATCTACCGCAACCCGGGACGCCGGGGCGGCGGTTTTTACGTGGAGGTGTCCTACAAGGACGGGACACGCTTCTCCCGTCCCGTGAGGAAGTATTGGGGAGGTATCCGTTACTTCGACCTCTACGGGTATGTCGCCCTGGCCTACGATGCGGGGCGCGAGGTGCTCCAGCTCTCCGCCTACGGGGATTATTACCGGGCGTCGGAATGACCGCCCAAGTATTCACGAATTAAATAATGAAAAGGATGAAACGATTGATTTTAACGCTGTTCGTGGGGCTTCTTTGCTTCACGTACCAGGCAAAAGCGCAGTGGACGGTCATCGACCCGTCGAACCTCGTTCAGAACATCAAGAGCGCGGTTCAAAGCTCGACCACGGCGACCAACATGGTCAAGTCGCTGCAAGAGAGTATCAAGATTTATAACCAGAGCAAGGCTTACTACGACGCCCTCAAATCGGTGCATAACATCATCAAGGATGCCCGGAAGGTGAAGCTGACGCTCGAAATGGTCAGCGAGATCACGGAAATCTACACCTCGGGATTCAACCGTATGGTTTCAGACCCGAACTTCACGGTGGACGAGCTGGCGGCGATCTCGGCGGGTTACGCCCGGTTGCTGGAGGAGGGCGGCGCGCTGGTGGCGGAACTCAAGACGGTCATAACCGGCGGCAACGGCCTCTCGCTCTCGGACAAGGAGCGGATGGACGTGGTGGATCAGGTTTACACGAAGATGCTGGAGTACCGCAACCTCACGCGCTATTACACGCGCAAGACCATCTCCGTGTCCTTCATCCGCAGCCGCGAAAAGGGCGACGCGCACCGGGTGCTGGCACTTTACGGGAACCCGAACGACAGATATTGGTAACCTGAAAACGGAGGCAGTCATGGATTTCGACAATTTACACCAGGTTCTCCGGAACCTGTATCAGGAGATGATGCCGCTATGCGGCGACATGATCGGGGTGGCGAAAGGTATCGCCGGCCTGGGTGCGCTCTTTTACGTGGCTTACCGGGTATGGAAGGCACTGGCCAATGCGGAGCCTATCGACGTGTTCCCGCTCCTGCGGCCTTTCGCCATCGGCTTGTGCGTGATGTTCTTTCCCACCGTGGTTCTGGGGACGATCAACGCCGTGATGTCGCCCGTGGTGCAGGGCACGCACGCCATACTGGAGGGGCAGACATTGGATTTGCAGGCATACCAGCAACAGAAGGACGATTTGGAAGCCGAGGCCCGCAGGCGCGAGGGCAAGGCTTGGTTAGTGGACGACGAGGTGTATGAACAACGGCTTGCGGATATGGGTATCACGGACTTGGGCGAGATTATCAGCATGTGGGCCGAACGCACGTGGTACGACATCAAGGCCGGTTTCCGGCAACTTGTCCGGGACTTCTTCGAGTTGTTGTTCAACGCCGCGGGGCTTACCATCGACACGCTGCGGACATTCTTTTTAGTCGTGCTGTCGATTCTGGGGCCCTTGTCGTTCGCCCTCTCCATTTACGACGGCTTCCACTCGACGCTCGCGAGTTGGATTTCCCGCTATATCAGCGTGTACCTTTGGCTTCCCATCGCCGACCTGTTCTCCGCGGTGCTGGCCAAGATCCAGACGTTGATGCTCCAGGCGGACGTCCTGGCCCTGCAAGACCCCAACTACATTCCCGACAGCGGCAGCGGTGTCTATATTATCTTTTTGATTATAGGTATCATAGGCTATTTCACGATCCCCACCGTTGCCGAGTGGGTGATCCAGTCGGGCGGAGCCGGCGGGGCTATGGGCGGTATCAACAAGGCCGGGGCATTCGCCACGGGTGTCGCGGGCGGTATCGCCGGCAACATGATCGGCCGCACGTTCGGGCGTCGCGGCGGTGGCGGTTCCTCCTCCGGTAACGGGGGCGGTGGCCAGGCTTCGGGCAGTGCCCCCAACGGGCGCAACCTGGCAACACAAGGTAACAGTAATCATTCATAACAATTTGGACAATGGAATTCAAGTCATTAAAAAACATCGAAACAAGTTTCAGGCAGATTCGGCTTTTCGGTATCGTGTTCCTCTGCCTGTGCGCGCTGGTATCCGTGTTCAGCGTGGTCGCGAGCTTCCGTTTCGCCGAAAAGCAGCGCGAGAAGATCTACGTCCTGGACGGGGGCAAGTCGCTGATGCTGGCGCTCTCGCAGGATTTGAGCCAGAACCGCCCCGTGGAGGCGCGCGAACATATCCGGCGTTTTCACGAGTTGTTCTTCACCCTCTCGCCCGACCGTGCGGCCATCGAGAGCAACATCAACCGCGCGCTGTTCCTGGTCGATAAGAGCGCCTTCGCCTATTACCAGGACATGCAGGAGAAAGGTTACTACAACCGTGTGGTGTCGGGGAACATCAGCCAGCGTATCGAGGTGGACTCCGTGGTGTGCGACTTCAACGCCTATCCCTACCGGGCCATGACCTATGCCCGGCAAATGATTGTCCGCGAGAGCAACATCACCGAGCGTTCGCTGGTCACGCGCTGCGAGCTGATCAACTCGGGGCGTTCGGACAATAACCCGCAGGGTTTCATCATGGAGAAATTCGAGATTCTGGAGAACCGCGATTTACGTACATTAAAAAGATAAGGCTATGGCAAAGAAGAGAATAAAGGCTTTCGGGGAGTGGGTCGAAGACCACCTGCGCCGCGCTTGCGGGGCGCTCTCGCCCGATAAGCGGATTATCGTGATCCTCACGCTGCTCTTGTTCTTTTCCGTCTTGTCGCTCTACTTTACCGTGTCTTCCATCTACCGCTTCGGCAAGGGAGCCGGGGAACGGATGCAGATACGGCATATCGAGCGGCTGGAGCTGGAATTAAGACAACGGCAGGAGGCCGACAGTGTAAAACATCTAAAAGATTTCAATTATGACGACGAACGAAAAACAGAATAAACAGCCGGAGGCGGGGAAAAAGGAACTCACGCCCCGGCAGATACAGATGCGGAAGAAGATGGTGGTCTTCCCGCTCTTTTTCCTGGCCTTTGCCGGGTGCATGTGGCTGATCTTCTCCCCCGGCGAAAAAGAACGGGAGGAGCCTTCGGCGGGTTTCAACACGGAGCTGCCGACCCCGGAATCGGAGGGTATCCTCTCGGACAAGCGTGATGCCTACGTGCAGGAGGAGATGCGGCGCAGGGAGCGGGAAAAGATGCGCTCCTTGCAGGATTTCGCGTTCGGGATGGAGGACGAGGAGGAAGAGCCTGTCATGCCCGCTGCCGTGCCGGATAAGTCTTCCGGCTCTGCCGGCGGTTCGTCGGGAGCTTTCCGGACTTCCCGTGCCGCCTATGCCGACATCAACCGCCAGTTAGGCAGTTTCTACGAGGAGACCGCCGGTGAAACGGGGGAAGAGCGCGAGATGCAGGCCCGCATCGAGGAACTGGAACGCCGCCTGGAAGAACAGCAGGCGCAGAAAACGGCCCAGGAGGAGCAGGTGGCGCTGCTGGAGAAGTCCTACGAGATCGCCGCCCGCTACATGAACGGCGGTCAGGCCCCTGAAGCCCCGCGTCAGAAAACCTCCGTTTCCGGCAAGGCTTCCGTGCAGCCCGTGCGCCAGGTGCGCCGTAACATCGTGTCGCTGCTCGCCGCCCCGCTGCCCGATTCGGTCTTCGCCCGTGAGTTCGTCAAGCCCCGGAACTGGGGTTTCAACACGGTGGGGAGCGACCTTCGCGAGCCCGAGCGTAACAGTATCCGTGCCGCCGTGCAGCAAACCGTGACGCTCACCGATGGCGGGGAGGTTACTTTCCGGCTGCTGGAACCGATGATGGCGGGAGATCTGCTCATCCCCTCGGGTACGCCCGTAACGGGGGCGGCGAGGATCAACGGCGAACGGCTGACGGTCAAGGTCAGCGCTGTCCAGCACGGCGGGGCGGTCGTTCCGGTCGATCTGTCGGTCTATGACACGAACGGCAACGAGGGTATTCCCGTGCCGGGGTCGGAAGAACTCAATGCCGTGAAGGAGATCGCCGCCAATATGGGCGCGGGCATGGGCAGCAGTATCACGATCACGGACGATGCCGGTTCGCAACTGCTCTCCGACCTGGGGCGCAGCGCCATCCAGGGCGTGTCGCAATACGTGAGCAAGAAGATGCGCTCGGTCAAGGTCACGCTCAAGGCCGGTTACAGCGTCCTGTTGCTCCCGCCCCTTCAATAAGGGTACAAACGACGTACTTCCGTACACCACTGAAAAAATCCATTTTTATCAACAATCAAAAATTTATCGAGTATGAAAAAGATTCTTCTGGCACTCGCTTTTATCGGGTGCATGTTCGCTGCCCACGCGCAGGAAAAGCCCTCCACGGGCGATTTGTACGACGGTCTTACCCGTCCGCTGACTTTCAACCGGGTTATCCCGCCCTACGCGCTGGAGGTGACGTTCAGCAAGACCGTGCATGTGATTTTCCCCTCGGCCATCCGTTACGTCGATCTGGGGTCTTCGGATCTTCTGGCGGCGAAAGCCGACGGCACGGAAAACGTGCTGCGTGTAAAGGCGGCCCTGCGTGATTTCTCGCGCGAGAGCAACCTTTCGGTCATTACCGAGGACGGGGCCTATTACAGCTTCAATGTCAAGTATGCCGACGAGCCGGTGAAACTGTCGGTCGAGATGGCGGACTTCCTGCATGACGGGGAGGCGGTAAACCGCCCCAATAACGCGCTGGACATCTATTTGCAGGAGTTGGGATGCGAATCTCCGCTGCTGGTCAAACTGATCATGCAGTCCATTTACAAGAATGACCGCCGCGAGATCAAGCATATCGGTTGCAAGCGTTTCGGGGTACAATACCTCCTCAAAGGTATCTACGTGCATAACGACCTGCTTTATTTCCACCTCCAACTGAAAAACTCCTCCAACGTGCCTTTCAACGTGGACTACCTGACGTTCAAGATTACGGACAAGAAGGTGGCCAAACGCACGGCCATCCAGGAGCAGGTCGTATGGCCCGTGCGTGCGTACAACAACGTGCAGGTCATCGGCGGCAAGCGTACCGAGCGCATGGTCTTCACGCTCCCGAAGTTCACGCTGGCCGACGACAAGCAGCTGGTCGTGGAACTGCACGAGCAGCAGGGCGGGCGACACCAGACTTTCACGGTGGAGAATGCCGACCTGGTGCGCGCACGTGTTATCAACGAGTTAAAGGTAAAGTGATATGAAACGGGCGATATTCATTCTCACGCTGGGGTTATGCCTCCTCCTTTCGGACGGGGCGCACGCCCAGCGTGCCCTGCCCGCCATGCGCGGGCTGGAAATACGGGGAGGCATGACCGACGGCTTCTATACCCGGGACAGCCGCAGCGAAACGGGCTACTGGTTCGGGCTGGCCATGAGCCGCTACGCGAAGAATGCCGACAAGTGGGTGTTCGGCGCGGAGTTCCTGAACCGTTATTACCCCTACAAGTCGGAACGTATCCCTGTGGCGCAGTTCACGGCCGAGGGCGGTTACTATTACAAGTTCCTCGCCGACCCGTCCAGGACTTTTTTCTTCTACCTCGGCGGCTCGGCGCTGGCCGGTTACGAGAGTGTGAACCGGGGCGAGAGGCGGCTCTATGACGGCTCTACGCTCCGCCACCGCGACCGTTTCCTCTATGGCGGGGCCGTCACGCTGGAGATCGATGCGTACCTGACCGACAGGATTATCCTCTCGCTGACGGGGCGTGAGCGTATCCTATGGGGCACTACAACGGGACATTTCCACGCGCAGTTCGGCCTGGGCGTGAAATTCATAATCCATTAAACTTGCAAGCGACATGAAAAAGATGAAAAAGATATTGGCCCTGGCGGTCTGGATCGCCGCCCTGGGTCTTTTATGCGCATCCTGCGACAACGGGCTGGATATACAGCAGGCGTACACGTTCTCTCTGGAAACGATGCCCGTTCAGAAGCGAATCTCCGTTGGTGAAACCGCTGAAATCCGCTGCACGCTCGTGCGGGAGGGGAGATATGACGGCGCGCGTTACACGATCCGCTATTTCCAGCCCGACGGGCGCGGTGAGTTGAGGATGGACGACGGTACGGTGTTCCTGCCCAACGACCGCTATCCGCTCGACCGTGAGGTGTTCCGCCTTTATTACACATCGCGCAGCGATGACCAGCAGGCCATCGACGTCTATGTCGAGGACAACACGGGTCAGGTCGTGAAGACCTCCTTCACGTTCCAGAGCGAGAACGGGACGGAGGAAACGGAACGATAACGGAATATGTCTAACCAAGAGAAGCGCCCGTCACCCGGGCGCTTTCCATAAATACTGAAAACCATGACAGAGCAAGAGAGAATAGATATAGCCTATCTCGATACGGGGGTGTACGAGAACCCGTGGCGTGAGAACCTTTTCGAGACGCTGCCCGAGGATCGGAAAACGGCGGAGGTCTGCCGTTTCGCCATCAAGAAATCGGCTTTCAACATCGAGTTCGTTCCCGAAGCGATGAAAACGCCGGAACTTTGTCTTGCCGCGGCCGGCCACCGGGGCGAAACACTGAAATTCGTCCCTGACCGTCTGAAGACACCGAAAATGTGCCGTGCCGCCGTCGATAGCAACAGCTACGCGCTGTATTACGTTCCGGAGGGGTTGAAGACCCCCGAACTGTGCATGGCGGCCGTGAAGCGCAACGGCCTGGTGCTGGCGGCCGTTCCCGGGGAATTGAGGACGCCGCAAATATGCCGTGCGGCGTTGAAAGCGGTGGACAGTGCCGATTACAAGATACTCCCTTACATTCCGTATCCCGATATATGCCTGGAAGGGCTGAAAAAATTCGGGATGTCGTTCGTGGACAAGTTCGAGATTTTCGCCTCCATTGCCCCGGAGGTCATGACCGGGGAACTGGCCCTTCACGGCGTGGGGATGGACGCGTCCTGCCTTTCGCTCGTGCCGGTGGAACTGCGCACGGAGGCAGTCTGCCTGCGTGCCGTCAGCGGGGACGGCATCCTGCTCCATGAAGTGCCGGAGGAATTACGCACGGAACGGGTCTGCGAGGCCGCCGTGTCCTCGAACTACCTGGCGCTGGAGTACGTTCCGAAGCATCTGAAAACCGACCGTCTGTGCGGGATGGCGCTGGAGCGCGATCCCCTGGCCATCCGCTTTTTCAACCCCGAACAGCTCACGCCGGAGGTCTGCAACCGGGCGTTGGCCCGTACCGACGACCTGCGTGTCCTCCGCTATATCCCCTTCGAGGAGATACACCTGAAAGTGTTGGGGTTCTATTGCACGAATTACGATAAGACCTTCGATTTTTTGGAGAACATGAACCCCTGGTTCCTCACGCCGAGGGTGGCCCGGGAAATTTTCGCCCTGGAGCCGGAGCTGTTCTACAACCTTCCCGATCACGCCAAGAACGAGGAGATGTGCCGCCGGGCCGTCGGGCACGACGGGAGCTACCTGCAATATGTCCCCGAGAAGTGGAAAACGCCGGAGTTGTGCATGGAGGCCATACGGCGCAGTCCCTATGCCATCGCCCACCTGCCCGAGAGCATGAAAAGCCCGGATCTATACATGAGCCTGGTGCGGGAGAACCCGCAAAACCTGAAAGGCGTCCCCCGCGAAGCCCGGACGCCGGAGATGAGCCGGGAGGCTTTCGAGCGTACCTACGGGAAGGACAAAACCGATTTCTCGGTTATCAGCGCGTTGAGCGACCCCGCCCTGGTCTTGCAGGTGTTCCGCGAGCAGGACGACCCGCAGCAGATACACCGGTTGATGAGTGTCCTGCACCTGAACCGCCGGCTTGTAACGGAGGAGGTGGCGTTGGAGGCCGTTCGCAAGGATGCGGGGGTGCTGTACGACATTCCCCAGACGGCCATCACGCCGCTCGTGGCCGATACGGCCGTGCGGGGCGACCCGAGGATGATCCAGTGGATTCCGAGGGAGCTTCGCACGTCGGATCTGTGCCTCTATGCCGAGGCCGCCCATCCCGAGTTGCGGGTTTACGTTCCCGACGAGATAGCAAAGGGACGTAATATCTATTCGTTCCACCGTCAGGTGGACGCGAAATTGCGGCAGCCGCTCGAATACGAACAATACAAGACCCTCTACTCGGGCGGCGCGGTGCGTGTGAACAACGTGTGGACGTCGGTTGCGGGTGAGATTGACTGCTGCGAGGTGCGTTACGACCGTAAGACGGAGAAACTCAAACTGCGGATCGTCGAACCGCCCAGGGAGAAGAAGGCGCAGCCGAAGGTCGCGCCCCGCAAACCCGCCCGGGGGCCGAAATTGTAGGACGGCGGGTAGTTCTTTGGCAGGAAGGTTGTTAAAAATCGCACGTGTTGTCGCCGATACCCGGATGAAATCGTTATATTTGCAATCGAATCCTCCGGCGGCGTGCCGCCGGGCGATTTACATACGGAAGGAACACATTATGGTGGGGCATTGAAAACAGCCAAATTTTAATCCGCTCGCAAAATAATGGGTAGTTCTCTTCTTCATCGTCGTGTCTATATGCGTCAAGCGTATGCGATAGCGGCGTGGGGAGAAATTATCTATCGAGTGGATGGGTGCTTGGCTGTACCTCAATGCCGGTATTTAACGTATTCTCACGCCTTTTTCGTATGGTATTTGTCTGAACCTAAAGAAAAGCGATATGGAAACGAAATCGACAAATGAGGTAAAGGGTGATTACGACCGGGTATCGGCGAGTGAATGCCTGGGGTCGCTAATCGAGTTGCACGGGATTGTTATGGAAGACGATCTGTTCGTCATTCCCGATGCGGATGGCACGGCAGTATTATACAATGACGGGAAGATACGTTTTGACGAGATCGCCGACATCGAGGTCGGCTCGGTGTTCGTGGGCATCCTGCTCCGCAACGGCTATCTGTTCTACCTTTCCCGTACCGAACCGCTCAAGACGTGCATATACACGCATGGCGGGTGGGGTTCAATCTCTGAAATTTCTCCCCGTGGCATAGCCGGACATATCGGGCGTGAACTGCACGGGAAGCTGGGCGACCATACGGCGGTCGATTGACGGGAAACAAAAAAATCGGACGGTTGTTATCGTCCGATTTTTTTCGCGTCGTATTTTCACGGCCGTTGCCTGCCGTGTTCCCGTTTCCGCCTTTGCAGGGCGAGCAGTTGCCGCAACATGTAGGCATGGTTTTCCCCCACGGTATGCCCCGAGGGCATCAGGTAAGGACTTGCGAGGCACTCCCGGCATTGGCGTACCGCCTCTTTTAAGTCGGTAACGGTTATTTCCGCTCCCGTGATGTCTTTAATCTTTGTTTCCATTCTTGTCCTGTTTTTTTGGTTCGTACCAACTGTCCCGGTAATTTTCTCCCACGAGCGAGAAAATTCCGCTCATGCCGCTTTCAGCGGCGAAATTTTTGGCTTCCCATATACCGGAAAACTCTCCCAGCAGCCGGTAGCCGATGAATAATTTGTACTTGCGCATGATTTTATCGTTTTTCCAGGTTGATAATCGGTGTGTTCTTTTGCAGCCATTCCTTCACGCTGTCCATGTTGTATTCGGATGTGATAACCGCCGTTCGGTCGTCGATTTCGGTGAAGCGCGTAGTTTCATACCCGTCGATCCACTGCTTCAGCGTGGCAACGCCCCACACCTGCGGGTCGTCGAACATGGTGTCGAGCCGCCCGATACCCTCGCCGAAGGTTACGAGCAGCGTTTCATAGGAGATTTCCTTGTTTACTTCATTCGTTTTCATATTCTCGCTTTTTACGGGCGGCTTTTGCCGCCCCGAAATTTTTTAATCAGATAAGTTCCACTTTAACCCTGCTCATGTTCGCCCAGAACACGCCGTTGCAGTAGTAGGCGTAGCCGTTATGCCAGTTGCTCCTGCGGCGTATCACGTCCTGCTCGGGTGGTCGTATCTCGATACTCGTGGTGTAGATGTTGTGTCCCACGGTAATGACGAGGTTGCACCTTCGCCATATCTCGGAATGGGTTCTGAACCCGTTTTTCCCCTCGACGAGCGCAAGGGCCGTCTTGACTGCTTCCCGAACTTCCCAATCCCACTCCCCGAAGGGTTTGAGCGGGCGTGCCATGTAGCTTTTATAGATGATTTTCATTGTTATATTTTTTTTGTAGGGCGGCTTTCGCCGCCCCGATTTTATAATTCGACAATCCTTTCCACTCTGCCGTACAACATGGAGCGTATGCTCGTCTTGTCCACGCCCTTGTATTCCGTGTAATGCCCGTACTGCTTTACCACGAATGTTTTCAGTACATCGACAAAGTTGAAACGATACCCTAAAAGCGGAATGGAGTCCTTGAAATAGGTGTTATGGTTTACCTCACGGGTAATCCAGTCTTTCTCCTCACGGGTGAGCGTTCCCCCGTCATTGAGCCGTTTGCGTAATATGTACGCTTTTGAGCCTGCAAGGCTTTCGAGTGCGGGAACGTCCCACGACACGAATTTATATGCTATTTGGTTCATTCTATTTTGTTTTTGCGGGCGGCTTTCGCCGCCCCGATTTTTATGCTGTCATTCGTTTCCGTATAAGGGACATGTTCCCCTTCATCAGTTTCAGTATTTGCCCGTGGTATGGGGTATTCTTGTTACACACGCCACGGCTCTGCACGACCTCCATGCGTTTTAGGGACACCTCTATCGTTTCGATACGTTTGCCGTCGATTGTAGCCGAGAGTATGAGCGAGTCGGCTTTCAGATAGTATTCGTTGGTAAACACGCAGTGGTGCATGGCCTCGCCCTCCTGCCGTATGGCTTCAACGCTGTCCAATACCTTGATGCGGATTTCCCCGTCGGAAAACTCCACTCCGAAAAACCGTCCTTTGGCTTTGACAAACGAGGCTTCCTGTTCCAACGCCTTGCGCCGTTCCTCCTGCCGCCGTTCCATTTGCATGTGCCGCCGTTTTTTAGCCATGTAGAGGTCATGCGCTGCGGGCAGGTCTGCGGGACACACGAAATGGGCGTTATGCAGGTCTTTCCCGAAAAATCGCAGCAGGTCGATGTAGTCGCACCATTCCGTCGGTTTCCCGATAGCGTACCCGTTACGGATGGCGATACGGATGGCCGGCCAATAGTCTGCGATATTGCGGGAGGAACGGGCGAAAAATCGCACGAGTGCCGTTTGTCCCGCTTTAAGCAGCGTTTCGGCCTTGTTCTCCGAGAGCAGCAGGTGGATAAGGTCGAAAGGGGTTACATCGGGGAGTTGTTTGCCGTAACCGCTTCGGCGCAGTTCGGGGATAAGCCGTTGCCGGGGATAGATGCGTGTGGGCGTGATGTTGTATTTCCCGTCGTTCTCCGCCCGCAGTTCCAATGCGCTCGACCAACTCCACCCGTGAACGAAGAAGCCCATCGGGCGCAGCCGTGCGAAGGTTGCGGAGCGTCCGTCGGGGGCAATCCACCGCTGTACGGCTTCGATATGGGTGTAAACGGGCGTCTGTCCCACTTTCGCCCAACACTCGATATAGACGAAGCGCAGGACTTGAAAACCCTTGCAGCGGGTTACGATGCACAAATACTCGTAATCGTTGAACTTGCGGCGCAGGGTGGTTTCCACTTTCAGCGTGGTGTGGCAGTGCGGACACTCGCACCCTAACAGATTGTCCGTGAGTTCTCCGTTTTCGCTCTGCCACGTGTGGCCGCACTCGGTGCAGGTGATAAGTCCTTTCGGCGTGCGGCGTCCGATATGCTCGATGCAGTTCTTGTACCCCCATTCGATTTGTGCGGGGGTAAGCGGCGGCAGGTGTTTGCTTGCCGCCACGACGTTCTGTTGGAATTTTGTTCTCGGTTTCATAACTAAAATAGACTGGGCATTAGTTTGTTATCTTCGATTTTCTTGGGTTTGGACTTGGCTTTCGCCAACTTGGCGTAGGCTTCGCTCTCGGCCTTCCGTATGGCGTTCCGCCGTGCCTCGGCTTTTTCCTCCTCGGTCAGTTCGACGGTGTGATTGACCACTACCTTGCAACTGACGGGTTTGCCGATGTCGATGTCCTCCTCGTCGTAATAGTGGTTATCAAAACTTGTGATAACCACTATTATCCCAATTAGTGACTTATCACAAGTTGATATTTTCGTTGAAGTATAAAATATTAAAAAAGAATACTTTACAA